TTATAAAAAAATTACAATTTTTTCCTTGACAAGATTCTAAAATACTGTTATATTAATAATACTAAACACTCTAAACACTCTAAACACTCTAAACACTCTAAACACTCTAAACACTCTAATACTTAGGAAATTTAATGAGTTCCTGGAAGCGTAAAAAAAATTATAATGGTAAAAATAAAAATTATAGTATTAGTAATAAATTAAAAAAAGAAAGAAGATCTAATGAAGAATTTGAAATCATGCTCGGCAATTTAACGTTAGAAGAAGCAATTGCTTTAAAATTAGAGCTATCAACAAGATCAATTTCAAATCGTATGTACGGAATTCCAATATGGAATTCTTTAAATAATATTGTCCAAGACGCGATATTTAAATATGCCTTTTCTGCAACTAGAACGCAGGCAGAGGCAATGCGTTTCCTTGGTCTAAAAGAACAGTCTTTTCATATATTGAGAAAAAAATACGGGATAGATGATTATTTCATTGAGAAAGAGGAAGAAGATATCTTGCCAGGAAGTTAATAGTTATAAAAAAATAGGTTTATTGTCTCTAACGAACCTTGGGGAATAAAGGAGGATTTTTTAATAATGTATGATTTTTTACCTATTTTCCCCGAATTATGGGGGGGCTAGGATGCCAGCTATCCGAGTTAACTGGCACTTCCTGTATCTTTTTTAATAAAATGCTGCACAACGACATGAAAGAAATATTAGACATAAAAGAAATAATTGACTTAGCATATTCAGAATTTCAACCTCTGGTATCATTAGATGCTGATGTTAAAATAAAATGTAGTTCAGATAGTGGCGGAAAAATATTAGATATAAGTGTCACTAAGCGCTCCTATGCAAAGATCTTGAGAAAAGAGATTCCCCACACATACAATGGAATAAGAACGGTGGTTATTTATAATATATTGGAATAATTGAAAAAGTGAAAAGACTGATAATATCAGATACCCATATAGGATCAAAATTTTATAAAGAAAGTGAACTTTTAGAATTTATAAAGACCACCGACTATGATCAACTGATATTAAATGGGGATATAATTGAATTCCTTAAGATTCCAGTTTTCACTGAAAAGGCTTTGGATATAGCAAGGAGTATAGATTACGGGAAAGAAATAATTTATATTGTTGGAAATCACGATAGGGCCATTTCTAAATTTATAGGAAAAAGATTATTTGGAATTGAATTTATGGAAACCTATGAATTCTATGAAAGCGGCCGCCATTTCAGGATTGAACATGGGGATAAATATGAAAAAGGTATTGTCCATTATAGGACATTGATGAAAATAATATCAGTATTTCAGGATATTTTAGAAAGGTTCACTGGATGGGACGCCACAGCTTGGTTTAATAATTTAAAAATTAATAGACGAAAAGTTAAAAGGTTGTGGGAAATAATGAATTTAAATAATGATGTAGATGTATTAATAGTCGGACATACTCATGTCCCGGAAGTTTTAATATGGATAGATGAGAACGAAGATATTAAAACTTACGTTAATACTGGAGACTGGGTGTCTCACGCAACATATGTGGAAATAAATGATGGGGTCGTAAGACTAAGAAATTTTTTAAAAAAATAAAAAATAAAAAAATATCATATAATTATATTGGTGATAGGAGAAAGTGTGTTGATTGAGCTGATTTTATTTATTGTTGGATTTCTTTTTACATCTTTGATGTTTTATTTAAATCACAGATTCGTTGGCCATGGCGCCCTTGGTAAATGGCCGCTCCTACACCACATCAAAAGACTTCATATGACTCACCACAGGAATGATTATAATGAAAAAAGAAATAATCACTTATTATTGCCAATGTGGGCAAGACTATTATTTGGACTCGTATTCTTGCTGATATCCTTAGTCTCAATTCCTTTCGCGGTCGGATATATCTCTTATGCATTTTATTATGAGTGGTTACACCACAGAATGCACAATGACAACCAGGATAATCCCTGTTCTTATCATCATTATATACATCACAGAAAATCTGCAAGGCATAACTTTTCAGGTACAATGCCAGTCATTGATAAAATTTTTGGAACTTATTATAAAAAAGACTTGACAACGGATTGAGGTCGTGATATATTAATAATATAACTCGGGCCCATAGCTCAGTTGGTCAGAGCACCCGGCTCATACCCGGATTGTCCCAGGTTCGAGTCCTGGTGGGCCCACCATTAACAAAGGAGAAAAAAATGAAACGACGCGATGGCCATAAATATACTCGCGAAATGAGGAGGGAGGAGGCCGAAAAGAGACAACTAGCTAGGGAGAATTTAACAAGCCAGCAACAGTTAGACGTGCTTGATTTCCGCCTCGGTAAAGATACTGGCGCCATAAAAGAAAGAACTAGGCTTTTGAAAAAAATGGCAGAGGAAACACAAAAAACTAGGAGAAAAAAATAATGTCAAAACTTCAAAAACTTAGAAATTCAAATTTAGATCCCGATTCAACTGCTAGACTCAAATTTAAAGAAAGGGTGGATGTAAATCATTCAACTGATTATTTTGAACAAAATGCAGTTAAAAAAACAAATATTACAGCATTTTTAACAGACATGATCTTAAATCCACTACTCGGAAATAATCAGGTGTTGGCGGAGATGAGAGAAAATGGGATGCTGGAGGACTATAAAAGGGGTTCATTTGATTTTGAAAATTTTGTACAAGACGTCGTGGACGAAAATTGGCAAGACTATGAATGGGTCGAGGCCTTAACAGAGCGACATGATTATAAAAGAGGCACCACGACAGTATCAACAACTGTGGAAACAACTGTCGCCGCAATTTCAGAACTTGCAGATTTTGAATTAGTTGGGTGGACTGTTGAGGTTGATCATCCTATGGGAATCTTGGAAATTGAAGATTATTGATAATATGAGCCTCCGTAGCTCAACGGATAGAGCATCGGCCTTCTAAGCCGAGGGTTACACGTTCGAATCGTGTCGGAGGTGCACCCATACAAAAAGGAAGAGAAAATGATTAAAGATGTATATTGGGCAGCAATTCCAACACCAGTTGATGGTACGGATTACGAAAATGCCAAACCAGAAGATAATAGTAAAATAGAGACGAAAAATAATAGAATTTATTTTTATACGGAAGTGACAAGGGGAAAGAATCTAACACTCAATATGAAATTGAGAGATATAGCTAACGATGCTCTTGCACGCAGCACGGTCCTTAATACTGATCCTGGAAAAATTTATCTTCATATTAATTCATATGGGGGTTCTGTATTCGCGGGATTTTCTTCTGTTGATTATATTATCGGATCAAAAGTTCCTGTGGTTTCCGTTATTGATGGTTGCGCTGCTTCTGCCGCGACCATTATGAGTGTGGTTGCAGATCATAGACAAATTAATAAGCATGCTTATATGTTGATTCATCAATTGTCATCAGGTATGTGGGGAAAATACCAAGATATGAAGGATGATATGGAAAATAGTGATAGGCTTATGAAAATGATTATAGATATCTATGAAGAGCACACAAAAATTCCAAAAAAAGAATTAAATAAAATTCTAAAGCACGATTTGTGGTGGGATGCCGAGACATGCTTGAAGTATGGATTGGTAGATGAAATTATTTAGAAAATTAATAAAATCATATTTTGTATTTGGCTTTGGTATGATGGCGGGTGCAATAATAGCATCTGTTGTTTCGTGGTCAGTTATGACTATTGCTTATGGAAATCCAGATCTTGAAAAAACATTGAAAATAAGGGAGTGTCTACTTGAAAAAGGATATAGCGATAATGAATAGGGCGCCATATGACACAGTTATGATATCTGGCGGCTTTGATCCCATTCATGTCGGCCATATAAGACTCATTCGAAAGGCCTCTGAATATGGAAATGTAATAGTTGCTATGAATTCGGATGAATGGCTGTTCCGTAGGAGGGGGTTTAATTCTATTGGATTTATAGAAAGAAAAGAATTTTTAATGGCGATTAAAGGTGTTGTAGATGTCGTATCAGTTGATGATAGGGACGATACCGTTTGTTCAGCTCTTATAGAACATCGTCCAACATATTTTGCTAACGGCGGAAATAGAAACGAAAAAAATACACCAGAAAAATTGACCTGTGAAGAATTGGGAATTGTTATGTTATGGGATATTGGATAATTAGAAATGATTAGAAAGTTTATTTATAAGGCCACAAAGAGATCTATTTTCGTAGGGTGGTGGTCTGCAGTCGCTGCAGCAATTTTAATTTATTTTTTCTATCACGGGGTTTTTCCTGAAAATGAAACATAGTTAGTATAATGAGTTGGTTTCTCTACATCGTTACTAATGATTTTATAGACGATAATGGGAAAACTGTATACTCCGGAGAAGCGGGTGTGGGGATGTGCTCCATGTTACCTGGAATAATGGAGGCTCCATATGGGATGATGTACGTTGTTCCGGAATCGTATATACGACAATATTTAAGAGAAAAAAATCACCCCAGCAGTAGACATCCTTCGGCAAATACCATCAGAAAGGCAATAGAAGATTATTATAATAAAGAGAACGTAATAGAAATTAAATCAGATGATGAAAATTTCTTTTTAGATTAATAAATAGAGAATTATTTTGATTGTTAAAAAGGGTACTCCCTGCTATATTTCGAAAAATAATAAAAAAGGAAAAATTCATCCAATATTAGATGAATATGGGGTATCTTTTTTTTCCCATGATCAAGAAGTTGAAATAAAAAAAACTTGGAAATGTAGTGACAAGGGCTTAATAGCTGTTTTAACCGCCGCAAATTGTATTGAACATCTAGTTGCTGGTGAAGATATAAAAACAATAGTGTGGATTGAAAAGAGTCGTTTATAAAGAAGTCACCTTTATGGTGGCTTTCTTGTTTTGGTAAACTAGTTATAATTACATGACGAATAAGATCTATATTATAGATACAAGTGTATGCTTAACAGATTCAACTTGTATATATCACTATGAAAATAATGATATAGTAATTCCAATGAAGGTATTGGAAGAAATAGATAATCATAAAAAAAGACAAGATGCAGTTGGCGCCAATGCTAGAAATATCATTAGGGAATTTGATAATTTAAGAGAGGCGGGGAGTCTCCAAGACGGCGTGTCTTTGGGAAAAAATAGGGGAATACTTAAGGTCGTTAGGGTAGATATGGAAGACTTCCCTTCAGATTTCACAAAAAATGACCCGGATCATACAATTATGACCGTAGCTCTTGGTATAAAAAAGAGATCTGACAAGAAAGTTATTCTTGTCTCAAGAGATATCAATATGAGGGTTATGACAGATTCTTTGGGCCTTCATTCAGAGGGCTATACGGAAGATAAAATAATAAAATTTCAGGAAGATTTATATACTGGATTTAAAACTGTTTTTGTTGGAGATGACGAAATAGATTTTATTTATGAAAAAAATAAAATCCATGCCGCGCAAGAAGAGTTAGAAGAAAATAATTTTCAAAATAATGATTCGGTAATGTTAAAATCGTCGTCTGATATTAAGAAAGCTGCTCTTTGTCGATATAGAAACGGTACCTACTCTCGTATTAAAAATTATGATAAAAGGGGGGTGTGGGGAGTAAAGCCAAGAAATAAAGAGCAAGCATTTGCTTTGGATTTATTAATGGATCCCAAAATTTCGCTAACAACCATTGTCGGAAAAGCTGGTAGTGGAAAAACTATGTTGGCAATAGCAGCAGGCGTTGCTCAAACGATAAAAGATCCCTTTTCTAAAACAAATCCAATATATAATAAAATAATTGTGTCCCGCCCCGTGCAGCCTGTTGGGAAAGACATTGGGTTTTTACCTGGAACTATGGAGGAGAAAATGCATCCATGGCTTATGCCAATCCAGGACAATTTACAAAATATATTGGGAAATGATAAGGCAACTTTAGAAGAATATATGAGTCTTGGAATAATAGAGATAGAAGCCCTAACTTATATCCGTGGGAGATCTATCTCAAATGCATATATTATAATAGATGAGGCTCAAAATTTATCGCTTCATGAAATAAAAACTATCTTGACAAGAGTTGGCGAAAATACCAAAATTGTTCTGACGGGGGATATAGAACAAATAGATAATATTTATGTTGATGAAACTTCTAACGGATTGGTACACGCAGTTGAAAATTTTAAAGAATATGATATTTCTGGGCACATAACTTTACAAAAAGGCGAGAGATCTCGCCTAGCCACAATAGCATCAAAAATATTATAATTTTTTTCTTGACAAACTCAATAATAAAGGTTATAATACTATAATAGAGGAGTGAGATTTATAAATGTCTAGTGAAGGAAATTTAAAAAAAATTATTGTCACCGATGGTGCGTTGAAGGAATTACTAATAAATTATGTTGGAGAAAAACTCCAGCCAGAAAATCGGGAGGTAACTATGGAAATGGTAATCGATGTTTTGGCGTCTGAATTCCCCGAGTTATTTATAACGGTTGCAGAAGAAAATTATATAAGAGGTTATGAGAGGGGTTTAAATGACTCCAACGTTTCATATGCCACCATAAAATATCCTTCGGATAATAAGCGTAGCGAATAATGTATAAACTTGACTATTTAAAGATGTCGACATTTAATGCTCAACAACAGCAAAAAGAATTTATTATGAGTGAATCAGTACAAGTTTATATAAAAGATAAATTGGAAAATGGAATTGATATACGAGACATTTTGGATATAATAAATACTTCAATTCCGCCCCATCTAACTAAAGAAATAGATTCCATATATGTTGGAATGTTTGAAGAATTTAATAAAATGGAAACGAATGCGGCGTACAAAGACGGCGCTATATATGTTAGTAACAAACAAGATGATGAGCAAGATTTAATTGATGATATTATTCATGAGATTGCACACTCTTTGGAGATACCTCACGGTTATTTAATATACGGGGATGGAAAAATAGAAAGAGAATTTTTACAAAAAAGAAAAAAGTTATATAATATATTAAAAGAAGAAAATTTAAATCCTGATGGTGATTTAATGATGGATCCGGAATATTCATTAGAGCTTGATAATTTTTTATATAAAATAGTTGGATATGATAGACTGAATTTTATTTGTGCTTCATATAATCTCTTTACATCCGCGTACTGTGCAACATCATTAAGAGAATATTTCGCAAATGGTTTCGAATATTATTTTTTAGACGATAGAAAATATTTAGAAAATATATGCCCAGAACTTTATAAAAAAATACAGGAGTTACATGAAAATGGAAGTTAAAATTAAAAAAGAAAGCAATAAAATAGTTTGCGAAATTTCCGTACTTGAATATAGACACAGGAATTGTAAAAAGAGGATATATTTAAGTGAAAGAATAGTTAAAGAAAAATTAATTAACGATTATAAATTAAATGTGGGAGAATGCTTAAAAACTGGCCAAATAGATAATTTTAGAGGATCATGTAGTGATATTTGGATTTTTGAGGATGCCGACCAAATTAAGCCGAAATTGAGGCCCAAGACGCGCACAACAAGGAAAACTTCTAAAAATACACCAAGAAAGGCAAAAAAAACCGAAAAACAACTTGACAAATCTCCTGAAGATGTTATAATAGTAAAAGAGAAAAAAGAATCTCCCATCTTACCCGAGACAAAATCTGTCACTGAGGAATAATTGCCACACATTTCGTTTTCGGAATTGAAAAATTGGAATTTCTGCCCGTTCTACCATAAATTGACTTACATCGATAAGCTCAAGGGTTTCCGGGGAAATGAATATACTGCGTTTGGAACGGCCATCCACGATGTCGCCGAAAGGAAATTGCTTCATGAAACATTTGAGCCGCAAGAATACTTTGTCGAGAGATTCGAACAGTGTCTTGCAGAGCTTGACGATGACATAAAATTCCGGGAAGATCCCGAAAAAATGGCCGTACAAGCAATGGGAATACTTCCAGAAATTATGCCTGCAATGGCAGAATATTTTTCCGATGGCTATGTGGTCATCTCAACAGAAGAACAGTTGATGGTTCCAATCGATGATGAGGATTATAGCTTTAAGGGATATATTGATGCAGTCGTAAAAACACCCGATGGCAAATATCATATTATTGATTGGAAATCTTGCTCATGGGGTTGGGATATGAGACGGCGCTCCGATCCAATGGTCACATACCAATTAACTTTATACAAGGTCTTTTTTGCCAAGCAGCATGGTATTGATTTGAAAGATATTGAAACTCACTTCGCATTATTGAAGAGAACAGCGAAGAAGGATAGGGTAGAGATTTTTAGAGTTACGAGCGGAAATAAAAAAATGGAGAACGCCACCAATCTCTTAAAGAAGGCGCTTTTCAATATTAAGAAAAAGAATTATATTAAGGACAAGCGGTCATGCACAAAATGCGAATTTTGTAGATCACCGGAATGTCCATAGAGGTTAAAGATGACAGAAAAAAAGAAGGTTTTGGTGATTGCTGATCACCCTCTGGCCCCATCGGGAGTCGGCACACAGACAAGGTATGTTATTGAAACGCTGTTAAAAACTGGCAGATATAAATTTATTTGTTTGGGTGGAGCAGTTAAACATAAGGATTATAATCCACAAAAAATAGAGGGGTGGGAAGACGATTGGATTGTTTATCCAGTAAAGGGTTATGGTACGCAGGAAATGGTTAGATCGGCTATTTTTAACGAAAAGCCAGATATTCTTTGGTTTATGACAGATCCCAGATTTTATGAATGGTTATGGGTATTGGAAAATGAAATTAGAGTACATGTTCCAATGATTTATTATCATGTGTGGGATAATTATCCATATCCAAATTATAATAAAAAGTTTTATGATTCAACAGATATCATCGCCTCTATTTCAAAAGTAACATATGATATTGTCAATAATGTTGCTCCAGATGTTGAAAATCATTATATTCCACACGCAGTAGATATGAATATTTTTTCTCCAATGTCGGATGAGGAGATCAGAGAAACGAGAAGTAAACAATTTGGGGAAGATAAAAATAGAGTTACCTTCTTTTGGAACAATAGGAACGCGCGAAGAAAAATGAGCGGATCCCTAGTTACTTGGTTTAATGAATTCGCAGAGGAAGTGGGCCCAGAAAATGTAAGATTGATAATGCATACCGACCCCAATGATCCAAATGGACAAGACCTAAATGTTTTAATATCAAATTTAAATGCAGACGACGGCCGGATTCTTTTATCGAACAAAAAAGTTCATCCATCTGTTTTGGCAACAATGTATAATATGTCTGATTGCACCATTAATATATCAGATGCTGAGGGTTTCGGGTTGGCAACTCTGGAATCACTAGCATGCCAGACTCCTATTATTGTTAATATGACGGGCGGATTGCAAGAACAAGTTACGGATGGAGAAGAGTGGTTTGGAATAGGTCTCACGCCGGCCTCAAAGGCCATCATAGGCTCTCAGCAGGTTCCATACATCTACGAAGACAGGGTTTCCAAAGAGGATTTTATACAGGCTCTGAGAGACATTTTTTTGATGTCTCACAATGAGAGAAAAATTCTTGGAATAAGGGGCCGTCAGCATGTTGTTAAAAATTATAATTTTGAGACTTATAAGAAAAATTGGATTAATTTGATGGACTCTATCATAGAAAACCATGGATCCTGGGAAACAAGAAAGGGATATAAACCTTGGGAAATTAGGGAGATTGTATGAGACAGAGGATTTTAATAACAGGGCCAGTTTTATCACAATCTGGATATGGGGAGCAGGCACGGTTCGCGTTGCGAGCACTGAGAACTAGGGAGGATATTTTTGATATTTATATTGTCCCTACAAAATGGGGACAAACCGGATGGGTAAGTCTTGCGAACGAAGAAAGAACTTGGATAGATCAAAAAATAGCTCAGACACATGCCTTCAATCAGATGAAGGGTAAATATGATATTTCTTTACAAATTACAATTCCAAATGAGTGGAAACGTCTGGCGCCAATTAATATAGGATATACCGCCGGCATAGAAACGACAAAAGTTGCACCAGTTTGGATCCAAAAAGCAAACGAAATGGATAAAATAATTGTTGTTTCAAATCACTCTAAAGAAGTATTTCAGAATACTTCATATCAGGGGAGGCATAAAGATACAGGACAATTTATTAATTTGATTACTCAAACGCCAGTTGAGGCAGTCGGCTATCCGGTAAGAAATTTTAAGAAGAAATCAGTTAATTTAAAATTAGAATATGATTTCAATTATCTCGCAATATCACAATGGGGCCCAAGAAAAAATTTTAATAATCTGATTAATTGGTTTATCGAAGAAAATTTTGATCAAGAAGTCGGTCTAGTGTTAAAAACTTCAATTAAAAATAATAGTATTATTGATAGGGAACATACAGAAAAAAAATTAAGAAATATTCTTGCAAAACATGGAGAAAGAAAATGTAAGGTATATCTTCTGCACGGAGATTTAACGGAAGAAGAGATGACGGGGCTATATCAATGCTCAAAAATCAAATGCCTTATTTCAACAACCCACGGTGAAGGATTTGGTTTGCCACTTTTCGAAGCGGCCTATAATGGATTACCTGTCGCAGTTCCTGGTTGGTCTGGCCATTGTGATTTTCTCTATATGCCAGATGCAAGAAGAAAAAACGGAAAGAAAAAGCCAATGTTTGCATCTATTGAATATGAGCTTCAAAATGTTCAGCCAGAGGCAGTCTGGAATGGGGTGATTCAGGCGGATTCACAATGGGCATTTCCAAGGGAGGCTTCTTTTAAACGAAGACTCCGAGAGATGCGCAGTGAATATTCTCGGTTCAAGAGAAATGCTAAAAAGCTCCAAAAGTATCTCGTGGGAACCTTTACAGAAGAGACAATGTATAGCCGGTTTTGCGAAAATGTCTATTCGGACTCAGATGACGGAGTAGATATGGAAGGTTGGTTGAGTGAATTGCAGGAAGATATAAGAGAAGTTGAATGAATTTTGTTTTTGTAGCAGACTATTTTTCTGATGAAATTTTGGGCGGAGGAGAGTTGAATAATGAAGAATTTATCTCTCTTTTGTCTACTTTGTCAACTGTTAAAAAAATCAAAAGCAGAGATTTAACAGAAGAATATCTTGAAAAAAATAACAAAAAGAATTATATAATATCAAATTTTATGCACTTATCTGAAGAAATAAAAAAAAGATTAACAAAAATGAGATATGTTATTTATGAGCACGATCATAAATATTTAAAATCTCGAAATCCGGCTCTATATGAGGACTATATCGCGCCAAAAGAAGAAATAGTAAATTATAATTTTTATAAGAGCGCTATTGCAATTTTTTGTCAATCTAAATTTCATTCTGAAATAGTGAAAAAAAATTTAGGATTGGATAATATTATAAATTTGGGTGGTAATTTATGGTCTGACGAGTCTTTGGCGCTAATGAAGAAAAATTGTCAAAAGCAAAAAGCTAGAAAATATTCTATCATGTACTCAAGCATTGAACATAAAAATACTCGCGATGCGGTGGTCTATTGTGAATATAATAAAATTCAATATGAATTAATACCACCATCGCCATATAATAAATTTTTAGATAATTTGAGTAATAATTTTAAATTGATCTTTCTTCCAAAAACTCCAGAAACCTTATCAAGAATTGTTGTCGAGGCCCGAATGATGAATATGGGGGTGGTGACAAATTCTAGAGTTGGAGCCTCCAGTGAGCCTTGGTTTGAGAAGAAGGGCGAAGAATTGATTGATATCATGACGAACAAGAGGATAGAGATTTTGGAAAAAGTAGCGGGGGTATTTCAATGACAGACAATCATTTCAAAATTATTATTCCGCTATACAATGTTGAAAAGTGGATTAAAATTTGTTTAAGATCTGTAAAGGCCCAAACGTATAGAAATTTCCAGTGTATTGTTCTAGATGATCTCTCCACGGACTCCAGTGTAGAAGTTATCAGGAAGGAAATCGAGGGTGACGAAAGGTTTAAGCTAATTGTGAATACTGAAAAGGCCCTAGCTCTAAAAAATATTTATGATGGGATTAATATCTCAAATCCGAAAGCAGAAGACATCATTTTAACTCTCGATGGCGACGATTGGCTGGCATCCAGGGATGTCTTGGAAAAGGTAAATAATATCTACAATTCTTCAAAATGTTGGATCACTTATGGGAGTTATGCGGAATATCCAAATAATAGACGCGGGAAATTCGCAAAACAAATTCCTAAAAATATTATAGAAACCAATTCATTCAGATCTTTTGAGTGGTGCTCTTCGCACCTTAGAACATTCAAATATCATCTTTGGGAAAGGATCAAAAAAGAAGATCTTTTAGATGGGGATGGAAATTTTTATAAGATGACTTGGGATCTTGCGTTTATGTTTCCGATGTTGGAGATGGCCGGAAATAGAAGCAGATATATAAAGGATATTCTTTATGTTTATAATGTAGACAATCCCTTAAATGATCACAAGATTGATAATTCTTATCAGGTTTCGCTTGAGAGAGAGATAAGGGGCAAGGAGAAATATGAGGTGTTGAATGATTAGTTATAAAAATAAATTTATCTTTATACATACTCCCAAGACAGCGGGCACTTCTATAATGAAGGCATTGAATAATTGCAATATAATTGGTGAAGGTCATCACACCTTACAAGAAATAATTCGATTAAACAATCTTCGTTCTTGTGATTTAAAAAATTTTTTTAAGTTCTCGGTTGTACGAAACCCGTGGTCACTAGCTGTATCAAATTATCACTATAGTAAAGCACACAAATCTTATTGGCACTCTAGAGATGGTTCAACTAAATACGGCCAACATCCGGATTATGATTTTGCAAAAAACAGTAATTTTGATTCATACATTGATGCCTTAATACAGGGAAAACTAAAGCACAAGTACTCTATGATTCAACAGGTGCACTGGATTGATGAAAGGTTGGATTTTGTGCTTCGTTATGAAAATTTGGAGGAAGATTTTAAAAAAGTTTGTCAACATTTGTCACTAACAGATATTAATTTGCCGAGAATTAATTCTTCCAAACATGATCATTATTCTCTCTATTATAGTGATTTTTCCAAAAACGCTGTTAAATCATACTTTTTAAAAGATATTGAAAAATTTGGATATAAATTTGAGCAAAAGTAAAAACATCAAAGTATCTTTTATGTGTAATTGGGGACAGACTCCTTTAGAGCTGCATAATAAATATAAGTTATTTACTCCTTTTCGACGAGGCTTGTGGGAAAATTTGGAGTCGACACCTTCAATTTCTGACTCCGACGTGGTTTTCCTGATGGAGAGTCCTGGCTCACAAAGCCAAGAAGTGATAAGGGCTTTAAAAAACAAAAGATTATTTGTGATCCGACACGAACCCCCCACAATAATTCCCTCAAGCCGACTGGGATTAAATGCCGTCCCGGCGGAATTAAGAGAACAAACAACATTAATTGATTATGAAACTCAGCCGATTTGGTTTTTTTCAAAATGGGAGTTAGCATATTCTCACACGCCCGAAGAGTTGATGAATTTTCAATATCCCTCTAAGGATGCGACGTTATCCTGTTTAGTTAGCAACAAGACCATGGTTTCTGGCCACATTAAGAGGTTGAAATTTGTCCAAAAAATAATAAATACCGACCCAAATTTGCTGACTTTGTTCGGGAGAAATAAAATCCCTTACAGAAAACATATGGGCGCCCTACCCGCCGAAAAAAAATATAAGGCATACGAGAGATTTCATTACACGCTGTGTTTTGAAAATAGTCAGGTTAATAATTATTTTAGTGATAAAATTTTTGATTCTCTTTTGATGTGGAGTATGCCGATATATTGGGGCGCCCCAAACCTCGGAGATTATATTCCCCAAGAAAGTTTCCACACTCTCGGATGCGACTTGGGAGAAGCGGACATACACAAAGTAATTGAAATTTGTAAGACAAGGCCCACGAAAGAAAATATTGAAGCCATCAGAGAGGCAAGACACCTTATAATGAACAAATATTCTCTGTGGCCAAGTTTGAAATATATTTTAGACAAAAATTGAGGATAAATAAATGCAAAGAAGAAGGCAATTATTAAAAAGACTCCCCAAGAACGGTGTGGGTTGTGAGATAGGGACTTGGGAGGGCGACTTCGCCGCCCATCTTTTACGCGAGCTAGAGCCTGAAACACTTTATTTGATCGACCCCTGGACATTTCAGCCAGAATACCCCGATAGGTGGTACGGCGGTACAATCGCCAAAAATAAAGAAGAAATGGATTTAAGATTCCATAGGGTAAAGGGCATGTTCGCGAACAACGAACAAGTAAAAATTCACAGGGGAACAATAGATACATTTATAAATAATAACATTATAAATGATCGGAAGCTAGATTGGGTGTATATTGACGGAAATCATAGCTATGAATTTGTCTTGAATGATCTGAGAATGGTATATAAAATTATGAAATCAGACGGACTTATTACTGGCGACGATTTGCATTCAGACGGGGTTCGAAAGGCAGTTTTGGATTTTATTGCCGAGGCCGGAAATAATATTAGAAATTATGAGATAGTCGATAGAAATCAATTTATTATTTATCTATCAAAAAGGGATTAATATGAATTCTAAAGTTACAGCTTTAATTCCTATTAAAATTTTTCAATCATTTAAATACGAGCTGTTCAAGCAATGCTTCTTATCATATTTGCCAATACTAAAAAAACATAATGTTGTAGTAAAGATAGCAAATGAATCAAGTGATGAATATAAAATTCTTATTAACAAATTTATTAAAAATTGTAATATAAGCGCAGAAATGGTAGAATCTAGTGGATATGTTGATGCAGTACAAAAGTTGATCCAATCAGTAGAAAATGAATATTTTTTTTTCATAGTCGATGATGTTGAGCTTCTAAATCACAAAGACTTTATTACACCTTCTCTTGGTGCTTTTGGGAAGAATGAGAATTTAATACAGATAAAGTTTGGAGGAGGTCATTCCGCTAGAAAAACGAAAAAGCAAAATTTGAGTATTTATGAAAATTTTTATAGGAAATCTCATCACGATCAGGATATTGTGTGGATAAATACTATTATGAAAAATCAAGAAAAATATATATTTTCTCACTATAATTGTATTCTTAGGTCTGATGTCTTTAAAAAAGTCGATAAAGAAATTGTCAATCATAATATTAAAAATTGGGATGACTATGTTTTGTTCCTTAAGGCAAATTTTTTAAAAGAGTTGGGCCATTATGAGACTGGTTGGTTAAATTTTGAAGATTATTTATATACATGGTATCGTAGTGAGATTTCTAAAGGAGAGGCAATTATGCTTATAGGAGGGGAGAGGTGATGTATGAACTTTGGGAAATTGTTTCGTTTGACCATATGGGTGAACCACAGCCATTTTTTTTGATTAATAGTAGCGAATCTTTTGGTGAAATTTATCAAGAATTTAGAGAAAAAATTAAAACTACACCGTGCGTCATTCTTCTGAAAGGCGGAAAGAATTCTGGAGACAATTCATGAAAGTATCACAATTTGAGCCATTTATTGGAGAAGAAGAATACGAAGCCATAAGGAGCTGTTTCGAAGAAAAATGGATAACAGAGGGTCCAAAAGCAGCAGAATTCTCAAAAAAACTATGTAAGCTAATCGGGGTAAAATATGGAGTTTTCGCACCAAACGGAACTTTGGCAATATATTTAGCCCTCAAATCTCTTGGAATAGGTCCTGGAGATGAAGTTATAGTTCCAAATTTTACATTTATTGCGTCGGCAAATTCTGTTGAAATGGTAGGTGCCACACCAATTTTTGTAGATATAGATCCGGAAACATTGCAAATTGATGTAGATTCTTGCGCCTCTGTTTTAACAAAAAATACAAAAGCTATAATGCCTGTACATATGTATGGATCTTCTGCTAATATGACAAAAGTTATGAAATTTGCCACCGATAAAAATCTATTAGTAGTAGAGGATGCAGCCCAAGCTCTCGGTGTAAGTTGGAGGGGGAAAGGTTGTGGAAGTTTCGGGGACGTTGCGACATTTTCATTTTTTGCCGACAAGACACTTACAACTGGTGAGGGTGGTTTTGTTGTGACAAACAATAAGGAAACTTATGACTGCTTAAGATTTTTGAGAAATCAGGGAAGATTACATCGGGGTACCTTCCAACATCCGGAGATTGGTTATAATTTTAGAATGACAGATATCCAGATGGCAATTGGCTTAGCTCAACTTAAAAAATTTGATACCATAATTGAAAATAAAAATAGAATCTTTAGTTTATATAAAGGTCTTCTTTCAGATCTAGATGAGGTGAAAATAGTAGAGCCTGAAAATGGTGTATCACAGTTTATTCCATTTCGGGTAATTTTAATTACAAATAAATCATCAAGAGAAATGATGAATTATATGAAAGAAAATAATATAGAAACTAGAACCCTGTTTTACCCTCTCCACAAACAGCCTTGCTTTGAAAATATATTTACATCCAGGGGCGATGAATATTTCAAGAATTCGATTCATGCTTATGAGTGTGGCTTATGTTTGCCATCCTACCCATCACTAGAGGAAGAAAAGGTTAGATATGTTTGTTCAAAAATAAGAGAATTTTATAATGCAGTATGATGAAAAATTATCAAAATATTATGACTTAATTTTTATGGAAAAAAAATATAAAAAAGAAGTTGATTTTATTAAAGAATCGTGCTATAATAAAGTTATAAACTCGATATTGGACATCGGTTGCGGAACTGGAAATCATTCAATTTTGCTATCAGAAGACAAAACAATTGGTTCAATATTGGGGATTGATGAGTCGGAGAGTATGATTAGTGTCGCAAACAATAAAATTAAGGATTCCTCAAAAATAAAATTTATTTCAAAATCTCTTTGCGATATAGAGAAAGATAATTTTGATTTGGTAATAAGCATGTTTAATGTTATAAATCATATTTCTAGTATTTCCGAGCTATCTAATTTTTTTAATGAAATTTTCAAAAGATTAGACGAGGGGGGAATTTTTATTTTTGATTGTTGGAATGGTGCGGCTACAATGAGAGATCCCCCAAAAAGCGAAAAGAGAAAAAGATTCGAAAACGAAAAAATGTCAATTATCACAACTTGTAATCCAGAGATTGATTTTATGAATTCTGTTATTGCTATGAATAATGAGGTGGAAATAAAGCATTCTTGTGGTGAAGTTGATTTTTTTAAATATACCATAAATCACACAATTTGGACACCAAAAATAATTGGCGACCTTTTAAAGAATTCTGGTTTTAGAACGGTGAAAGTAAATAAATTCTTCGACCACAAAGAAGCAAATTGTGATGATTACAAAGTTGTGTATGTTTGTAGAGGCTAAGAAAATGGAAAAAATTTATTCAAAAAAAGATAAAGAAGTGTTGTTGTTCGTGATTTCTAGAAAATCAGATATTTGTAACCAAAGAATGGATTTGTGCCCAGATAATGAATATTTGCAGGTATCCAATAAGATGCTACAAAAGGGGAAATCATTCCCGCCACACAAACACAACAAGCTCATCAGAACAACAGACATAACTCAGGAAGCATGGGTGTTTTTATCTGGAAAAGTGTTGGCAACATTTTGGGATCTTGATGATAAAATTATTTATAAAACAGAATTATCATCAGGAGATGCTGCCGTTGTATTCAGGGGAGGACACAGCTTTGAGGTCCTTGAAGATAACACTATTTTATATGAATTTAAAACGGGGCCATATTTCGGACAAGATGCAGATAAGACCTATATAGACGCAGAATAGATAATGCAAAAAATAAATTTTATAAGAACAATGAAAAGCGCCGGGACTACCGTTCAATCCATATTGGATTCTAGTCGCAATAGAGGCCTAATAAAAACCTATGTCTTGCTTGATGACGGTGTTTATAAGATGGGTCAGAAAACAAATAGTTGGTCAGGGAGCAACATATATCATAACAGATCGCAGACTGATTTTTCTTCTGATAATAGATTTTCAAATAATTCGTGGACTTTTGGTTTTGTGAGGAACCCTTGGGATAGAATGGTTTCTGCTTGGAAATGGGGCACTGGTGGAAAGATGTCTTTTAGCGAGTTTGTTTTGACAGACGCTGAAAATATGGATTTGAATAAATTAATTGTGCGCCCACTTCACATCAAGCAAATAAAACAAACACAGTTCAATTTATTGACAGATAAAAACAATAATATAAAGTATATTGATAGGGTTTGCAAATTTGAGAATATCAATGATGAGGTCAGGTTAATAAGAGAGAAAATCGGCGCCAATACAGATGCTCCCGTGCCGCATCTGAGGAAAACGAGCCATAAGCACTATAAAGAATATTATGATAAATATTTGATTGATGTTGTTGCTGAAAAATATAAAATAGATATAGAGACTTTTAAATATGATTATTAAAGAGAAGATAAGGCTGCACTTGGGATGCGGAGACAGGCAAATTCCAGGATTTATTAATATTGACATAAGGAATACTGATGCCGTTGATGTAGTATCCGATATTTCTAAAAATTTACCATATGAAAATGGAAGTGTAGATCTAATATATTCTTGCGCAAATATAGAGCACTTTGGAAGAAAAGAGTGGAAAAATGTTATCTCTTATTGGTACGATTTGCTAAAGCCTGGTGGCATTTTGAGATTGTCAACAGCAGATTTTGAATCTGTTTGTAGAGAATATTTGGAAAATGGGGAAATACAAAAATTATTTGGATTTGTCGTTGGCGGCCAAAAGAATGATTATGATTGGCATGGTATGATATTTGATTTTAAATTTTTAAAAAATGAGCTGCAAGATGTTGGTTTTAGGAAAGTGGAGAAATATGATTGGAGGGAGACGAGTCACTCTGATGTTGACGACTATAGTTCCGCATATTTGCCACACCTAGAAAAACAAAAAGGTAGACTCATGATGTTAAACATTGAAGCAGAAAAATAGGAGATTAAAATGAATAAAAAAGCCCTAATAACTGGAATTGGGGGCCAGGATGGAAGCTATTTGGCCGAACATCTTTTGAGTAAAGGTTATGAAGTATATGGAATTATCAGGAGACACTCAATAGCTGAGAACCAAGATTCTAGATTGAAAAGTTTGGGAGATCGTATAAAAACATTCTATGGAGATTTGTTAGATTATCCATCTTTATATAGAATAATTTCAGAAGTAAGGCCAGATGAAATATATAATTTGGGCGCCATGAGTCATGTGAGGGTCAGTTTCGATGTCCCGTCTTTTACTATTCAGACAAATGCACTCGGAGTTCTTAATATGCTGGAGGTATATAGAACAGTAACGCCGAACGCAAAATTTTATCAGGCTAGTTCCTCTGAAATGTTTGGCAATTCCGTAGACGAAGATGGATTTCAGAGGTTAACTACCCCAATGAATCCGGTAAGTCCATATGGGTGCTCAAAAGTACTTGGGTATAATTTAGTTAGGCACTATCGGCACGCCTATGGTCTTCACGCCTGTAATGGAATTCTCTTTAATCATGAGTCTCCCAGGCGCGGAACCAACTTTGTCACGAACAAAGTTGTTAAGACCGCCGTAGAAATTAAAAAAGGAATTCGGGATAAACTCGAACTTGGAAATCTAGATTCTTATCGCGATTGGGGTCATTCTAAAGATTATACTAGAGCAATGATACAAATCGTGAACCATGATAGTCCGGGAGATTTTATTGTGGCCACGGGCGAAACACATTCAGTGAGGGACCTCTGTAAAGTCGTATTTTCTAAATTAGGCATGGATTATCTTGATTACGTTGTACAAAATCCGAAATATATGCGCCCAGAAGAGCTTAAATACCTAAAGGGAGATTCGGAGAAGACAAGGAGTATTTTGGGATGGAAGCCAGAATATACATTCGAATCTATGCTTGAAGAGATGATAGAAAGATGGATGAAGGAAATTTAAATAATTCACTTTATTCCTTGACAAATGGCGAAGAAAGGGTTATAATATAGATACAAAGGAGATAATTATGCATTTATCAAATCAAGCAATTGGCGCAGTAATGATGGCGCTACAAAAGTCGATAATGGAACAGTCAGACATTGTTCCTGTCTTTCAGGAATTCGTTTTTAAAGAGACCGACGATGGGTTGGTAGTGGAAAATCCACCCATTTTAGAATTTGGTCAACAAGAAGAAGAACGGACAGATGCCGACGTATAACTATCATTGCGAAGATTGCGATGAATACTTCGAGATAAAACACGGCATGTTGGAAAGCCTGGAGGATTGCGTTTCTTGCAGTTCACAGGCTTTCCGTCGTATTCCATCCATTCCAACATACATTGTTAAAATTAATAAAAATTTTGAAAAAAAAGTTGGATCACTGGTTGAGGAATATATTGAGGCAAATAAAAAATCAGTTGAAGAAGAGAAGAAAAAATTAAGAAAAAAGGAATATAAGGTATGAGTTGGACAGCTATATTGGTAATTTTATTTTTAATTTTCATAGCATCTCTATCTATTAACGCGTTTTTAATGTGGTATAGTTGGAAGTCAATTCAGCAAATAAGAATATATGATGAAGAATTAACAGAAACTATAAATATTATTATTAATTTTACAAATCACCTAAAATCAGTATATGAATTAGAGATGTTTTATGGAGATGAGACGTTGAGGCATTTAATGAGACACGCTCAAGATATAACAGAGGTTTTCTCTCAATATGATTTATATTCGGAAGAGGAGATAGCAGAAGAAGAAGGAATAATCAATGACGACAGAAGAAGAGAAGAAGCCTAAGAAGAAAAGAAGAAGAATTAGAAGATCAAAAAATTCTAAAAAATATTTTACACAAGTACATGAAGATGCAATTATAGAATATAATAAGCCAGAAACGACATTCAAGAGAAGAGAAGAACTATATGTAACATTGTTGAAGCCCGCGTTTGATCAAATGGTGGATAAGATTGTTTTCACATATAGGTTTACTACTCTTCCAAATATTGATTCTCTGAGGGATGAATGTAAAATTTGGTTAATTACAATTTTAGAAAAATTTAATCCAGATAAGGGATCTAAAGCGTTTTCTTACTTTTCTGTCATAACAAAAAATTGGTTTATTCAAAAAGTAAAAAAGAATAAAAAGAAAAACCAAAGAGAAATTGAATTTGAAAATCTCTCAAAAGAATTGGAATTGAAGCACGTTTCAATCTTTAATGAATATGACGAAAATAGAGAAAAAGATGAATTTTGGCAACATCTTTGGAAAGAAATTGAAACATGGGATACTGGAAAATTGAAAGAGAATGAGAAGAAGGTCCTCGAAGCAGTAAAAATATTACTAGAATCTCCCGATGATATAGAAATTTTCAACAAGAAGGCTATTTATTTGTATATGAGGGAAATAACCGGACTCAATACCAAACAAATCGTTAATTCCCTTAATAGAATGAGAAAGAAATATAGAACTTTTAAGGGAAAATGGGACCGGGGGGAGCAATGAAACATGGAAAAATTGGAAAAATATATAAAAGAGGCCATCGATAACATTCGAGATGATAGGGCAATAACCAGGAGGCTATTGAATGATGTTATGGTATATCTTAGTAAGAACGAGGAGCGCCACAAAGAAGTCGGAATGACGGCGGCCAAATATGTAGAAACTCTCCAGAGATCAAACGAACAAATGGTTAAAATTTCAACCCTTTTGCAAAAAAAGGAATCTAAACAATCGGGTCTCACCTCCGACGATAAAAAAGAAATATTTGATTTGTTACAGGGAGATATGGAGAATGGCCGGTAAAACTCCCGAAGACATGCTTAAGCAGGCGGAGATTTTTAATACCCTTGGCCAAGAAAATAACTGGGAAAGATCAATAAATAGATACACAGAGGATCTACAGACAGAGCGAGGCGCAACGTCTGCGATAATTCCGGAAGTAGTTAATAAGTCTGTTAGAGACTCTCAAAATAAAAATCCAGGAATTGAGAGAACGGCCATTGTAATGAAGGAGGAGGCGCTCTCTGATTATGAAAAAGCAATTCAGAAAAATATGAATACTGCCGGCAATAAGGACACTCAAAACTTACAAAAGTTTAAAACAAGAAATGCAGAATCAAAAGCATTTATGGGCGACCCATCTTGGACTTTTGGAGAAAATCCAACAGAAAAAGACAAATATAAAAGAGAGGTGAGTGCCTCTCTTCAGTCTGATTTAATAATACCAAAAGACACCGGATTAAAAATTGGAGCCTTCATAGATCAAGTATATACTGACGAGACACAAGATCGTGCAAAGCTCGTCAATATACAAAAAGAAAGGGGAATATTAAACGATTTAGATAAATTTTCATCCAATTCAGATTCAGCTTCTACTCCATTTACCAACCCTTCCTCCATAAATCCTACCAAAAATACAATAGTATCCGATTCGAGCACATTTGGAAAAGTAAGGAAAAGTACGGAAGTGGATGAAGTCGTGGCAAAGCTCGGCTATTCAAAAGAGATGGTAGATGAGGTTATTCAGATGGATATTTGGAAACCAGAATATAATCCTCTAGTAACTACGGATAAATATGCAATTCGCGCCGGAAGTGGGTTTGGGTTTAGAATCCATCCAGTTACCAAGAAAGTGAAAATGCACACGGGATTGGACTGTTGGGCCCGAGGTTTGCTGCCCATCGTTGCTGTCGCATCCGGATGGGTAGAAAAGGTGGTATTTCCAAAAGAAACATCGAAGTGTACAGATAAGTCTGGCCACCCATGTATAAGTTATGTGGTTATTAATCACGGCAGGTTGCCAGAAAAATATTTACCAGAATCTGGCAGATATCAGGCAGATCCGACGACTGGGCGAGTCGAAGAAATCGGCGCCGGCTCAATTCGAGATCGGACGGGAAAGAATTATAAAATTAAGAGCACATATATGCACAATATTATGATAGAAAAGGGCATAAAAAGGGGAAAAATAGTAAAAGCAGGAGATGTTATAGCATATACAGGCGGCCTGAAAAATACTCCCGGATCCGGTGGAACAACTGGATATCATCTTCATTTTGAAATAAGCATAACAAATGATGAAGATAAGGGAATTAGTGGATATCGTTCTGGATATATAGACCCCCTAACCTTTGAATATCCAAAAGTTGTAAAAATTTCTGATGAAAAGGCCAAGGAAATAATTACTTCTGTCAGAAAGAGATGGCCAAACTACAAATTGAAGTAAGAGGAAATTAAAATGGGATTGACTTTATTGCCACCAATAGCAAATTCTTTATTTATTAATACCGCAGCCGAAGCATTTTTTAGTCCAACACAGAAAAATATATCTGCGACAAAAGAGAATTCAAATACTGTAATGGCTGCTGGCATATCAGGAAAGGCTAAATTTTTAAGTCTTCCTACATATAATTCTTTAGAAAATTCAAAAATTTTCTCCAATAGTGGTGCATCGATTAATCTTTCCGAAGACGCCCCGGCCGGCCCAGGCTCGGGTCACTCCTCATTAGGCACACCAGCATCAAGCATAGATTTAGTCGCCGGAAGAATGTCGGCAGTTCCAGATGTTGCAAATAATGCCAATATTTTTGTAAATGACAGCTTCGCATATGACGCTGCAAGAATATATTGTTCACAAACCACAGACTTAGACTCGGCCTTTAATCTAGTAAAAGGAGATAATTCAAAATTTGAATCTCGCTCGGGAGTTGGAATCAAGGCAGACGGCGTAGCGGTCATCGGAAGAAGGGGAATAAAGCTTATTACCTCTCAATACGGCAGCAAGAATTCAAAAGGCGGAAAAATAAGAAGTGGATCGGGGATAGAATTGATAGCAAACAATAATGATTCAGATATTCAGCCCATCGTTAAGGGCGATAACGTAATTTTAGTTTTAGAAAAAATTATAAAAAGAATCAACAAGCTTACAGATATTGTCATGGATCAGGCACAAACACAGCAAACATATGCAGCAGCTCTGCAAGCCCACACCCACATTGTTGGCCCAGGCCCAACTGGGTTTCCATTGGTAGCTGCCCCATCAGTCGAATTGGTTCCATCTACGTTGCTGGCTACCATAGATAACGTAAACTATATTATACAAAGTACCTCACAAAAAATGAATTTATTGTTTGATGATTTGAATCATTTAACCTCGTTGGGTGCAAAATATATCAATAGTGACTTAAATAGGACAACATAATGACTTCCGTGAACACATCATTTCCGCCATTATTAAAAGATTGGCCTCTTGCGATAAATAAAAAAGTTTATTTTGACCAAGGTGGTGATCTATATGTCTCAAGTATTGTGACAGATAAGGAAGTCGTGGCCGACGATGAATTAATTAATTTTTCTTTAAAATATAATCGAGATTTCATTATAAATGTCTTAAATAATTTAGCGAAACAATATGATGATGAAATTTTAGAAGAGTTAGAGACAAAAGTGGTCTTGATAAATCACTATATCGATCCAGCACCTCTTACGAAAGAGAAAATTTTACTGGGAATCCCGCGAGAGGAAGTTGAGAGTTTAGAAGATTTAGAAGAAGTTGAAATTGAAAATTCCATAGACGTATTATTTTCCATTAATTCCTTTTTTGATAAAATAGAGATAGTATCAAACATGTTTGTAAGATATCAAAAAGATTATGTAAGGGACCTCTATAGGGGCTCCAGGATTGTTTACTCTGGTTTAGATTTTCAAGTTGAATCTGAAAAATTATTCAAATTTAGAAAAAGCCTAAATGATCTAATAGAGAATAACAATGTAAATGTTTCAGACTATGAGAGAATAGAATTCTCGTTTGATCAGGAATATAAAATATTAAGAATTTCTCTCATGAGTTCAATATTGGAAAACAAAATTCTGCTGAAACAATTCAGTGAATATAGAGAATCTGACCCGCAAGACAGGGGAAATACAACATTTTTTATTTATAATTTGGCAAACTTGGAAAAAGATATCAAAAGAAGCGATTTCACGTTCAGGGATGCTATAAAATCATATTTTCTAAATAAACCAACAATATCAGAGCCAAATGTATCTGCAATCAAGAGAACTAATAACTCTGGGGCAGCATACGGTGTTGATAATAGTATGGTATCCAAGAATATTTCTTCTATGAAGGAGATATCGAATAAATCCCTGTCTCTTTTGAAGGATGAAGTGTTAATGTCTGTGTCATCATCCCCCTGTATGACACCAGAGGATAGAAAAAAACTCAACGAAAGACTTTCAAAGGACGAATTAAAGAGAAGGAATTTTGCTCGACAATATTCTTTGGCCGTTCAGGATACATTTTTTATTAGTTTGCCGGATGTATTGCAAAAAATAATGAAAAAACAAGGGGAAGCGGCCCTCCAAAGTCTTGGAAAGGATTTTTTAAATCGTCTGGGCCTTTGCGGCATTGGAGATTTGACTTCATTGGCCGTAAATACTGTTTTTTCCTATCTGGAACCTCAAGAATACTCTGATGAACTATCAAAATGCGCCTTGCAGAACCTAAAGAATGAAAATGTTTCCAAATTAGAGGCGGAATTGATTCGATTGGGGAAAAATACGGAAGTTTTGGAGAGATATAGGAAGTTTGTTGGTGACACAATCCCGCCCTGGAAGGCCGCAGGATATACACCACCGGATTATTTTAAGGATCTTGAAACCGACGATCCGATTATCGCGCAATATACATTCAAAATACCAACTGCCGAGGAAGAAACAGATATAGATTTTAGATTTTCAGCGTATAAAGATTCGATTATAGCGTCCGTTGATGCACAAGATACCCTAAATGTCTTGGTCAATTCATTTCCGGATGAGATGGGGTGGCTAAATTTCTTTACAGACATGACAAAGAGCATCCTGGACAAATGCGCTGCCCCAAGATTGGTTGCACAATCGGGAATTACTTCCAATTGGTGTGATGGAAGATTCCAAATTCCAGAAATAGACGATATTTTGAGCGCCGTTGTCTCTTTAACCCCAAAGCCATCAATAATCGTTGGAATTATCGTTGAAGAGGCAAAAAATCTCATAATAAATCTCACCGTAAAGCTAATCATCGCGACAATGAACCAATTATTCCAAATAATATCAGCAGGAATATCTGGAGATGTGAATTATTTTAAGAATGGGGACTATATCCCTGATTTTTTTCAAAAAGAGGATTATTTGCAAAATGCAATCGCCAATTCGTCTGGAAAAAGCAGCAATAGTAGAACAAATATCAATAATGCGATAAATGATGTCATAAAAAATATGCCTTCACCCTCTTCTGGGGACATTAGCAATGATGAAATCAATCGTTTTCTACAATCGTCTTCAAAAATGCTCGGAGAATATGAAAAAATTAAATTATTGAAGGGGTTATCCGGAGATACTACCTTTCAAAAGATAACAGAATTGATACAAGGCGGAAATTTTCCCGCAATAAGTCAGAATTTGAGAAATTATGGAGATATAGAACTCTTTTTTTTAGAAATGGGGAAATTGATAGACATATCATCACTAGAAAGGGCCTATTTCAAGGGACTTCAAACAATTGACGGGGATATTTTTTGCCAAAAAGAGGATTCTTCAATGTTAGACTTGGCCTATTTCAACAATAAGCCAGAAATAACGCAAGAACAGATTGATAAAATGAAGGAAACCCTAAAAGATATTCAAAAAAATAAGATATGCTATGCGGTTGATATGATCGGAGACCCCGCCGGCCCCATGATCGGAAAAATATCTGAAATATTGACTGATAAAAACGGACCAATACTTGGAAAGGTGAGGGAACAACAAGCAGAATTTCACAATGTTGTTGTAGATACTATCGTAAATGGATTAAAGGAGTTATACTACACAGATCTATTTGAAGTGGAGGGCCTCTTAGATATGGTTCTCAGCGTAGAGGGAACAAGCTACAATAATGCCCTAACAGCAATGAACAGTTTACTAGTGCAAGCAAGGGTGTTACCGGATATCATCAGTTTGCCAGATGGCACCGATCTTTTAGAACAAATTCGATCTAATATCGGCGTTTTCGAGAATTGGAAGCCAGACCTAGAAGGTAGCATCCCCAATATCAATCCCAAGCTAAACAAATTGTACAATGTGAAGCTGAATTATGGATCAGACAATATAACTCTTCTAGAAAATGACGGCATCATAATTAAAAATAATGGGAATGAAGTTTTAAATTTAAAAGAACAAGGAAAGGGAATAACTTACGCGCCCTCGTCTCAGAAAATTGTAGACCTCTTAAGTGAAAATTTGGGCTTTCTTGATTTATCGACAAAGAATGAGATAATAAATAAATATATGAGCAATATTTACCCGGATATTGTAGATGGGTATTACAAAGATATAAAAGATCAAATCTCCGGAAAGGGATGGTTTTATTTGGGCTGGAAAAAGGAAAATGGAATCTATAATGGCCTAAAAAATAATAAAGATTTAATACCGCTTTTGTTGGGCGCCCCCAAATCATCTGCAAAAGAATTTTACAAGGCTCTGGATGATCCTCCCCAAGCAAATTTACAAAAATCAAAAAACATACCATTTAATGATATTTTAACAAAATCTGAAATAGTGCAAAGATATTTGTATTTCGATTTAATAATAAGATTGATAATTTCAGAACAATGTTGGAAATCTACTCAATTGTTTGAAACATTTTCTCCAGATTTATTTCAAGAAGGTGATATTATTTCTTCATATATATATGAAAAATTAATTCAAAATATGGAAAAATATGGCTTCGGATCAGACAAATTAAAGCTATCTTTTTTTGAAGGCATGACACAAATATATTTAAAAGGTGTAGAGTCAGGAATTTATGAAATAAAAAATAACAATACAGAAGAAAGCATCGGGAATATCAATGATCAAATATCTTCGTGGATAAATCGATCAATCCCCAGAAATAAGGAAGATTTTTTGGAAAATCTTCAGGGTGATTTAGAAAATGTTGCTAAAGATATGATAGAGAATATTTTTCAAGGATGCATAAAGAGTTTTCAATTAGCGTTGAGATCGCTGGAGGGCTTCCGTGAAATTCCAAAATTTTCAACAACAAAGGGATATATTTCTGAAGAATTACAAATAAGGGATGTATTTAATAATGTCGATGATATTGGGCTTGATCTCGAATCCTTCGTAGATTTGTTGGGAGATTCGATCGAGAAATATATAAAAATAACCTCTAAAGACGGGACAGAAATAGTTGAAAATTTGCAAGATTTTCAAAAAAGAATAGTAGAATCTGGGGCAAGTATTAGTCAATTTTATGATAGTTGGAAATTTGGAATAAGAATATCTTCTGCCGGCGGCTCTTCGTCTGTGGGTGTAGGCGTGGACACCTTTACTGAACAACAGAGGGAAAATAACAAGGCATTTTTGTTGAAAAATAAAGATCCTGAAAGAAATATATTTCTGTTTCCCATAATAAAATTCGAAAAAGAAATAGAAGACAGGGTAATGAGTAGATCAATTATTGATGAATATGACGTTAGTGAAATGCTAGAGGGCTTAGTGAGTACTGATGAATTTAATAATTTTTATTATAAGGGAATGAATATAGAAAATTTATTATCTTTGAACACTATTTATACTAGTGAAAGTTTTTCAACATTTTTAGAAGCAGGAGATTACCCCTCAGATGTTACCAGGTGGAAATCAAGAGATTTTCCGGACACTTCTGGGAGGGCATTTGTTAATTCTAAAAAGTTTTTATTTAAAGCAATAAAAAAGGAAATATAAAGTGGCATATGGATTTTCTCCAAAATTACCATTAATTGTTAACCAAATAGATGGTCCATATGGATTATTGAAGACAATCAAAGAAGTCGGTGCTCAAAATTTGAAAATGTTAGTGCTGACAAACCCTGGAGAGAGAATAATGAATCCAGATTTTGGGGTGGGAATAAGCAGATATCTTTTCAGTCAAGATTCAGATATACAAAAAACGCTCCTAATAGAGAGAACATATCAGCAGGTCGACAAATATATACCATATATTTCCTTAACAAATATGGAAGTATTTTTGCCGGAAGAAATTGCAAATACCTGGAGAGTAATTATAACATATTTCATACCGGGATTTACAACAAACGAGAAATTATTTCTCAATTTGTCCTCGGACGACGCACAAGGAATTTAAAGGAAACATATAAATGGCCAAGAAAAAAGTATCAATTGATTATACCTCTAGAGATTTTGATTCGATAAAAAAATCTTTGGTGGATTATGCAAAAAGATATTATCCAGAAGTATATCAAGATTTTAATGAGGCATCTTTCGGGTCTCTCATGATGGATACCGTTTCATATGTTGGTGATGTCCTATCTTATTATCTAGATTATCAGGTTAATGAATCCTTTTTGCAAACAGCCTTTGAAAAAAGAAATATAATTAATTTGTCAAGGCAGATGGGATATAAGTATAATGATGTGGCTTCCTCTTCTGGTCTCGTATCTCTTTATACTTTGATCCCGGCAAATACATTGGGTTTGGGCCCCGATACGTCTTTTTTCCCGATCATTCGGCAGCAGTCGACATTTTCTACAGATCAGGGGAAAAATTTTATTTTAACTGAAGATGTGAGATTCGATAATCCTGCAAATGAGATTGTTGTCGGAAGAGTTGATCCCTCGACTGGTGTTCCAACTCACTATGCAGTACGAGCAACGGGAAAAGTAATATCAGGAGATATTATACAAGAAATATATGATATTGGAGATTTCAAAAGATTTAGAAAAGTTATTTTAGGAGACACGCAGATTGTAGAAATTTTGTCCGTGGAGGATACAGATGGCAATCTATATTATCAGGTAGATCACTTGGCACAAAATGTTGTGTACAGATCTTTTGCAAATAAAAACAATAATTTTGATACTGTTCGTGAACTCTTGAGACCGATTATCGTTCCGAGAAGATTTACTTTTGAATATGATGGGGAAAATTATTATTTGCAATTTGGATTTGGATCCGAGGACGAATTGACAATCGATCCTGTGGCGGATCCATCTTCTGTTTCTTTAAAATTATACGGCAGAGATTATGTAACCGACGTAAATTTGGACCCATCAAAGCTGATGACGACCGATTCTTTGGGAATTTCTCCATCGGATACACAATTGAAAGTAACTTATAGAAGAAATAGTAATTCCAATCCAAATGCACCATCTGGAGCTATAAGAACAATTTCAGATTTAAAAGTCGATTTTATAGATGTATCATCCTTAAATTCGAGAAAGTTGAATCAAGTGCGTACATCTATCGAAGTAAACAATGAGGAGCAAATAGTTGGATCATCTGTCTCACCCTCAAATGAAGAAATAAAGCAAAGAGCAATCTCTTATTTTTCAACCCAAAATCGAGCAGTGACATTGGGAGATTATGAATCTATGACCTATGCAATGCCAGCAAAATATGGGTCCATTAATAGGTGCAACATAATCATGGATCAAGACTCTTTTAAGAGAAATCTTAACTTATATATTCTCTCTACTGATTATAATGGTAAATTGACTCTTGCCAATAGTGTTCTGAAGGAAAATTTAAGAATTTGGATATCAAATTATAAAATGATCAATGATACAATCGATATTGTCGATGGAAAGATGGTTAATTTGGGAATTTCTTTCGAAATAATCGGAGATCCAAGCTTCAATAAGGAGGATATATATAGTGAATGTATTAGTGTATTGGCAGAAAAATATTTAAAACCACTACAAATGGGAGACCCCCTCTATATAACTGATATTTATTACGAACTTAATAGGATAAGGGGAGTAATAGACACACAAAATGTATTTCTCATAAACAAAAATGGGGGAATTTATTCGGATGTCGGATATAATATATCAGAAAATTTATCTGCAGATGGAAGATATTTATCTTGTCCAGCAAATGTTTGTTTTGAGGTAAAATTTCCCAATGTAGATATAACTGGAGTGGTGAAATAATGGCGATTAAAAAATACTTTTCTGATGCTGACAATACTATAACAAATGCATTTAAGATGGATTTGCAAACTCGCGGAACAGGCGCGAACATGGGTCTTTCGGACATTTTGGAAACATTTTCAATCTACGGTCAGGCATCTTCTGGATCCACGGAGTTGGAAAGAATATTAATAAAATTTCCAGTAAGTCAAATATCTTCCGATAGGTCTTCTGGGATTATCCCCGATAGTGGAAAAGTTAGTTTTTACTTAAATATGTATAATGCTCCGCATAATCAGACTACCCCAAGGGAAGGCGAATTGGTTATATTGCCTATATCTCAATCGTGGCAAGAGGGCACCGGCCTTGATATGGATGAATATAAAGATGTCGTTAAACAAAATGAGGGATCAAACTGGATAAATGCTGGAAAATCAGTACCATGGACAAGAGAGGGCGGAGATTATTTATCATCGCCGGTATATTCTCAAGTTTTCCCGATTGGAAATGAAAATCTTAAAATGGACATTACAGCTTTGGTAGAAAATTGGATAGATGGAACAATAGATAATTATGGAATTGGAATACACTTTACCTCTAGTCAGGAGGCCTTTTTTTCAAACTCTGTGGGTGCTGATGTGGGAAGCCAACTCTTTAATCCAGGCGGAAGTACAGATACTTGGTATACGAAGAAATTTTTTGGAAGGGGATCTGAATATTTCTTCAAGCGCCCAACAATAGAGGCAAAATGGAATAATACAATAAAAGATGATAGGGGTAATTTTTATGCCAGCAGCTCCCTAGTAACAGCAGAAGAAAATATACAAACCCTGTATCTATATAATGTTATAAGAGGAAGACTAAAAAACATTCCAGGTATTGGAACAGGCCAGTTGAAGGTTTGTATATATGATTCAATATCGGGTGGATCTACAATCGGACCAACTATCACCGGGGGTCACTCATCTACGGGAATTTATACTGCTTCTTTTTCTCTTGATACTACTTCAAGCGTTGCTTATGATAGGTGGTTTGATTTTGGAATGACGGAGGTTTATCATACCGGCACATTCGCAATCACCCAGTACGCAGCAAGTACTTATAGTCCATATCCAAAATTGGTCACAGCTTTGACAAATCTAAAGTCAGTTTATAATCAAAATGAGACAACAAGATTTGAATTTTATGTCAGAGACAAGGATTGGAGTCCAACAATTTATACTGTCGCAACAACAGAGACAGATACTATGACAATCGAGAGCGCGTCCTATCAAATAACTAGAATTATTGATGATTTGATTGTGGTACCACACGATACCGGAAGCGATAATGCTACAGCATTATCATATGATATGAGTGGGAATTATTTTGATTTTGATATGGGGTTGCTGGAGTCTGGCTATTCTTATAAAATTAGTGTTGCATACTATGACGAGTCTGTAGATAGTTATATAGAGCAGCCATATGAGTGGAAATTTAGGGTAGAAAACGCATGAGCATTAGAAATCTTTTTGATGGGGAAACACCGTATTCAATATTCTCACAAGAGCCGGAGGATATAAGGAATGACGGGGAATCTTTGGGAAATATTTCGGAAACTTGGAAAAATAAAAATAGATTTATACCTCAAATTGATTTTTCCAATCCTGAAAATTTTGCTAGATATGGATCTGCAAAACAATATTATGAAGATTCAATAACAAGAATCTATGAAAATTATCCTTATGACGGCGCCTCAAAAGAAAAGCAAGAATTTTTAAATCAATCAACGTACATAGATTTGTGGTTACTGGAGAATAAATATCCGAGAACAAATGGATATATAGATATTTCCGCAGAGGGTTGGGGGGGTGTAGAGCCCGGTGGATTTCCAAATATCGGAAACTATTATTATGGTCACCCCACAGTGGATGAATACATACATTTCCAGGGCGGCCCTCATACAGCCTCCGGGGGAATGATAGGGAAGGCGCTAAACTCGACATTTGATGATTCTAATATATATAACGAAAATATTTATGATGATAAGGGATTTATCGATAAGGGGAGTAGGGAAAGTAACCTTAAAACAAACTTTGATAATGGAATCACAATTGAATTTTGGCTGAAAAAAGAAGGCGTAGACATAAATAAAACCCAAAAAGAAGTAATTTTTGATTTATGGAATAATACAACGTCATCTCTTGGGTCTTATGGGAGGGTTACTCTCGAATTAAACACTTTTGATTTATTTACGGCATCTCCTCAACCATTTAAATTAACTGTTAGATCTGGCTCTGATGGATTTATAAGTCAACCATTTGGATCTTCAATCACTCTGGCAGCCCTGGAAACTTTTGGGCACTATGCTTTTAGAGTATATAATTCTGGATCAACATTAAATACGGATTTTTATATAAACGGAGATCTAATAGAATCAACTTCATCTGGATCAAATCTTAATGAAGTTACAGGCGCCCTAAACGCACAAATAGGCGCCCTAATTACATCTGCCTCAAATGGAACTTCGGACTTCGCCGGCCGTGGCTGGGGAAAATTCTCTGGATCGCTGGATGAATTTAGATTTTGGAAAGAGTCAAGAACTTCGGAGGATATAGGTCGATATTGGTTTACACAAGTATATGGCGGAACAAATAGCGACATATCAAATGCCTCTTTGGGAGTTTATTATAAATTTAATGAAGGAATTGTTGGAGATTCCTCCATTGATTCATCGGTTCTTGATTACTCGGGAAGAATAACAAACGGGAATTGGACAGGATACACTTCAAATTCTAGAAAAACCTCTTCCGCCATGGTATTGGCAGGCGCAGCTCAAGCAGAGTTCAGGGACCCAATTATTTATCCAGAGCATCCATTGGTTATTTCATTATCTAATGAGATGGAGTTATCTGGAGCATATTATGATTACAATAACTCAACTTCATTATATAATAATTTTCCAAATTGGATAATCGACGAAGATACTGCTGGCGATGAAAGTGGAAACCTAAAGAAGCTAACCCAAGTAATGTCAAGCTATTTGGATACTCTCCAACTTCAAATCCAAGAAATTAATAAGATTAAAAATATTTCATATGTGAGCGGAAGTAACAAGGAAATTCCATTTTCTGATGAATTGCTGGGACATATTGGATTAATATCTCCAGAAATCTTTACAGATTCTTCCGTATTGAATCAAATTTTTAACAGAGATGAAGAGAAGGATTTTTCTGACGAGCTGTTTAATATAAAAAACATCATATATAAAAACATTTACAACAATATTGTATCAATTTATAAATCAAAGGGTACAACAAATTCTTTCAGAAACTTAATAAGGTGTTATGGAGTAGACGAGAATTTAATTAAAATTAACGCTTATGCGAACAATCTGGTATATAACCTAAATGAAAATTATGATTTTTCATATACAAAGAAGAATTTTGTGGATTTTTATCGACCAGATACTTTCAATTCAACAATATATCAGCAAACCTCTTCCGGAAATCCAAATAGTGTCTCTTTTATTTCCGCCTCGTCCGACTCTTTGGAAAAATATACATCTTTCACTTACGAAGTCGAAACAATTTTTCCGAAAAAGAAAGAAATTGACAACAATGTTTATTATGTGACGCCGTTCCAAACGTCCTCTATTTTTGGATTTCATACGGCAGACGCGACAACGCCGACAGATTTCTCCTGGCCTTCTACAGATTACGATTTACAAGTATATTCTGTACGACCGAATACGAATAGAAACCAAAAAGATGGATATCTTGTGGTAACTAGTTCTTTTTTCGGAATAGATGTTCAAAGTGATATTATCGAGGATCTATATACCAATAAAAAATGGAATATTGCTTTAAGATTTGGGCCAACACGAAAGCATGCTGACTTAGTAGATGGCACGGATGTTTCCGAGTATGACTTGGAACTTTATGCCGTCAACACAGACGCAGATATAATTAATCAAGAAATTTTGTTAACCAGCTCAGTCACGACTGACGGAGACAAATACTTAACAGAGCCAAAGAGAATTTATGTTGGCGCCCACCGGCAAGATTTCACTGGCTCCACAATTCACAGATCTGATTTAAAGATATCTAGTGTAAAATATTGGATGAAACATCTTAATGATAGTGAAATTATAGCACACGCTAAAAATTCAGATAATTTTGGATCTTATTCTCCATATAAAAATTCTTATAATTTTGTGACATCTTTAACAGGAACAGAAATTCCAGAAATGGAAACTCTGGCACTTCAATGGAGATTTGATCAAATAACTGGTTCAGATTCTGGAGGTGGAGTACCAACAGTTCCAGATGCGGGATTTACTGTTTTAGATTATTCCTCTGGATCCTCTGAAATTTCCCAAAGATACTCCTGGATGGGGAATGTCGTAGGAAAACAACATACTGGCCGCGCAGATTTCTTCTATCCAGAAGATATAAAGGCCATAAATGTTGAATTTTTGCCAGTCGCAAAACAGACAACTCCGGAAATAGTAAATTCATACGATATGGTCAAGGTCTTCAATATCGAGGACGAGCAGCTTTTTACAAAACAAACTCGCCCAGTAAATTTCTACTATATGATAGAAAAGAGTATGTATCGCGCAATAACTGATGAAATAGTGAACTTCTTTTCAACAATTTTAGATTTCAATAATTTAATAGGCGCTCCAGTAAATCGATATAGGCAAGAATATAAAGCTCTTGGTAAACTAAGGAGTTTGTTTTTTGAAAAAGTAGACGACACTCCCGATGTCGAGAGATATATTGAGTATTATAAATGGATAGATAGCTCATTATCAGAAATGTTAATGAATCTTTTCCCAGCTTCGGCGATTAAACAAGATGGCTTGAGGACAGTTATAGAAAGCCACATCCTGGAAAGGAATAAATATTGGAATAAATACCCCACAGTAGACATGAAGCAATCAGATCCTGAATCCGGAATCCGTGGCATTAATGAACTGCTGTATAATTGGAAATCCGGACACCGCCCCGTAAGCGGCGAAGAAAGAGAGTCTTGCTTTTGGTGGAAAGAGCGCGCTGAAAGAGATGAACCTCCTCTTGCCACCGGGGATGCTGGCGTCGATTCTGATAAAGAGCAAATTTTATCGACAACAATCTCTGCATTAAATAGAAAATTCTCAACTCCACTCAGACTAAAGGTTGATGAATCAAAAATAATAAGTACAGGTTTGAATATTAAAAACAATATTCGAGAAAATATTAAAAAATCTGTCAAATTTGGGGTTTCTGAAGGGATTGAGGTCCCGGCAGACAAGTTAGATTCCACAGTAAATTGTGTTGACGATTTAACACCAGTGTCTAAAATAAAAATTCCTTATGAAATTCAGAACAAAATAAGTGCCGACCCATATATGACCGCCGCCGGGGATTTATTGGCCCCATTTGTGTCTGTCGTCACAGAAAATTTCTTAAAAAATGGAATAACTATAAATTCGGGATACAATAAAAAAATAAATGATGAGTTTCAACCAGGATTCAGTATTGAAAATATGCATATTGACTCGTATGTAAACTCTGAAGTCCCTCTCCAGGGCCCCTTTACTGAAAAATGGGTGGGAGGAAATCAGCATCGCCATATTCCGCTGAATAAGGGAACAGATAATTCATCAAACAGGCCCGAGGCTTGGAATATGGAATTCCAATCAGTCCCAACGGCTCTAAAATTCATACACCAGCCAGTTAATAGCCCTCGCGCAATGCTTTACCGCGACATGGTTGCTAAAAGAATCCTTAATATTAAGAATATAAAGGATAATTCAGCCACTGGTGAGCTTGGAAATTATAGAAAAGATTATGAAATTGTACAAACCTGCGGAAGAACAGAAAATAATTCTGCATTTGTGAAGGCAGGCGGCTTTAGTGTGACAGAATCACCATCACCCTATATTGCGGGCATGAACGACTATGCAAAGCCACAAAGAGGAAGGACCGAGCACGTCTTTGTCAATAGATTTTCATCTCCCGGAGACCCATCTACTGCCGGCGACTCCGATGGCGGACCACAATTAGATCCCGAAGCGGCTGAATTTTCAGTTTATAACGCGATTAATTATAGAAATACGGAAGTAAGGGAAATACAGAGGCTCCTATTGTCATCCCATGTTAGCCAATTTGGGTTTTATTCAGATTCCTTTGGTATTGGCAACGGCCCGTCTTTCGTAAATTCATTAAACTACAACGGAACAGGCAGCGTTTATCAGGTTAATAGAAATACAATTAGACAAATGAAAGATTCGGGGTCGACAACGGTTACGGCATCGGTTTATAATAACTTTTATGTCCAGCACCCAATTCCAAGAACAGATTTACAATATGCTTGGATAACCGCCTCGGCCATTTCTTATAATACGTTTGGATATCTTCCTTATGACGGCGAAGGCGATTTGGTAACCTTCTCTTCCGCGAGTGATTTTGTTTCATATGCCCGCACTGGCTTTATACCTTCGCCATCATCTTTTGGATCTGACAAAAAAGAGCTTGGATCCTTTGGAGCTGGACCATTTGCATACACAATTACGGAATTTATTCCAACAGTCTATAATTGGTTAAACTATAATGTTTATGAGCCGCTGGAATATTTGAATTCTTTTACAGGATTCAGTCCGACAGATGTAGACATTTCAAGTTCCGTTAATGGTAAATTAATTGATGGAGGATTTATGGGAAAACTTCCTTTTGATGGAAAGCCTTCTCTTCTAAACGCCACCCTGCTTAAGAGAAACGGACCTTATCGGCACCCCTCCTGGAAACAAACCCGAGGTTATGAAAATCCATTAGTCAAAAAGTGGAATAGCTCGAATATTACTGCGTATAATTTGAGAGATGATAGTGCGAAATTCAGAGAAGATCCTCCAATTATATCGAAATATAGGCCAATGAATCATATTTTGAAGGTTGCAAGAAATGTTGTAGATTCTGGCGCGCCAATGATAACTTTTGACAACCTTAGAATTAACAGTTCTTATGGAAACGAGAAAACATTATTTGCAAATAGGCAAATATCTCTTGATATTGAAAAATCTAATGATAATTTCCTAACATCATATGACAGGGTGTTAAATTTATATACAAATAGTGCACTAGATGTTGTAGCAAACCCCGTTCAAGAAATAAAGTATTTTTCATATCAAGAACAAATATATCCCTCCACTATAAACATGTATAGTAAAAGAAACAGAGAGAGGATTGGATATAAAAATACATTTTGGAGAAATTCAAGAGAAGATAGGACTGATCTGGGCAAAGATAAATTTGGCGGAGAAAATTCGCAAGGATATGTTGTATCTCAGAGTGCGTGGGCACTTGACGCCGCAGAGCAATTTGGAACAGGATTGTCAACATACATAGCGGAAAGTGCGTCCATTGGGTCGTCCGGAGAACTTCAAAATGATTATACAATGGCTTATAGATTAATCGACGGAAATGTCGGTGACGACGAGGCCATTCTACCTTCTCCAATATACGCAAGAAAACATACGATGGGGAGCGTTTATTCAGCGGTTTCTCCAACTGGACCACAAGCACTCCGAAATGCCGTTCTTTCTCCAACTTTCCTAACTTCGTCTGAATTAACTGCCTCCGCGTGGCCAACTATTTCCACGTTCAATCAGTTGGGTCACATATCAATTTTCGGGGGAAATGCCAAATTTGAAGCTCATGAGATGGCGGGATATATTGAAGATGGTCAATTTATATCATCACCATCAACTCCGTTTTATGACAAATATGAATTATATGTTCATAATATGAGGCTAAAAAATAAAGATATGTCATTAATTCCCGAATTTAGGATAAGTGATCATATTCAAAAATATTTGAATGATTCAAATGGATTTTTAGCATCGAATACTGCTTCATTTTCGATTTTCGGAATAAATCAGGACAACACAGAGACAGTTTTTTATAAAACTACAGGCAGCCAGCCATTCCTCTATGATATACAAGTTTCTGAGGATACTCCTCAAAATAGTGGGCAAGATAATTTTTATAGAATTTATTCATTTTCTGATTTTATGGAGTACTTTGATATAGTTTCCGAAGAGCATGACAAAATTGAAGATCTACCAAAATCACTGACTCTTAGTTGCAAGGCCCTGATGAAATTCATAGCATATGATGGTTTTTATCCGGCCGAAAGAACGCTGGAAATAGCAAATGCATTTTCTGAAAGTTATGCGCCGTTCGTCGTGGGGTCAACATATTCTAAGGATATACCAGGCCTTGGACCCAGCTCGGCTATTGCTGGAGATATAGATACATTGAAGATGCGACCCTTTATGGCACCATTTTTCTCGCCGGGGATTATGTATAATACTATAAAATCTGGCATCGCTGTTGATTATCCGATCTACACATCGTCTTATGAGACAATTAGATATTTCAATTATTCTGGCTCTGGCGCACCCGCTGCGGTAGACTATAGCGATTATTATGCAGTTGGGAGGGACGCAGGAGAGGGTGGCATATTACATCACAGGTTCTCATTTGAGTCATTACTTGATCCGGTATCAAATATTAAAGATATTAGTATCTATGATATGGAACCACATCCATCTTGTTCAATTCCTGTTACTGCCAAACTTCAAAATCCAGAAGAGTCAGACCTCAACTTAAATAATTATAAGCTCATAGTTAATAACTTTTTTGGAGAAATTCCCAATTTTTTCTTAAAAAACGAATCATTAACTTCTCTTGTTTCAAAAAATCAAGAAGATGGCTTTACTGTTAAAAATGGAGAATATTATGGAATGCGTATAGCAATAAGGGGGAAAAAATCCACAAATTCCCTCGGCCTGCAATCCGCAGGAGACGTCCCTCAGCAATTTGGAAAAGCTCGAATAGGAGTACCCTCCGACGCCCTTAACGAGCCTGAATTAATGACTATGTATTCTAGACCATCGGCTTTCGGGCCACCAATGGCAGGAACGAGTTCCTTTTCCGGAACATTTGATGCATCCCCCGGCCTTATCGTCGATACTCTTTTAAATGATTCTGTGAATGGTTATTACACCCCATATACTCCCCCTTACTATATTGGCGAGGCATGGGCAGATGTTATGTTCCAGGCCTCCGCTGACGGGAATGTCACTTTAGACGAAATTTTTGCAAACGCATCGGTAAAATATTGGAGAGTATTTAATAACTTTATCAATGGCACCTTAAATGCTGGAGGGCAATGGCCAAGCGGAGAGGATAATAGTTATCCAATGCATCAAAAGAATATCAATCTCAATGCAATGCAGATTTCATCATCTGTTAATTTATTTCTTAAAGAATTTGTCCCCAGCAATGATTTAACAAAACTTACTCCTCGTTGGGTAATTCAGAGTAAATTCGAGACTCCAATTTTAAACTTTGGAGATCAAAAAACCTCTCCCCTCAATTTTGGAAATATCACAACTCCAACTACCGGTAGCGACCCGTGGTTGGGTTATTGCGGGAAAACAACGACTCCCATTGGAATGTGGCATCAATTTGGAACAATCCCGGAGGGAAATAATGGTATTTCTTTGGAAGTCAGGGAGATATCACAACAATGGAGGGAATATGCGGCAGATCCTGGCGCGATCATCGGTGGAACCCCCCTCTCTCCAGAAGATAGGGCATTTTATAATGACGGGAATTTTAAATCCCTCGCAGAAGTTGTTGGATTTAGTGAATCAACAGCTGGCGCCCCAACGACCAAGGTATCAAGAATGGGAAAACTCTCAGACTCTAAAAAAGTATATGAGGCCGTTGTCGCGGTACCATTTGTTGAAAACGAGGCAATTAAAAAATTGGGAAAAGCTGAAAATTTAAATAGAGATAAAAAGCTGTTTTTCGAACTTCCTGTGATAGCGTCTTTCGCAGAAGACACAGAAATAAACAAGAGGAATCCGAAAGTTCTATTCCCACCAGGTACAAGTCAAGATATTCTCGACATGGCAGAGAAAGTTTGGAAAAGGTATGTTTTTCCGCCACAATTTGATTTTATAAGAAACTTAAAAACGAAGCCAGTTGCTATGTATATATTTGATTTTGAACACACGTTTGATAAAAATGATCTATCTTATATATGGCAAAATATTGCTCCGAAATTTGGAACCCAGTTTAAGGAGTCCGTAGCAACAATATCTCACCCACTGATGACTGGGGAAATGATAAAAACTATGAAAAACAAAGTAAAATGGATGGTATTCAAAGTAAAACAAAGGGCAGAAACTAATTATTACAATAAGATTGTTGGATCTTCCAAGGCGGAAGATAGGCTATTTGGTTATAATTGGCCTTATGATAACTTTTCAATGGTGGAGTTTGCTAAAATGGATGCACAAATTTCTTATGGTTCTCCACTCACTCTTGATACATCGTTAGCACCAGTATCACAAACTGGGCTGCCTTCGACCAATGATATATCACTAACAAACACCTCCACAACAGCCGAAGCAAAAAAGAGAAAATCAGACGTATTAACTCAGGGCGCTGTCGCCAAACAATTATCTGAACAGGAGAAGAAATAATGCTCTTTTTAAATAAAAAAGAAGAAGTTTTAGATTTAAAATTAACTCCATATGGAAAATACCTTCTCTCAAGAGGAAAAATGCGACCAGTTTATTATGCATTTTTTGATGATAATATTGTGTATGATTCTGAATTCGGAGGATTCTCGGAAAATCAGAACGATACACAGGGCAGAATAAGGGAGCTTACGCCACAATTACAGACACAATATAAATTTACCGGAAAATTTGAAAAAAGCATAGAAGTAGATTTTGGAACTGGGGATAAACTTACTCCGACTATACCATCCGAACGAACAAGCCTATCCAGTGATCTAGGAAATTCAAAGCCATCAAGCGATAAATTGCCTGCAATAAATATTAGATTTCTCAAGGGAGAGGCAGATTCATACAATTTGGACTATGAAACAAAATTTGGTAAAAAGAAGATTCCACAAATCAACATGACAATGGAATATTTAATTGATGTCGGTAAATACGATTTTGAATTTGAGGGCGGAGAAGCAATGGATGAGCACTCCCTGGAGGGAGCCGCACTATTTTATGAAGATCAGCTGACAAGTCCGAGCATCATCTCCAACGCCGCAGACGACGGCACCTTTTTGAAAATAATAAATAATTATATTTTAGCAGACATAGTGGAAGAAAATACAGATTTCAAAATGGAGAACTTTGATATAGAGGTGTTTGAGATCACCACGGATGAGACTGGTGAAGAACAGTTGATATCTTTAAGTTTCGCAAAAGATATCAGAAAAAAGATCGTCAACAATATATTGTTAGACGAGGCCGATGAAGACGAGGATTTAGAAATCCAATTAACTACTGATAATGTAGAATATTATTTTGATATTTTTTATGATCATGATGTTGACAGAGAGTTGATAAGTAATTCTGTTAGCATTTTGCGATCACAAGGGTTTTATACGGATGAGAATTTTGTATCTGAAGATAATCCTTTTATAAAATTGGCCGTTGCCGACATTTATGGCACAAATGTTTCTTCAGAAGATTTATGTGAATAGGAATTATTTTAGATGACAACAAAAGATAAAAAATCTATAGGAGCAGCCCCCACACCCAGGACAACAGAAAGAAAAAGTCCTTTTGGTTCCGGTGTAATCTCCCGCAGAGTCAGAGTCGCGGATGGACGTAGGGTTAGCCGCACTCGATCAGCACTGTTGTCCTTGGAAAGTAAGAATATTTCCATTAAAAATATAAATTTATCCTCAACTGAAGATAATGATGAATACTCTGTAGAATTAAATTATCAATTAAAAACCGGTGCAGATGGTTTTGGGTTGCCCTCTCTTGATTTATCGAAAAATTTAAATATGTATATGAGGGTATATATAGTAACAAGCGAGAGTAGAGATAGAACTTTGTCAGTAAAATCTAATTTAAGATCCCAAGATATTGATGATAAAAAAGACGGCATAATAACGTTTACTCCTCAAAAATTAACATTTCAAACCTTTCTCGAAGATGGAAGCGTTAATCCAAAAATAAAGGTAGATTATGCGAGAACATCTAATAATCCAATTGCATATCATTATCCATTCTCGATGAAGAGTTCCCCTAAGAAAACAAATACTTTAGTTATATATGTTTTTATGCAAACCGGAACATCCCAAAAAGATGCTGCATTCAGTAGAATTCCAGTCATAGAGAATGGTAATCTCGTTATTTCTTCAAAGATTGAAGATATGAGAACAGATTATTATGATAATTTATTTGATTTCGATATATTTTCCCTAAACACACAGAGAAAAAATTCTAATATTTCTGATTTGTTTGCTTCGTATGGAAAAGATCAAGATGTAAAAGGTGTCTTTTTCTTTGATAAGGGGCAATTTTTAATAGATAATAGCAGATATGGTCAAATCTTGGAAAGACAAGACGGAATTTCTTCAGAAATATTATCGATGTTAAATAATTCAAAAATAGCTAGCCTAATATTGAAGAGGAGAGAGATTAAAGATATATTAAATTTTGATCCAATTGGAACAAAAGAGAAAATTTCCGTAAATAAAGATCAAATAAATAAAATTGTTATTGAAACTTCCGATAATTTATTGGCGGATTCTCCATCTTTAATAAGGGCCGCCAAGTCGAGCAAAATCGATGACACAATATTGGCAGAAATATCAGAAATAAATCTCCCAATTCAGATTGATTCTGCATCTGCGGAAAACATGTATCTAAAAGTATACGGTTTCAGCGATTATGATACATTATTGGGGGGCAAATATAGCTATTCTGTATCACTAAGGGTACAAGATGGAATATTGCTGTGGCTAATAGAGTCTTTGAAAAAATTGGAAAATGCACAAAATTTACTGCAAACATTCAACATTTCTCGCCCAACAGAAATGGGCAGCGCACTAGCTGCCGTCAACAATATCCTTAATATTTTGTTTACTTTAAATTCTAATATTAAGGATATTGAGACCCAAAGAAAATATCTTCAAAATTTACTGAAATATGAGAAAACCACATCTGAATTAATGAGACACAACCTGTCATTAATATCTAAATTATCTGAAATGATAGGGAATGCGGGAGTAATCTCTCAAGTAAACTCACAATTTTCAAAATCATATTCAAAAAATAATTCAGATTTATTTTTCCTACAATTCGAAAAGGATTTTAAGACATACGCAGACTTTTTAGATGCGACAAATCTAAATTATGATTATCTCAACATAAACAAAAACAGTAATATTGGTATTTCTAAATTTACAGATGTAGATTTTCTGTCTAGATGCGAATTTGATTTTAGAAGACTAATAAAAGACTATCAATTTGATTCAGGAGAGATAGATTTCAGTCAATTAAATTCTGATATATCTCTTGGTCTGACCGGTCCGACTGATCCCTTTAAAGAATATCGCGGACTTTTTGATTTTGAGGAAAATTATTGTTCATTCTTGGCACCGAAAAAAATAAATAATACAATATTAACAGAAACGAACTCATTTGATAACGGAGTTTTTAATGATCAAAATTATAAAAACAAATATGACACGAGCCTCCCATCAAATCTGTCAATATCTTATTTTTTGCAATCAATTGGTGTATCGATAGGTGAATCATGGTGGACGGGAAATACTGATCCATTAGATTTGGAAAATGATTCTTATATAAATTCCACAGAGCAGGGATTCACTGATGATTTTAATTCAAGCGCTCCAGAGGCAATTCCAGACTCATATGACACTGTTGTTGGAGGCTATGAGGGACAAATTGATGAAACAAATAAGTATACTTCCTTTATCAATTCTATTTTGAGAGAAGAAGAAGGGTGGGATTTATCTGTAAATAATTTTGACATTACAAACCAGCCAATGAGCCTACTAACAAGGGAAGAGATTGATAATCCGCCAAAGCGAACAAAGCCAGGAAGATCAATAAGTTCTCTAGACTCAACAGTTGATCCGGCCATAAGGTTGCGGCAAGAAATAGAAAATTTACCAAATCACATAAAGGCTATTTTTGCTTCAAAATCTGACAAAACTGTAAACCAATGGTTAAATATGGTTAATGATTTTTTTGCAAGTCCGGATAATTATTATATGATAAAGGAAAATTATATGAATTTGGTAAAAATAGAAGTATTATCTGAATTTGAAAAAGATTCTACTGGTGCTCCAAATGTTAAGTCTCCAAAATTTACCAAATTAACTCGCTCAAGGGTGAGAAATTTAGAATCTGGGAGATTTATACTCTGCAGGGCAACCCTATATTCGGATCAGAAATATAAAATAGGAAGCTCTTTCGGAAAAAGAAAATATTCAGATAAATATTTCTTGATCGAGGGCACTTTCACGATAGGTATCACGGGTGCACCAATTTTTAACGCCAGCGCTACAACGGAATCGCCATTCGGTCCGGAAGCCCCGTTCGAACCAGTTGACGTTCCGGAAGCCGTACAAGCTGGAATATTCCCGGCCAGCAATATTAATTTGGGGAATTAACAGATGACAGTAAGAGAAGACGCAAAGATTAATAACAAAGATTTTGTTTTAGCGGAGAATTATGATTCTTCTACGGATCTAGTTAGACAAAATATAGATAGCTATTGGACTGATAAATTCAGTAATGGTAAAAAAATCATTCTAAATCCTGATGCGCCATTCAAATTTTATCAAGCAGATGGAAAGAGCGGCAATAAAGCAAATATGGAAATAGAGGAAATTGGTTCGGATGAATTTGAGCCGTTTTTCCTTCTGATTCCAGGAACAGACATCGTAGAAGTAATTGAGATCCCAATATATTCAGAGAAAGTCACATTAACTCCGAATTTGGATTTACCAATCATAAATGTTTCTGATTTGCGACAATCACCCCAATCTGTATTCGAAGATTTTGCTGAACAATTGAGAGAATCTTATAGTGGTGAGGGTTCTGACGCTATTCTTGGGCCATATTCTGATCATTATTTAGAAATCGACGCGCCAATCATGTATTCTTCGAATATTAATAATAGATCCCTAATAGTGGGGGAGGTGGAATATACTTTCAATTATGGAAATGAAAATTATGAATCGTCCATATCTTCTGCTACCGTTTTGGAAAAAAGATTATTAAATTTTTATAAATATTTTGGAGATAAAGAAACAAGAACTCAATATAGCACATTTTATGATAAGGACACAAAAACAACAAAAAAATTAGAAGTCATTGTGACGCCTGATCCGCTTGACCCATCAAGAGAAAATGCTCTGGCATCACTGAAAAGCAGCGCCACGGGACTTTTTATTGAAAATGTAGCAGATTATTTTATAACAAAAGAAAATTTTAAAGATAGTTCTGCGTTGCTGGAAAATGTTGATATATTTCCATTTTTTGCAAAAATCTCTTTTGGAAATCCGCCAGGAAATGCAGAAGAGGATGATTTCAGAAGTGCTATATATGACGGTCTTTTGGCAACGGCATTCTGCGACATCATGAATCAAGAAATATCCACATTGGAGGACTCCCTAAAGCTAGATCCAGAAAGTCCCGTTGTCTCAACTCCGTTTATAAGCACCTTTCTCTCATCTAGCTATCTGGATGAAAAACAGGAAGATTATGAAGAGATATATCAGATACAAGAAAATAATCTAAAAGTATTTGATGCGTTGAAAATATTGCGAAAAATGTATGAGGCGCCTATTTCTACCGATCCAACTGAAGAATCTTCAATATATAAGAATTTTTCTGAAGAAGCTAGCTTTACCAAAAATAACTTAATAGGTCCTCTATCCGACAAAACAATCGAGACATCATATTTAGAAAATTTAGACAAATTAAAAGAAGAATATCAAAAATTATTGGATGAAAATTCCAGAAGTTATAAGGACGTTGTATTGGGGGTGAAGCCGTATACATCAAAGGCTTTATTTTATAGAATTGCAAAATTTGAAATAGGATCAATAACGCCAATTCAGAATTTTTGGATTCCCGCCGAAAATACATATTTGGGATTAAATTATATTGATTCTCAAGTAAAGTATGGAAAGAAATATAGATATAAAATTTTTGCCTATAAAATGGAAGTCGGGTCGGAATATGCATATCAAGAACAAATCTCCATTTTGGAAGCCTCTTATGGCGCCAGTTCTTTCGGTGACGAATTTTCTATTGTTGGCGGTACTTCTGGATTTTTAGAAGAAAGTTTTGACGAAATGCAAAAATTAAAATTCATAGCAGAAATTAGAGACACGATTTCTGATCTAGGAATCCCCAATGCAGACGCCATAGCTGATGCCTTTATTGCCCAAAGTTTGGTAGAAATAGGGTCCACAAGTAAGGAGGGATTTTTCGGCTTAAGAACATCTTATCAAAAAAATATCCAACCTTATACCGATTTTATCAGGAGCATTCTGAATACCGGCACCGGAGTCGACCGCTTTGGAAACGAAATTTTAAAAGAAGAAATAGATCCGGTGGTCTTGGGGAGATTTGAGGATATAGTAGGTCTAGAGACGAACATATACGGCTCAAAGGGTTTTGGTAGTTCAACGGTTCCCGGAACTTTCAAAGATATAGATCGTGCAGGAGGACTGCTGGATTTTGTACAATGGAATACTCGTGTGTCCAAATTCTTATCAGAATTTAGAGATATTGTCCTTTCCCGCGAGGATTTTAGTGATTTTGACGAAGGAACTGCTGCCGCAATCTCTGGCGCCCTCGGCGGCGCATCGCTTATTGTTGGCGGGGGTATTGGTACCGTTCTGGCTGGCGTCGGATTATTGGGCGCCCTTTTGATCGATTTGGTCAGCAACGCGATAAAGAGAGGCAATATTCAAAAAGATGCAAAAAATAAAAATTTTGATAGATTAACTTCTTTTAGAAAATTTGATAATACGATAGCGTACTCTATGAATCTCTTTGATACAGACGACAAAGATAAAGAAAAAAAATTAAGTTTCGCGGAAATACAAAGTGGCCTAGATGAATTTTCCAAGAGAATAAGAATACTTGAAGGCCATGTTAAAGATTTTGTAAAATCTCAAGAAGAATATTTTGATTTAGTTAATTTAAGCTTTACTGTCGAAAAGGCATTTGATAAGCTCGTTTACAGTGTTTTTACGAAGCCATCTCTTAAATTGATTGAAATTCCATATTATGAGAGCGTTGGAACTATCTTGGATAATCCGCCACTCTTTCCAAATATTAATTTTGTCACATATCGTGGAATCGATGATAAAATTTCTTTCTTTATGAATTCTGGCCAAGGAAGTCTGGAGCAAGCACCAATTATTTTTAGCGAAGAAGAGGAAAATTTTTACAAAACTTTTAGGGAAGCAAGAAAATTAACTGATTTCCAAGAAATTTTATTTATATCCGATGAATTTGAGAATCTTGCATCGGCTTTCGAAATAAGACGCCTCGCATCTCCACCGGAGAGCTATGAAGATTTTAAAAATTCTTCACCACAAATAATTACAAAAACTCTTGAAATCGGGGAAAAGTCCCCTTCTGCATCTTTTTTGGATAATATAACGCCAAATAAGAAATATTACTACATGTTTAGAGTTTTTGACAGACGAGGGATTGCTTCCAACCCAACGCCCGTCTATGAGATAGAGTTAGTAGAAAATAGCGGAGCAATTTATCCCCTGATAAGAAGCTATGACTTTCCAGAGGGCGAACAGAAAATAAATAAAAGTTTCAAGAGACTATTTAATATTGTGCCGAGAATTTCTCAGATCTTACCAAGAGAAAGCAGCCCGGAAACATATGCCGATTTATCTCGCGGAGAAACATCTATTTTGGGAACAGAAGAAGAGGCATTATTCGGAAAAACATTTAAGATAAGATTGAGTTCGAAAAAGACCGGAAAAGTTGTTGATTTGAATGTTAATTTTAAATCAACTGTTCACACAACACTTCCGGAGGTTGAAAAATAAAATGTTTTTGAATAATAAGTAAAAAAGAAACTATTTATTTTGTAAAAAAGTATTACGAGGATATATTAATATGGCTTTTTTAGATAACAGCGGCGACATTATTTTGGATGCCGTATTGACAGACGCGGGAAGAGAGAGATTAGCAAGGGGTGATGGTAGTTTTAAAATTACCAAATTTGCTTTCGGAGATGATGAGATCAATTATGAATTGTATAATAGCAATGATTCTAGGGGATCCGCATTTTATGATTTGCAAATCCTGCAAACTCCAGTATTGGAAGGATTCACAAACAACACTTCTTCAATGAAGTCAAAATTGATCACAATTACCAGAACAAACGTTCTTTATTTGCCAATCATTAAATTTAATAATAATGGCACTGGATATCAATTGAATCAGGTTGCAACTTTAGCATCTGGACTAATTGCGGTCGCAGTTGACAAAGATACTCGCGTTGCTCTTGGCTCTGGCGCCGATTCTGCGGGCATTGGTACAGCATACGATGCGTTTGATCCAAAAAATGCCGAAAACCCACTTATTCTCAATCAAGGTCTCGATACGACGGCAATTAGCAAGGACGCTGCAATTCCACCGGACCTAAATGAAACTCAATATACGATAGAGATGGATAATCGCCTGATAACATTGACTGATTCATCGGGACTTGACGCGACTCCATCATTCATTGATGATGACTCAATAGCATCTTATTCGGTGTCGGAGACAACATTTGTCACCGATAGTACGGGAGACACCGGAGATTCTAACGCAATTGCTGGCCCAAGGGGGAGCACCCTGACGATCGGCCTAAGGTCCACAATTGACCTTCAATCGAGTACTTATTTATTTACAACTCTGGGCGGCACTGTCTCAACATATTATTTTGTAGACACAAATATACGAATCAGCGGTCAAACAACTGGATACAGAGTTGATTTACCAATTAGACTTTTAAAGAAACAATAGGATAGGATTAGAGTATGGCAACAACATATAAAACTTTAGTATTAGACAAAGATATAGCAAATACGAGAACATTGCTCCACGAGGCTATACCAATTACTGGATCGATTGTTTCAGGAACTTACGATGACGAAAATATAAAAAATTATGCACACGGAATGTTTCAGAGTGTATATGATTATCCATATTTGAGTTCGTCGGCTAATCATATTTTTGATTTGAGTGTCGGATATACTTCCGATTCTCCACTTTCCGGCTCTGCCTCTTCTCAAAACGCAAAAAAGATTAATATTTATAATCAGATGGCCATGGTATTGGCTGGTTTTGATGAAAATAACAATATTCGCCAATTCGATAAGGACGGTGACTATAGTAGTGCTGGCGATAGCATGAAGGAATGTGTTTTCATCAACTTCTCTCGCCTCTTATCAAAAGATGAAATTAAAAAACAATCGTTCATCTTGTCGTTTGCGACCGGTGGTACGCCCTCTTCTCCAGATTTTGGATCTCTTTTGACAATCTCGGATTACGGAGCAAACGACGATTACAGAACAAATTCGCCAGCCGGAGAATACGGAATTTTGTATACATCTTCAATCGCGGCAGAGGATACTGGGGTTGGCTTGCTATATTATCAAGCAGGAATCGCGGTATTGACAGCATCAATTTTTGACGGGGAATTTGGAGCACCTGCTGCAACCTATGATACGGCCTCGATTGACGCAGTTTTGACAGGATCAGAAATTTCCTCTTCCTGTGACGGGATAAGAAATAGATGGAATGATTTGGATTTCAATAATACGACTGAATTAAATTCAACAATTTATTTTTGCAGAGCAGGAACTAATGAATTTAACTATAGTTCAAATCCGACCTATCTTTCTGGCAGTAAAATCAGATTAAAAAATATCTCAACAGACACTCCAGCATCTTATATTACCACAATTGGACTATATTCCGACGACAATGAATTGTTGGCTGTTGCAAAAGTTTCGGAACCTCTCAAGAAGGATCCAACAAACGAACTTACGATTAGGGTTAGATTAGATTATTAGTGACTCCTCGCGAAAGAAGTTGAAATAACTACTATTTATTAATGATATGACATTTAAGAAGTTCGAGGAAAAAGATATACTCTATAATGTTTTGGAAACAAACCCAGAGCAGTCCTTCAAGGTATACGACGCAAAAATATATCACAACAATAAGGCAGTAATTTCTGGATCGTTTGCAGATCCAACACTTTTGGTACCGCAGGGATTCGTTTCTCTATATGAATTAAATGTAGATAGAAATGAAGCTGCTACCGGATTAATCTACCCCTTTGTTACGAAAGATGGGAGCCTAATAGGCACAAAAACGATATCCACAACAACATTCAATACGGATTTTTCTTATGGCGATACGATTACTGGGAGCTATCCACTATCTTCCAGCATAAAGAGAGATTTTTATCAACTCGGTCAAGCACGTCCAGAAATAAATGCGCTAAAAAATGTACTAAACTCTTATACCATCCTGTCTAGACAATACGAATATAATTCTTCCTTTGGGGATAAGGAAACGCAGCCTCTGGGGTTGATTTCTATTCCTTCAATTCTATATGGAGATTCAATTAAGAAGGGAAGCTTGGAATTGGATTTCTATATTTCTGGCACATTAATTGGTAGCCTAAAAGACGAGAGAAGAAATGGAGAAATGGTTCAAACTGGCCCTCCTGGTAGTAATGGCTCTGGATCCGTCGCAGGAGTTGCTTTATATAATGAAGGATTTATTTTATTAACCGGATCATGGACTTTAGAAACGGGAATTGCTAGAAATTATTTAAATGATATTTCAAATTTACAAACTTCCTCGTGGCTCTTTTACGGATGTGGTGCCAATGATGATTTGCCGTCTGGAATTATCCCTTCGTCAAGTTATTCTTTGAATATGAATGGTGTAAATAAAATACCCACCCTAACGATGTTCGCACATGCAAACAAGGCCGAAATGAATCACTCCAACAATCCAACTTACATAGAACACGGCCAATCAACGGCTCCTTCGACGGGAACATTTTCGTATATAGAGGGCAAAAACATAAAAATAAAAAACACAGTAAGCTCTTCATACGTTGATCCTACTGGTTCTTTTGAAAAAATAACATATATTTCTAAAATCGGAATTTATGATGAAGAAAAAAATCTAATTGGCGTTGCAACGGTGGCATCTCCCGTTAAAAAAACTCAAGATAGGGACATTACTTTTAAATTAAAGTTGGATATTTAGTGATATTAGGATTAGACATAAGCACAAGCATAGTCGGAGTATGCGTCATGAACGATAACAAAATCGTTCATACGGAGTACATTGACTTGCGAAAAGTTGGAAACTTCTTTGAAAAGGCCCGAAAAGTTGAAGATTCCCTGAAAGAAATAAAGAAGAATCACAATATCGAGCACATCTTTATTGAGCAAGCTCTCATGTTCTTCCGCAGAGGAGGCTCAACGGCAAAAACAATGTCCGTTCTCCAGAGATTCAATGGAATTGTATCCTGGCAGTCCTATCAACTCTTCGATATGGAGCCAAACTATATAACTCCCATCTCGGCAAGATCAAAATGTGGAATAAAGGTAGCCAAGGGCAAAAAAGCCAAAGAAGTTGTCATGGAACATTTTATTGAAAGCGAAGAGTTCGAAATAATTTATACAAGACACGGCAACGTTCAGAAATACTGCTACGATATTGCTGACGCTGTGGTAGTTGCTCGTGCAGGGCACTATTTATTACAGGAAAGGAGTTAGTTAAGATGAAAATATCTAAAAAAGATTTGATTAATATCATTAATGAAGAAATGGGGAGAATCGGCGCCACTGGTGTAACAAAGAGTGCACTTGCATCATCAGAAAGGGAGCGATCAAAATCTATTCGTTCCGGAGAAACTCTGGGCGGCGACGTCTCGAATAGGGAGAGAGCAATTATTCAGGATGTTGAGGAACTCCTAATAAAAATTGCAGAATCGGATGATCTAAATAAATATAGACAACATCTTCAAGCCCTATTATTCCGTATAAGGGACAGGTCTCAATCGCAATCACCAAATTAAAATAATCCTTGACACGCAGTGGTATTCATGTTATATTATTAATATGGACGAAAAGCTTTCGATTATAATTGGCTTCCTTGGGAAATCTTATAAATCAAACAACGAGCATTTGTTTAAATGCCCGTTTTGTAAGCATCACAAGAGGAAATTCTCTGTCAATATCCAGCGCGGTGTTTACAAGTGCTGGGTTTGCGACGAAAAAGGAAGGAATCTTTATCGATTGGTTCGCAAGTTCGGATCACACAGGGATCAAGAGGCTTGGAAGGCATTTTCTGGTGAGAAAACAGACTTAAATGAATTTGAAAGTCTTTTTGAAGAGATCGAAGAGGATAAAATTGAGCAGATTATAGAAATGCCACCAAATTTTCATACTTTGACTGGAAATTGCAAATTTAGGGTACCATTGGGGTACCTTGAAAAACGAGGCATTACAAGAAAGGACATCCTAAAATGGAAAATTGGCTTTTGTTCCGATGGCCCATTCAAGGGAAGGATCATAATCCCATCATTTAATGAAAATGGAGACTTAAATTATTTCATAGCAAGAACATTTACAGACGATTATAGAAGATATAAAAATCCTCCAGTCAGTCGCGACATAGTATTCAATGAATTGTATGTTGATTTTGATAAAGAGGTCACAATTGTTGAAGGAGCGTTTGATGCTGTCAAAGCAGATAACGCAGTTCCTATTTTGGGCTCAACAATTAGAGAAACATCTAGACTATTCAAAAAGATAGTCAAGAACAATACGCCGGTTTTGTTGGCATTAGACCCAGATGCAAAATACAAAGCTGAAAACATCAAAAGATTGCTTTTTAAGTACGGAATCGAAGTCCGCGAACTGCAGTATGATGATGAGAGGGACGTAGGCGATATGTCCAAAGAAGAAGTAGAAAAATTAAGTCAAGATGCGCCAGTTATTAGAGAAGAGGATTCTTTAGTATCTGCAATTTTTGACTTATAGGAGAAAAGTTTGAAGTTTGCCCACATAGCAGATACCCACATTAAAAATTTAAAATATCATTACGAGTATAGGATTGTTTTTGACAAGCTGTACGACATTTTGAGAAAGGAGAGGCCAGATTATATTGTCCATTGTGGCGACATTGCTCACACCAAGACACAAATCAGCCCAGAGTTCGTGGAAATGTGCTCTGAATTTTTAAGCTCACTTGCTGATATTGCGCCAACTTACGTTATTTTGGGAAATCACGACGGAAACCTGCGCAATAGCAGCCGTCAGGACGCCCTGACACCCATCGTGGAGGCTTTGGCACACAAAAACCTACACTTACTTAAGAAATCCGGCGAAATCCCCCTACGGGGAAATGTAACGCTAAATGTTTTGTCTGTTTTCGACGAAGGTGGGTGGGCTGAGCCATCAAATCCGAACAGAATTAATATTGCACTTTATCACGGATCTGTCTCGGGCGTCGTCACGGATACTGGGTGGGTAATGACTCACGGCGAGCATCCAATTGAGATTTTCGAAGGTCATGATTATGGCTTTTTGGGAGATATTCATAAAACAAATCAATCATTGGACAAAGAGGGGAGGATTAGGTACTGTGGGTCAACAATTCAACAGAATCATGGAGAAACAAACGATAAGGGAATCTTACTATGGGACATTCAAGATAAAGAAGACTTTATTTGTCGCCATATTGAGCTTAAAAATCCGAGGCCTTTTGTAACAATTGAATTGACCCCGAAGGGGAAGATGCCCCGAAATGCATCCAAAAAAATTCCCTCCACCGCTCGCCTACGACTTGTTTCAAACAATAATTTGCCGCTAGATGTTATGAGAAAAGCAGTCGAGGTGGCAAAGCGAAGATTTAAGCCAGAGAGTATTACATTCTTAAATCGTGCAACTGGTCAGCGGGGAGATGTTCAGAATATTACGGATGGTCTCGAAACAGAGGATCTTCGAAATATCCAAATTCAGGAGGAATTAATCAAAGAATATTTAAAGGATTTTGAAGTTGATGAAGAATTAATGAAAAGAGTTTTGGATTTAAATCTGAAATATAATAAAATTGCAGAAGAGAAGGAGGAGGTTTCCAGAAATATTAATTGGAGGTTGCGATCAGTTGAATGGAATAATCTCTTTAACTACGGAGAGGGAAACAGTATAAATTTTGATAATATTGAGGGGATCGTTGGTATTTTCGGAAAGAATTTTTCCGGCAAATCTAGTATCATTGATTCAATTTTGTACACCATTTTTAATTCGACATCCAAAAATGATCGAAAAAACCTAAATATTATTAACCAGAATAGGGAATATGGTAGTGGAAAAATTAAAATTTCCATTGGTGATACAGATTATTACATTGATAGAAATTCAGAAAAATATACCAGGAAACTCAAGGGGCAGACAACACAAGAAGCGAAAACAAATGTTGATTTCACCATGTATGACCCGAACTTTGGAGATACAGAGAGTCTAAATGGCCTTACAAGAAACCAGACAGATAAGAATATTCGCAAGGTTTTTGGAACTCTAGATGACTTTCTATATTCGTCGATGGCCTCACAGCTTGATTCTCTGACTTTTATAAAGGAAGGGTCAACAAAGAGGAAAGAAATTCTTGCAAAGTTCCTTGATCTTGAATTTTTTGAACATAAGTTTCGCTTGGCAAAGGAAGATGCCTCGGATACGAGAGGAGCACTGAAAAAATCCGAAGGAAGAGATTTTAACAGTGAGATTTTAGCAGCCGAAGACGATCTTGAGGAAGCAAACAATAAGTTAGAAAAGAAAAAGTCAGCATGCGAGAACTTTAAGATCGGCCTAGAAGATTGTAGTGGTCAAATTGGAGAAATCAACGAGAAAATCAAGTCAATCCCGGCCGAAATCATTGATGTTATGAAGGTTCAACAAGATTTGTCCGATAAAAAGAATCAATTGATCTCTGTTTCAGATCAAAATGAAGAATTTTATCTTAGTAGAGATCAAGACAGGGATACATATCGCAGGGTAATTGAATTTTTGGAGGAATTTGATGTAAAATCCTTATTTGATAAGCAAGATCGAGCAAATGACCTTTTAGATCAAATTGCTTCATTAGAGAACTCATTATCGACCGAGGAAGAGGAACTAAAGAGGAATAAAAACAAAGAAACACTTCTAAGTGGTATTCCTTGTGGAACTTCTTTTCCAAAATGTAAGTTTATTAAGGACGCCTATGTTGCAAAGGCAACAATTCCACTCAACGAGAAAGAGGTGGAAAACCTAACAGACCAAATCGATGATTTGAGTGACGATATTCAAGAAATTAATCCAGACGGCGTCGAAGAAGAGATTAAGGCATACAATGGCCTTCTTGATAGGAGAAACGAGCTATCTAATAAAATAACAAACTATGATTTGAAAATAGAGAAAAATTCAACCTTGATGAAGTCTTTGATGAAAGATATCGAAGGCCTTGAGGAAAAAGTATCAGAATATGAATTGAATAAAGATGTAATCGAGAACCTTGAGAACCTTGCAAAGAGTTTGAAAACACTGAAAATAAAATCTCAAAACTTTCAGAATAGTATGGAGAGTTGTAATGCCTCAATTCTTGCTTTGTACAAAACGGTTGGGTCTCTGGAGGAGAAAGTAAACAATCTTGTCGCCAAAAAAGAGGAATTTTTAGATTTACAGGAAGAATTTTCTGCATATGATCTCTATATGCGAGCTATGCACCCGAACGGCATCGCGTATGACGTAATTAAGAGAAAGCTTCCCGTTATTAACGAAGAGATTGCAAAAATTCTAGCAAATATTGTCGATTTTGAGGTCTTTTTTGAAGATGATGGCAAAAGATTGGACATCTTCATCAAACATCCTCGCCATGAGCCGCGCCCGCTTGAGATGGGTTCTGGAGCAGAGAAGACAATTGCAGCAATGGCCATTCGTCTTGCCCTTTTGAGTGTATCTTCTCTTCCAAAGTCAGATATTTTTATTCTTGATGAGCCAGGAACAGCATTGGATGAGGAAAATATGCAGGGATTCATTGATATTCTTGATTTGATAAGATCCTATTTTAAGACCGTCCTGCTTATTTCCCACCTTGATAGCCTAAAAGATTGTGTTGATGTACAAATCACGATTGACAAGAAAAATGGATATGCCTTTATTCAACAATAGAACTATTTATAGTTATTGAGAAGGAATTTATGACAATGACTGAAATGGCAAAAGGTGCAGTAGATAAAGTTTTAGAAAAAGTGGTTTCAAGAAAACTACTCGTTTGGGTCACGGCCACCGCGCTGATGTTTACCTCCAATATCGAAAGTGGAGATTGGCTTATTCTGAGCGCGCTATATATCGGGGGTCAATCCGTAATTGACGCAATCGTTAAATTGAAGGGAGCATGAGAAATGAAAATTACAAAAAAGCAACTTAGGGAAATTATTAAAGAGGAGAAGTCAACAATTCTGGCGGAAGATGAAGATGTCATCGCACAAATCCAACAATATATTGCGGACAATCCAATCCCCCGCACGCCCGAGGGAATGTCACTACCGACCTTTGTACACCAGCTCGAAGCCGGAGTTTTTGGGTTGGTGCCGATGGAATTCGAGGCATTGAGAGGGGCATATGATAAGCTCCGGCGCATACTGGATCCGGACGATAATAGCCACCTTTATGAAAAAAAGAAATCAGCTAGAATTGAAGTAGATATCTCTAAAAAATACCTCAAAAAGATCATCAAAGAGGAATTGTCCAGACTTTTCAAAGAAGAAGATGAGTCGCAAGGACAAGGAGGTCAAGGTGGATACCCACGACCACAAAGTCAGGGCAGTCAAGATACCGAAGAAGAAAAGCGCGCCCGAAAAGAGGACGAACTCGATATGTGGGACACCTACCCCGATGTTGTGGACATGTGGGCTGCCACTATTGGTTCTGCCATTGATCTTGGGGGATATGATAAGCTGATGCCATTTCTGGAGATGCTCACTGGCGGCTTCGAAAACGAAATCACAAATCATTATGCGAGCCTTTCTATGAAGCCATGGCGAGACATCAGGTCCATTGTCGCCAAATACGGCCATCAACTCGGTAAAACCAGGGGTGAAATCATAAGAACTATTCCCCCTAAGGGCACAATTGAAAGCTTTCAGAGTCGAAAAAAGAAGCTGTCCGAAATGGGATACAACGACGAACTTTCATACGCAGCTTTCTTGGAAGCTATCGATGAAGTGGTGGACTTTGGGTAATAAAAGGAATTAAAATTGATTAACATCAACATTGGCGACATTTTTAAGTCAGCAGGTTCATTTCTGATTAAAAACTGGCAAGGTGTTGGCTTAGTTGTTATGCTTGTCTTATTTTTTGTTACAAAAAATGATTATGCCTCCTTGAGAAAGTCTATGGAGGTCATGAGCACGAGCTATGAAGAGCAAATTGCCGCACTTGAGGAACTTCACAAGAAAGAGTTGGCAGCAAGAGAAGCCGCAATCATAGAATATGAAAGAGAGCTAAAAGAAATAACCGACAAATACGAAGAGGCGGTAGAAGATTTAAAGAAGGCTAAAGAAGAGGACATAAAAGAGTTCATCCGAGACTTCGAGGAACAGCCAGAAGAATTGGCAAGAGAAATTGAGGAGGCTTTTGGGTTTGAATATGTGGAATAAGGCACTGCTGTTATTCTTTTTGGGATTCTTAAACACAGCCCAGGCGTCTGATGGTAAATTTACCTTTATTCAAGCGGGGGAGCCGGCCCCGTTTACCGGAACTCTCTTTGATCCAGAGGCAACGGCAAGATTATTGGCGAATAATAAGTTTTTGAAAGAAGAGTACGACCTAAAGCTGGGATTCGAACTCGAAAAACAAAAAGCTCAGTATGAGTTAAAAATAGATCAGCTAAATATTACAATTGACACAGAAAGGGAAAGATTTGAGACAACCCTAAATATAAAAAATACAGAGATTGAGCAATTAAACAAAATCATCGCCAAAAAGCCCGGTAAGAACGCCCTTATGTGGGGAATTATCGGAGGATTTGTTGTCGGAGTCGGAGCAACAGTTGGATTATCTTACGCGGTAAACAAATGAAGAAAGATTTAAACGAAATCGCCAAGTATGAAATCGCCATTTCTAAGAAGTATGGAAAAGAGGCTATAAAACACCCCAAATCTGATTGGACTGACGAGAAAGAAAAAGAATACCAGCAACAACTTCGCGAATTGTATCAAAAAGAGGTAAAATACCGAGAAAAGAACGAAAAAGTAGAAGTTGATGGCATTTTAATAAGTAAAAAACTATTTAGTAAAGACGAGGATCGAGTTTGTCCGGTTTGTTCTTCATTTTCTTTTGATTTGCGAGACAATGTTTACATGACAAAGTTTGATTGTTGCTTTAAATGTTATATACAATGGGTCGAAGGCAGAGAAAATCGCTGGAAAGCAGGCTGGCGCCCACAACAAGAGGAATAAATTATGAAACTTACGAAATCACAATTGAGAAAAATCATTAAAGAAGAGCTTGAATCTATTTCTGAAGGTTTTAAAGGTGGGAAATGGGACTGGAGCGAGGAGGAGGGTGGCGACGTTGACCTGGGCGGAACTCCGTTTAGCGACTCTTTCGACGGTCGCCAGAGTACAGAGTCTCCACAAACATCAGAAGAGCAGCATTGGATTAATTTAATCGCGGCCGTCAACGCCCTGTCAAGTGGCGATGTGCGAGTGTCGCGTTATTCCGGAAAAGAAACGCCAGTGGGCCAACGCGAGAGGCTCGCAGACAAGATCCGGCAATTAATGGCCGACACGAGGGAAGAATAATGGCAACAACATTAGAAATTATACAAGGTATTAATCAGGCAGCCGCAAATGCCTATGATGGCGCCCACGACGAACGCTTCGTAAGTGGAGATGCCAAGAAAATCGGACTAAGTCGAGAGGAGGGCTGTCCAATTATCGATTCTCGCGTCCTAGACGGCTTCGGGGTGAAAATTATCGGAGATATGCTTCAAATTAATTATGAGGCAAATATAAAATTGTCCGATGTTTATGCATCTGGATTCGAAGAGGAGTGTGATCGCAGAATTCATGCAATTGCGGACTTTCTTAAAAAAGAATATAAAATAATCACAGGGAAATCTCTTTCACTCTCTCCAAAAGAGGAAATAAAATGTATTGTGCAAAATACGAGTCGAATTAGGACGTTTGTTATGTGTCATAAACTTTTTAAAATTGGTGGAATGAAGAACGTTGAGACTCTTGGTGAGGGAATTTCAAATTCTGTGGATGTAAAATACCAAAAGTTTTTGAAAGAAGGCAGATTTTCAAACCATTATTGGACCCTTACATTAACTTCTGATATAAACGGAGGAATCGAGAATACATACGACGGACGCGCAGAGGGTGATATTTTGAAAACGCACCTGGAGCCCCGCGACGGCAAATTTGTGTGGCTCACAGGTAACCACAATGAAACTTCGAGCGTTCCCATCGGGGACCATATTTTAAAGAAGCACGTTAAATCTTAAAAGAATAACAAATGTCATACACACTATCCAAAAAGGAAATAGTAGCTGAAATATTAAAGTGTGGAAAAGATCCGGTCTATTTCGTAAATAATTACGCAAGAATCTCACATCCGATCAAGGGACTTATTCCATTCAAGACATATGATTATCAGGCGGATTTGTTAGTTGATTTTAATGATTATCGCTTTAATGTAATCCTCAAAGCACGACAGTTGGGTATCTCAACCATCGCTGCCGGCTATATTGTTTGGATGATGTTGTTTCATAGAGACAAAAACATCCTCGTTATGGCCACAAAGTTCAAAACAGCGGCCAACCTTGTTAAGAAAGTCAAGGCAATTATGAAAAATATTCCGAATTTCCTTCTCATCGCGGAAATATCTATCGACAATAGGGCATCTTTCGAACTTTCTAACGGCTCTCAGATCCAAGCCGCATCTACTTCCGGCGATGCTGGTCGTTCTGAAGCCCTCTCTCTTCTGGTGATCGACGAGGCCGCACACGTTGAGAATTTGGATGAATTATGGGCCGGCTTATATCCCACAATCTCAACTGGTGGTCGAGTGATCGCATTATCAACTCCAAATGGTGTGGGAAATTGGTTTCACAAGACATATAGCGAGGCATCGGAGGGATCAAACGATTTTCATCCCATTATGTTGAACTGGGACGTCCATCCTGACAGAGATCAGGCTTGGTTCGACAAAGAAACAAGGAATATGTCTCGCCGAGAGATAGCCCAAGAGCTAGAATGCAACTTCAATACATCAGGTGAGAGCGTGATCCACCCAGACGACATTAACTGGATAGAGGGAATGGTATGTGATCCTAAATATAGGGCAGGATTCGACAGAAATATGTGGATTTGGGAAGAATATGATCCTCAATGTTCTTATTTGCTGGTGGCAGACGTTGCCAGAGGCGACGGCGCAGATTATTCTGTGTTTCATATTATAAAACTAGAAACAATGGAGGTTGTTGCGGAATATCAAGGAAAACCAAGTTTGGATATGTACTCCAACGTCCTCATGCAAGCGGGAAAAGAATATGGAAACTGCTTATTGGTGGTGGAAAATGTTGGAATTGGAATATCTGTGCTTGAAAAGCTCATTGATTTAGAATATTCAAACTTATATTACTCCGTAAAAAGCACTCATGAGTTTGTAGAGAGTCACCAGGGCGAAAGAATGGCCAACGCAGTGGCGGGATTTACTACTTCTTTAAAAACACGGCCCCTTATTGTGGCAAAATTGGAAGAATTTGTGAGAAACAAACTAATTAAAGTATATTCTGTTCGCTTTTCCAACGAATTGCGCACTTTTATCTGGCATAATGGCAAACCTCAAGCAATGAGGGGATATAATGATGACTTAATAATGTCATTAGCAATAGCATGCTGGGTAAGAGACACGGCGCTAACAGTAAATAAAAGAGATATAGAATTTAAAAAAGCTTGTTTAAACTCAATGGTTGCTGTCAATACAAAAATAAATACAACAATTCCAGGAATGGAAGGTTATAATAAGAAAGAGGCCTTGGATGAAAAAATGTTTAAGGCAAAAGAAGACTATAAGCAATATTCATGGCTAATAAAAGGATAAGAAATGGCTGATCAAAAAAAGAATCCAAATAATCCACAATCTGAATTATTTAGAAGACTAACAAGACTATTTTCCGGACCAATTGTAAACTGGCGTACACAAATGAACCGGAAGATTCGAAGAAGCGCCCTGGACAAATATTCCACGCAATTCAGGTCAGCGTCGGGTCAACAATTCAGAAGATCAGAATACAGCCCGTTTGATGTCATGCATTCAAAAATAATGGCACAACAAAACAGGGCAGAAAGATATATTGACTATGAGCAGATGGAATATATGCCCGAAATTGCATCTGCTATGGATATTTATGCAGATGAGATGACGACTCATTCAGCATTGTCTCCCATGTTGCACGTTGAGTGTTCAAACGAAGAAATTAAATCTATTTTGAGGTCATTATACGAAAATATTTTAAATATTAATCACAATCTCTATGGCTGGTGCCGATCTATGTGCAAATTCGGAGATTTTATTCTTTATCTCGATATTGACGAGAGAATTGGAATTAAATCCGTAATCCCCATCCCGCTTAAAGAGGTGGAGAGAATGGAGGGAGAAGATCCAACAAATCCCAATTATGTCCAGTACCAGTGGAATTCTGCCGGTATGACTTTTGAAAATTGGCAAATTGCTCACTTTAGAGTGTTGGGAAATGACAAATACTCCCCGTATGGTACTTCGGTTCTTGAGTCTGGAAGGAGAATTTGGAGACAATTGACACTAATGGAAGACGCAATGATGGCTTATCGCATCGTTCGCTCTGCTGAGCGCCGCGTTTTTTATATTGATGTGGGTAACATCGCTCCGCAAGATGTCGAAACCTTTGTCCAGAAAACAATTACTTCCATGAAGAGAAATCAAGTAGTTGATGCCAATACGGGCCGCGTCGACTTACGTTATAATCCGCTTTCGGTAGAAGAGGACTATTTCATTCCAGTTCGCGGCGGTGAATCATCAAAAATCGAAACATTGCAGGGTGGACAGTTCACTGGAGACATTGATGATGTTAAATATCTTAGAGATAAACTCTTTGCTGCACTGAAAATTCCGTCCGCATACCTCTCAAGTGATTCGGAGGGGGGAGCTAACGAGGATAAAACAACTTTAGCACAAAAAGACGTAAGATTTGCACGGACAATCCAGAGGTTGCAGCGCGCCGTTATCGCAGAACTTGAAAAAATAGGAATTGTCCACCTCTATACGCTTGGTTTCAGGGGTGACGATCTTGTTGGTTTCAGGTTGAAGCTAAATAATCCCTCCAAGATAGCAGAAATGCAGGAATTAGAGCACTGGAAAATTAAATTTGATATTGCGGGGGGTGCAACGGAGAATTTCTTTAGCCGTCGCTGGATTGCTCAAAATATTTTTAATTTATCGGAAGAGGAATTTGTCAGAAATCAAAGAGAAATGTTTCACGACAGAACGTATGAGGCAGAATTGAATGCAGCCGCCGAATCCGCCGGCGAACAGGCCGCCGCCAGTTTGGGTGGGGACCTCGGACTCGGTTCTGATGAAATGGGAGATTTGGGTGATGATATGGGTGGAGATGATTTTGATCTCGGTGGAGAGGATCTCGGTGGAGAGGATCTCGGAGGAGAGGGTCCCGGCGACGATGACGAAGGTGCCCTCTTGGCAGCTCCGGCAAAAAGAGATGATCGCTCAAGAAAACACACAAAAAGATCTCTCTCCAAGAAAGCTAAGGGAAAGAAATACGTTTCTAAAAAATTTAGAGGCGGAGACAGCCGCACCGGCCGTCAACACAATTATTCAGCCATGGCCATACCAAAACAAAAAGATATTACCCCAGGAATGTCCGATTTAATGGGTCTTTCTAGGGGTATTTACGAAGTTGGAGAGCCTACTTATAATAGCGAGGAAACATTGCTATTCGAGGCTAAATCAGAAATTCGTGATTTAATTGTAGAATTAGAAAATTCGGAGATTCAGATAAATGAAGATGAAACACAACAAAAAGCGTAATACAGCCTTTATTTTTGAGGCGCTAATAAGAGAATTGACAAAGTCAGTTATTGATAAAGATGATCATAAAAAGCGCACGATAATGACGCTGATAAGAGAGCACTTTAAGGGCAACACTACTTTGGCTAAAGATTTGGAAATTTATAAATCCATCCTTTATACTAAGAATGTAGATAAAAATACTGCCCAAAGAATTATTTTTGAATCAAGAATGCAGAAAAAGGGAATAAATCATAAACAGCTCTTCGAAGAGCAGAGTGCGATTATCAATAAGATAAATAAGAATGTATCCTCGGAGGTTTTTTCAAATTTTATTCCAAACTATAAAGATTTGGCAACAGTTTTCCAAATTTTCAATCCTAGGGTTAAAACAAGACAAAGAGTATTGCTGGAAAATCAAATGGTTAGCGGTATGATTAGTCAAGAAGAGAAGGATAGGGATTTATTAAAGCCAATTGATAATTTAACATATAAGACATTCGTTAAAAAATTCAATGAAAAATACTCAGGACAACTTTTAGAAGAGCAAAAACTTCTTTTAAGCAGATATATTGGGTCATTTTCGGATAATGGTGTTGAAATGAAAATTTTTTTAAATGAAGAAATACCAAGATTAAGAAGGGCGGTAACTGAATCTTTAAATTCGAGAGAGATAAAATCAGACGTAGAGATGTTCGAAAAAACAAAAAAAGTTTTAGAAATATTGGAATCAACATCAAAGCGAACTCTTGATAATAAATTTATTCACGAAATTCTAAAAATTCAGAATTTAGTTAAGGAATTACAATAAAATGCCAATTACAATTCAGGTCGGAGGCGCACATCTAGAAAAAACAGTTACTCTAGAATTAAAAGCTAGAAAATCTCTGGATGGGAATATTCTAATTTTTGATCACGAAGAAATGGATATTGTAATAATGCCGCAAAAGAGCAAAGTCGTAACTTTCGCTAAAAATGACTTTTCGGAAACAGTTTATGAGGCGCAAAGTCGTCTTTTTGAATTTCTAAAGAGGCGCGGAGTGGTTGATTACGAGTCCGTAAGGGGAGGTAGTGTTTATGGGTCTCTTGAGGGTCTAATTCCGACTCCGAAAGATGAGGACATCAACGCTGTAGATTACACAATTTATGGAATTTATAAATTTTTAAAAGAAGAGCAACCATATTATGATTATATTGAAGATTATGAAAAGATGCTCGATGATTATTATACACACCCCACAGATAAAGACTCAACAGAGCTTGGAGAAGTTCCGCAGGCTGCAGAAAAGGGGTCAATCAAGCCGGGATACACTTATCAGCCATATTGGATGAGCTATATGCTCGAAGAACAAAAGAAGGACTAGTGAGTCTTTTTTATTTTATCCTAACAGCCTACGGCTTGACTCAACTTCTTTGTTACGGAAAAGTTTTTGCCAAGATAAGGCCAAGTGGTTATTTTTGGACTTGCCCTATGTGTGTGGGATTTTGGGTTGGTGTCTTTTTATGCGGCGTTAATCCTTTTACCGAACTATTTACTTATGAATTAACGCCCGTGAATTTTTTAATTTGCGGCTGGCTAAGTTCAGGGACATCATATATACTAAACATGGTCTTTGACGACTGTGGCATCAAAATCCAAAACAAGGGAGGTGATTAAATGCTTAAAAGATATATGCTTCAAAACGTCCGCCGCTGCAAAAACGGTTGTTGACTACTTTTAGGGAGGGGAGAAAATGAGTAAAATTTTACTAAGAGAATACTACGCTCTCTGCGAAGGGGGCATCTGCCAAGATCTTCTGACAGAGGCAGAAAAGAGAGATATCACAGAAAATAATTCCATGTATCTTACTGGGTTAATGCAGCTAGCTGAGACTCCGAATGGTAATGGGAGAATTTATCCTATGCAAACTCTTATGAGAGAGATAAAAACATATCAAAAACTTGTCAAAGAGCGGCGTGCCCTGGGCGAGCTGGATCATCCAGACGATTCCGTTATTAATCTAAAAAATGCAAGCCACATGGTTACAAATATCTGGGCAGATGGCCCAAAAGTTATGGGAACAGTTAAAATTCTCGATACTCCATCCGGAGGGATTTTGAGATCCCTCGTTGAATCGGGAGTTCAATTGGGTATTTCTTCGCGAGGACTTGGTTCGGTCACAGAAGGACAACAGGGAACAATGGTCGAAGATGATTTTCAGCTTATTTGCTTTGATTTTGTCTCAGAGCCAAGCACGCCAAATGCATTTATGAATTTGCAGGAAGGCAAGCAATATAAAGAGCCAAACATTTTTACTAAAGCCGATAGGATTAATCGTGCCTTGAACAATATTTTGGATAATAAATGAAAAAACAAGAACTACAAAAAATTTTAAAACCCCTCATTAAGCAATGCATCAAAGAAGTCATTTTTGAAGAGGGAGTTTTGTCAAATTTAATCAAAGAGGTGGCAGTTGGTATTGGCTCCCAGCAAACGATTGTTGAAGCCAAGACGCCAGAGCCAGAACGCGACTTCTCAAGACAGCGAGTCGAGCTTCAAGAAGAGGCTCGGCAATCCATGAGTGCGAAAAAAAGAAAATTAGAAGAATCACTCGGTGGTGGTTTTGCGGGAATATTCGAAAACGTTGAACCCATCAAGAGGCCCGGATCCCCAGGCCAAAAAACAAGCAATGGCCCACTATCAAATTATTCTCCAGATGATCCCGGCGTTGATATAAGTGGAATTATGGCAATTGCCGGCGGAAACAATTGGAAAAACATGATTTAGTTTATTTTTTTGACTATTTATTGAGAGGGAAGAAATATGTCAAGATATAGGCCAAGTAGGAGTAGAATATCTGGGGACTCCACGATAGATGGAGATTTGGATGTCTCAAAAAATATTGAAGGCGTCCGCCGCTATTTGCTTGACGACGGAGGCGATGGTCTGGGCTACGGCGGAGAAGTTGGAGAAACACTCAACTTATATGTCGATTCTTCATCTGGAAGTGATAAAAATGATGGCCTAACCTCTGGTAGTGCCCTGAAAACACTAAAGAAGGTATTGGAAAGAATACCAACTGGAATTGAGCTTTACGATTCGGGGGGCACTTATCAGGCTGTTTCTGTCTACTGCGCACAGGGCGACTATACCCTTCCTTTAAATTTTCAAGCCCATAATGCCATCTTCTATGGTACAACATCAAGTCTTGACGCTGGCACCTGGACGACAGTTTCTTCCTCGAAAGCAGATGGCTCGATTATCGATGCAATTCTTGGGAGCACTTACGCAGAAGACGATTTGCGAGGCAGCCCGATTGAGATTGGGGACAATGGATTTTTACCTTTCCGAAAAGCTTGGATTTACGCAAACGAGGCTACATCTGGCCCTGCCACCAGACTTTATATCGCCCACTCTCAGGGTCCCACAAGCCTCCCAGGAACAAACACTCTTTCAATTAAGGGCCTTGGTACAAAATTCGTCATCCCACCCGATGCTGTAAACGGAAGCACATCAGATCCTAGTGTTCACTTTTCTTCAGAGTTGACATTTTGGGATATCGAGTTCGATGCAGATCCCGCAGCTGGCGCCGGAACCACTCTTTATAATAAGTGTGTTCAAAAGATCGTTTATAATGGCTGCAAGTTTGGTGCACCAGGCTCAATATTGAAGGCACTATCTGCCAACTTTGGAAGAGTTAATATAACAACATGTTATTCTCAAATGACAACTGCCCTAAACGGAGGAACGCAGGGCGCCCTTTATATTAAATCGACAGTTATGGACGGATCAAACCAATTGATTAAGGCACTTAGTGCAGGATCATTAATTGTTCAAGGGGAAGTTGTGTTTAGAGAATCAGATGGCATTCAGGTGAATGGCACAACGACTTATGATTCAAATGCGGCACTTTTTAGATTTCTTGAGTTTACTGGCTCCACAACATGCCCCCGCGCCGTTGGGGTAAATACGATAGCATCCGATTATTACGATGGGGTCGTTGATTTGCCAGAAATGTACGGAGCAATTACGGGAGATTATGCTGTCGAGGCAGCAAATGGAGCGAGAGTTTTCTATAATCCCAACTCTTCCCTGTCAAGCTCTCTTGGTATCAATGTGGTCTCCGCTGACGGCGGAACCTCAAATATAAGTACGATGCCAGATTTAACTTTTATTAGCGGCGCAAATCCACCATTTAAAGAATACGAAATTCGCTATTCTCCGGGAACTCCGGGAGATTGGGCAGCAACTGCCCCAGATGATTCGCAAGATGCAATTGATAGATTGGCGGCCGCCGTCGAGGGCCTTCTCGGAGGAGCTATTCCATAATGTCAAGATTTAGACCCAGTAGAAATTATGTTAGTGGTGAATTTGTTGTAACAGGAGGTCCTGTCGATATAGAGGGGGATCTCGTTGTTTCCGGTACCATTACTGCCAATGAATATAACGTCAACGTTATTAATACAAACGTAACTCACATTGATGCGGACGGTAATACGAAATTCGGTGATACTCCTGACGATACTCACCAATTTACTGGATCAGTTTTTATTGACGGCCCGCTTTCAGCAAGCTCAATCGTTGGTGGGGGCGCCACAACACCCGGCGCACCTTTAACATCTGTTCAATATAATGACGGAGGTGCTTTCGCTGGTGATGCTAATTTTACTTGGAATGACACAACAAGCGCACTGACCATAACAGGCGACATTACCGCGTCTGCAAATGTTTCAGGCGCCTTCTTTTATGGTGATGGTTCTGGTCTAACGGGAGTCACAGCAACAGCAGCACCCGCCGGCTCAAATACAGAAATTCAGTTTAATGCTGACGGAGTGACCGCAGCAGACGCAGACCTTGTTTGGCTAACAGGAAGTAATTCCCTCACAGTCACAGGAAATATCACAGCTTCTTCCAACATTTCGGGCGCCTTCTTCTATGGTGATGGCTCTGGGTTGACGAATTTACCTTCTGCGGCCATTACAACCTATGATACTCCGGGAGATGACAGAATTGTCACCTCTGTAGATGCGACAACGGTCCAGGGTGAGGCGAGCTTAACATTCGATGGCACAACTTTGGCTGTAACTGGAGATATATCTGGCTCCGGAAATGTCTCTGGATCAGATTTCTATGGCGGAGGCTCAAATCTGACCGATTTAAACGCCTCCAATATATCCGCAGGAACTCTCGATAATTCACACCTTCCAGCAACGATCAGCGTAACAAATATAACAGCCAGCAATTTGGTTTCTGCCAGCTTGTTTTACGGTGACGGCTCAAACTTAACAAATGTGGCCACCGACCCTGCTGGTCTAAACACAGAAATTCAATTTAACGACGGTGGCGCCTTTGGTGCAGACTCAGATTTTGTGTGGGATAAAACAGCAAATCAGTTATCCATTACGGGTGACATAAGCGCCTCGGTTAATATATCAGGTAGCGCTTTTTACGGCAATGGGACAAATTTAACAGATCTAAACGCATCCAACATTTCGGCAGGAACCTTAGACAATGTTAGACTACCAGCAACAATTAGTGTCACCAACGTAACTGCGAGCACTCTCGTCTCCGCAAGTTCTTTTTACGGAGATGGATCGAATTTAACCGGAATTGCAGCAGGATCAGACACACAGGTTCAATATAAGGAAGCGGGTAAATTTGCATCAGACACAGAATTTACTTGGGACAAACTAAACAACATTCTAACTCTCGGCGGAGTAAGCGGCTCTGGAAACATCTCGGGCTCTGACTTTTATGGTGGAGGCGCAAATTTAACAGATCTAAATGCGTCAAACATTTCAGCGGGAACTCTCGACAACGCAAGATTGCCAGCTACGATTAGCGTGACAAACGTAACAGCAAGCTCCCTTGTATCTGCCAGTTTCTTATATGGCGACGGATCAAATTTAACAAATCTTCCAGCAGGATCTCCGGGTGGTTTAGACACGCAAATCCAATTTAATGATGGCGGTGTTTTTAATGGAGATGCGGAATTTACATGGAATAAGACAACAGACACACTAACGGTCACGGGAGACATCTCTGGCTCAGGAAACATCTCAGGATCATTTTTCTACGGTGACGGTTCAAATTTAACAAACGTAAATGCATCTCTTTTGGTTGGCAACTCTCTCTTTGTCGATAGCGTCAATGGAAATGATGGAACCGCAACAAGAGGAAATGAATCGCTTCCCTATTTGACAGTCGGCGCGGCGATTACCGACTCTTTATCCGGAGATGTCATCTATGTTGGTCCTGGAGACTATCCAGAATCCGGTCTGTCTCTCCCCACCGGCCGTGCCCTGTTGGCTCCTGCCGGATACACTCAAACCTCTTTGGGCATAACATCGTCGGCAACCGACATCATTGCGACAGTTGATGATACTTGGGTTGAGGGATTCACCATCCATGTTCCAACCGGATCTGGCAACGCCGGAATTAGGTTCACTGGCACGGGTGGCACAATGCAGGCCTATTCTTTGGCTTATGCCGGCGATGGCGCCTCTGGTCTTGGGGACGGCTTTGTAAAGACGGGCACGGGAAAGGTCATCGGCGCGGAAGTTAGACTAGCTGTGGGTGGATTAAATTCTGTTATAAGAGTGGATCAGGGAGTCATGGCTTTCGAGTCAATACACGTTCCCGGAGCCACAGGTGTCATAGAAAATGTGGCAATAGCAGAGGGTTCTGGGCGGGCCCAACTTATCAATTTTAACGCCGGAAACCCGAATGTTGTAAACACACTAACAGTTTCTGGTTCGGCAACTGCGGTTTGTTTAAACGTCAATTGGTTCAATGTCCAAAATGGCATGAACCTCCTGCAAGACGGTGTTTCGGTAGAAATAAATGGTGGAAAAATTGAACCATCAACATATACAGTCAAGATGGATCTTGGCACAACTTGGACAAGCGCAACTAGCATTGATCTAATAAACGCCAATATAGTTCCAACATATTTTTTCCCACCCTCTGGCCTAGACACTCAATTCGAGGCATTCTATTCCCAAAAGAAAGGGGATAACTATTTGGGTGCAGCCAGACTCCTTGGTGTCGATTTTATCGCCGGCTTCCCAGAAAAGGGTGCTGGCCTGATGGCTGGCAAGGGCGCCTCGTATGGAATAAATACCAAGGTTTATACGAGCGACGGAACAGACACTTCCACAACTGTTGGTAATGTCACCGATGTATCAACCACGGCTTCTTCGTTGGCTGATTCAACATTCACTTTTGAGGGTGGAGCAGTAGATCATTGTATTTATTATGGATCACTCCGGAAGACCTCTGACGGTGAGCTGGTGAAGAATTTCGGAACCCTCGTTGACACCACGGTCGGCTCCCTCACCGGCGCGTATGCTTTCGAAATTTGGAATGGCACAGCTTGGACAGATATTGATTACATGTGTACGTCCTTGGGGGAGGGATATAGATACGCAAACAATCCGTTCATGAGATCTTCAAGTAAAGAATTTACAAGACTTGGCACAACACCAAGCACAACTTGGGCAACTTCCTCGGTTGACGGCATAGACGCTTATTGGTCAAGATGCAGAATAACAACATCTGCCAGCCTTCCAACTTTCGAGCGCTGGTGGCTTACGCCTTCCCACTTCATGGTTAGCGCGGAAGGGGTTAGACAATCGCATGGTTCAGCAGCGTGGAAACAGACTCTTGTAGGCGCCGGCAATATATTCGGAGAAACGGGTGGAGTGGTCACAGCAGATATTTCAGTTGGTTCGGGTGTGTCCCCAAATGCTTGGACCCACAACATGCCGAACTCCCTCTTAAACCAGAATGGTGATGCAATTTATACTCAATTTGCACTCCCGTCTGGAATCAACACATCATTCCCTTTGACTTTTAAGGTCTTATATTCTCTGGACAACGCAACTGGAGTAACTACTTTCCCAACCGGAATTTTATCTGCTATGCCACTTGGGGTCACGGGGGTAGAAGTTGCGGACCCCGCTGGAGGCAAGGTTCCCACTGCTCGCCAATTTGACAACACAGAGACTTTAACCTCGAAGGCCGCCCCTCTCGCACTATCTTTATCTATGCAGCCCGATGGCGCCGCCGCCACTGATGATCTCAGTAATAGAATCTTTTCTATAGAATATGAATCATTATCCATTGAGGAATATTATGAGGACGATATAATTGCAATCCGTTTCGAATTAGACGACGACGGAACTCCAAACTATAATGTTGCCATTTGGGCAATTATCGTCGAAGGACATAAATTTACAGAAGGAAAGGCAATTTAATGGCTGGAAATTTCAAATTACTATTTTCTCAAGAATTCGCAGCAACTGATACAATCACGGTTAATCACTCTCTTGATAGATATCAGATGGGTGTTATAGTCACTATTGACGGATCAGCAGACAGTTCGGAACTCATTTCCTCTATTCAGTTAGACTCGGGAGATCCGAGAAACTCCCTAACAATTACTTTGACTTCCCCTCAAACCGGATTTGTCAAGATTGTAGACACAGATTATTCATGGGCAAACATGCCAACTCCAGAAGAGAGCGCGGAACTTCCAGATGTTATAATTTCTGGCTCTGCCGCCGCCGGAGATCTTTCTGGAACATACCCGAATCCAAGTGTCGCGACCGTTGGTGGAACAGTAGCAGCAACTATTGGCTCGCATCCATCAGACACAGCAAATCCTCACGCAACAGACGTTGGAAACCTTGGCGCCGGAACTTTGGCCGAGCTAAATACGGCAATCTCCGATGCAACTTTAGACGATTCTTCGGCCAGTCGCCCACCAAACGGAAGCGCAGGTGGCGATCTTACGGGAACATATCCAAACCCCAGCTTATCTACCACGGCTGTCTCCGCAGGATCGTATACTTCGGCTGATATTACTGTTGATGCCCAAGGTAGATTGACTGCGGCCTCTAATGGGTCTGCTGGCGGAACTTTTGGACAAGATTACCAAACAGCAATCTCTGTCGCAAGAGATACCACTACCTCAACCACATTTCAAACAAAAGTCACCTTAACGACACCGTCGTTGACTGGAACATACCGAGTTGGGTGGCACGCCGTCGTTGACCAAAGCAATGCTCAGGATAAGTGCTGGGTTCAATTATATAATACAACCGATGCTGCCGTTGTCGGAGTCCTTCAAGTTCAAGAGCCTAAAGATTCGTCCAATAGGATAGCGGTCGGCGGATTCGCCGAAGTTGTATTTTCTGGAGCCGCCAAGTCTTTTGAGATTCAGTGGAGACAGCAAGGTGGAAATACAGCAGGAATTCAAGATGCAAGAATTGAGATTTGGAGGGTTAGTTAATGTCATTTCCTAATTACACAACAGCGGATACATCCGATGGGACCCTAGATCCGGTATCCTTGGGCCAACAGATTGTTGCCGACCCACTTATAACTACAGATTTTGAGGGCGTGAATACAAGTGGAGACAACTTTGCTCTTCTTTTTGTAGCCACCCCAAGCGTAGCCGAACAGTCTCAGTGTGATGCTGTCGTCGCAGCCCACTCTGGTTTGCCAGCATATCAAGATAATCTGGTTGATCAAATAAAGAACAAACGAGATAACGATAGGCTTGAAAATGATGTTCTTGCGGAATACCCGCCATCAAGTGGAAATTATTTTTCTTGCTCAACCAAGAGTCAAGACAACTGGTCAAAATTATCAAGCCTTGATTCGAGAGGTTTGGTTACTTATCCATTTGAGGTGACAACAAACGATGAGCGAGGGACTTATGCCATTGTTGATAGTGCCGACTTATCGGCTATTATGGGAACGGTTTCAGCAGCAGTTTTCACAGAAAGGGCATTAGCACAAGCCTATATTAGTGCTGTTTTAGCCGCAAATGATGAAACATCGGCAAAAAATGCTGCTCAACCCTATTTAGATTTGTAACGGAGATAAAATGTCAAAAAAACACCCAGTAAATGTGTCAGTAAGGCCGCGCGGCAGGAACGATACACAGCAAAGAATGATTAAAAGATTTATAAGAAAATGTAAAAAAAATAAAATCATGGAAAAAGTTCGTGAAAATATATATTATGAGAAGCCATCCACAAAAAAAAGAAAGGCCGCAAAGAAGAGAGTTAGGGTTTTACAAAAACTTTTAGAAGAAGAAAAGAAGAGGGAGGCCGGCCCCACTTTGGCAGAAGCCAAAAAGAAAAATAAAAAAAGAAATAAAAGATAAGTAAGGTTTGTAAAACTTTAAACTAATTATAAGATGCAAGGAGTTCAATAAATGTCAATTTATCAATATAAGGCTGGGCTACAAAATGTCGGTTCCTATCAAGTTGGTGGAACTCCATACTTGACAGGATCGGTTTTGGATGGCGCAGGACCAAACAACGGGGAAATTAAAGTAGAATTTCCAAATGTGACAAAAAACATTCTTATTTCAAACACCTCTGGAAGTATAGCAATCCGAGTACACTTTAATTCATCAGCGACCGCTAGTGTTATTAGTGGTCATCACTATTTTACCCTGTCAAATAAGGGAGATAATATCACCCTAAACAGTAAATGTAAGGAGATTTATATTTCTTTGGACACCGCTGGAACGGACGGTTCATTCGAGTTGGTAGCGGATTTAACGGGCATACGATCAACGGAAATGTTTGCCCTAACTGGCGCAGGATTAACAGATTAAATAATAAATTTTTAAATACATTTTTGCTCTTTATAAAAATATGTCTTTTTATAAATTGAATAACTATTTATTTTGAGTATTTTTATAAAGGGAGAATATAAATGTCTTCATTATTGGAACAAGCAATAGTTGATGCCTCGGCCTTAAAAGAGGCTGCCATAAAGAACGCAGAATCTGCAATTTTAAGCAAGTATTCTACGGACATTAAAGAAGCTGTGGAAAACCTCTTGGAACAAGAGGAGGAATTTGATATTTCTGGAGAAGATACATCTGCATCTATTTCTTCTTCTCTTGAGGACAATATTCCTCTTGCCGGCTCTGCAGACGAAACTGCATCGGACAGTGAAATTGTCCTAAGTATGGAAGAGCTAAAAGAAATGTCAGAGGCCCTAGCTGAAATGGATGAAGAGCTTGTCGGTGATGCATCTTCCCATGAGGATGTTGTTGACAATGTCTCGACTGATATGCCGTCTCGTTCCGAGGAAGATGAAATTTCTTCTGTTTCCGTCGACGCGACACTAGAGGAAGAAATTGATTTAGATATGGCAGATTTAGATGAAATTTTGGAAGAACTAGTCGTAGATATCCATCCGGAAAAAGAAGGGTGGGCAGGAACTCCAGAAGATATTATGAACTATAAAGAAGAGATGGAGCTAGCTAGAAGATCGGCAACGCAAGCAAAAGAGCAAGTAAAAGCGTTGATTGATGCTGGCGAAAGACTTTCGGAAGAAAATAAAACTCTCAAAGAAAAAAACGCCAAAATGATAATGGCGTTGAAAACATTTAAAGAAAACATTGAAAAGGTTAATCTCTCTAACGCGAGATTAATTTATACGAATAGGATTTTAACAGACACCTCCTTGAATGAGCGACAAAAATCTAAAATTGTCGATACTCTGTCAAAATCTGATTCAATCGAAGAAGCAAAGGTAATATTTGAAACTCTTAAGGGCGCAGTGGGAAGTGTAACAGGTAAAGCACAACCACAATCACTACGCGAGACCATCGAAAAACCCTCTGCCACTTTACCTAGAAAAGCAAAAAGAAGCAAAGATACACCTGCGGTGGATCGGATGCAGATTTTAGCTGGAATAAAGAAAAACAGACAACCATAAAGGAGATTTTGAAAATATGTCTATTTTAAATAAATTAACCGAAGGTATTGTCCGTCGTGATCTCTCTAAGGAAGGTGCAGCACTTGTTGACAAGTGGGAACAAACTGGTCTTTTAGAGGGGCTTTCTGATGAACGCAGAAAGCACGGTATGGCAAGCCTTTTAGAAAATCAAGCCAAAGAGCTTCTTCGCGAAGCATCTTCAATGGCAGGCGGTGATGTGGAAGGTTTCGCATCTGTCGCATTTCCAATTGTTCGCCGAGTTTTTGGCGGACTGATCGCAAACGATCTCGTTTCGGTCCAACCTATGAGCCTCCCAGCGGGACTCATTTTCTTCCTCGACTTTACTTATGGCGGCCCACTGGCTGGACGCCTTGATTATCGACGTGGAGATTCTATTCATGGTGGTGGCGTTGTTGGTCAGCAAATCACCGGCGGCGTATCGCTCGCTGGCGACCTTGCAGAGCAAAGCTATTATTCCTTGAATAACGGCTACTCAAGCCCTACTGGTTCCGTAACTGGTGGACTTACCCTTACCGGCCTATCTATGGCTTCCGGCACTGTTGGCGGACCATCAGATGCTAGCGCTTGGTCTGGTACAGGACCTGCTGGTGCAGCTCTCGCGGCCCTTGGAGATCGTTTGGTGCGTTTTGATCCGGATATTGCTTCTGGAACAGCCGCAGCAGTTGTTTCTGTTCCGCTGAGCACTCTTACTGCAGATCAGTTCAATATCAAGGATTATGTCACTATTACCCTTGAGGACGGCGGAGTTGTTGATACAACTCAAGTTCGTCGCCTGACCCGAGACGATCCAAATACTGCAGGAAATATCTTGCTTGTTGTTGCGGATGGTACCGATACCATTGCTCTTTCTGGCACGCTTGTTGCTGATGATGACGCAACTTTCGTCATCGATGATAACATGAACCAGGGCGGCGCTCTCGGCTCTGTCGTCGGCCTAGATACCTGGGGACTTGAGAATGAAAGTCAGATTCCTGAAATCGATATCAAGGTTGACTCGGTTTCTGTTACGGCTAAAACCAAGAAGCTCAAGGCTAAGTGGACGCCAGAATTGGCTCAAGATTTGAATGCATACCATAACTTGGATGCCGAAGTTGAGTTGACAAGCGTTCTTTCAGAGCACATCGCTCTTGAAATCGACCAAGAAATCTTGGAAGATCTCGTAAAGGGTGCAACCGCTGAAACCTTGTTCTGGTCTAGACTTCCTGGTAAGTTTGTGAACCGTGGAACTGGAGTTCCATTGGATCCTACAGCTGGATTCCCAGACTTCACCGGCAATGTCAGCGAATGGTATGAAACCTTGATTGAGACCATTAATGATGTCTCGGCTCAAATTCACCGCAAGACTCTCCGTGGAGGCGCAAACTTTTTGGTGTGTTCACCAGAAGTTGCAAATCTTCTTGAGTTCACCGCTGGATTCCGTGGAGCTGTGACTCACGATGATGATCGTGGTCAGGTTGGTGCTGTTAAAGTCGGCTCTTTGAGTAAGAAGTTTGACGTTTACGTCGATCCTTACTTCCCTCGGAACGTTGTTCTCGCAGGACGTAAAGGTTCTTCTTTCCTCGAAAGCGGATATGTATACGCACCGTATGTGCCTCTCCAGATGACTCCTACCATTTTTGGTACAGAGGATTTCGTGCCGCGTAAAGGCGTCATGACTCGTTATGCCAAGAAGATGGTACGACCAGATATGTACGGATTGGTTATTGTCCAGGATCTTATCTAAAATTTAACCTCCTATTAAAGTTAAATGATGCCCCTCCACAAATTTGTGGAGGGGTTTTGTGTTTGTGAAAACTACTTAAAGCAGGAGAACTTATATTATGGCACTACCCACCCTAACCCCAGCTAGTCAGTCAAGCAAATCAATTTTGCCATCAACTGGCAGTATATTAGAGGTCGCAGATAGCCTGCCGCTGAGTGTTTATAGTGATTCAACGGATTTTTTATCGGGAGCGGCAGAGCAGGTTTCGTACACATATAGAAAGCTGGGCGGCGATGTTTTAGATATAGAATTAAAAGCAGAAAATGTTTACGCGAATTATCAAGAGGCAGTATTAGAATATAGTTATTTAGTAAACCTTCATCAATCAAAAAATATCTTATCGGACGTTCTGGGGCAAACCACGGGAACATTCGATCATGAAGGGGAAAGAAAAACGGGCCCCGAAAACGTCAATTTAAAATTTCCTCGCGTCATGTTCGAATACGCAAGAAGGGTTTCGGACGGCTTCTCTTTCGAGGCAAATATTGGTGGAACAATTCCAATTTATTCTGCTTCATTCGAGTTAAAAGAGGGGCAGCAAGATTACGATTTGCAAGCAATTATTTCAGGATCTTCGGCAACCGGAACACAACCAAATGGAGATCCCGCAGCATTTGCTGGGATTATTGGAGATAAGAGGGTCTTGGTAAAGAAGGTTTTTTATAAAACTCCCTCCGCAATGTGGAGATTTTTTGGTTATTATGGTGGTCTCAATGTTGTTGGAAACTTGTTGTATTATGGCCAATATACAGATGATTCATCTTTTGAGGTGATTCCTGTCTGGCAAAATAAATTGCAAGCAAAAGCTTACGAAGACCATTTATGGACAAGGTTGTCTCATTATTCATACGAATTAAAAAATAATAAATTAAGGATTTTCCCAGAACCACAGTTATTGAGTTCTTACCGCTTTATGTGGGTGGAGTTCTCTGTAATTCCAGCACCGTGGGAGAATAATGAGGATTTTGATAATGGAACCGATGGAATTAATAATATGAATACAATTCCATTTGACAATATTCCATATAATAATATTAATTCAATAGGAAAACAGTGGATTCGAAGATTTGCATTAGCATTATCAAAAGAGACTCTTGGTCAAATTAGGGGAAAATTCCAGACAATACCGATTCCTGGAGAATCAGTAACCCTAAATGCATCGGAATTGTTGAGTCAGGCCCAAACAGAACAAGAGGCATTGAGAACAGAATTGAAAGAAATACTTGATCAGTTGACATATTCAGAAATCGCCAAATCAGACGCCGAAAAGGCGCAGGCTGTCGAGAACATACAAAAATTAGTACCGATGTTAATTTTTCAGGGATAAAATATTATGAGTAGCAAAAAAGAAAAATATGATGATTATAGGCCATATTATCCAACGAAGGGTGAGGCGTCCCCAGCCCTGAAAGAGATTTCCTTTATGCCCTCCACCATTGAGACAATAGACTATGCTCTTTATGACTGGGTGAATGAAAAATTAAATATCTTTTGTTCAACAAACGAGGGCTGGAGAAAAGTTCCAATAATTTGGTCAATGGCTGAAAGATCATATCAAATTAAAGATAATAAGGAACTGAGAAATAAAGATAATATTTTTACTCTGCCCGTGATGAGTATCGAGCGAGAATCTTTAATAAAAGACCCCAATATGAGGGGGGTTGCTTGGTCACACATTCCGCGCCAAAATGATGCTAAGGGGGGTACAATAACAATTGCTAGGCGCATACAGCAGGAGAAAACATCCAATTTTGCGAACGCAGACTCCCGACGCAGATTTAATCAACAAACCTACCCATTTGAAAATAAAAAAATTGTTTATGAAATAATGACAATACCAATCCCAACCTACGTTGTTGCAAATTACAAAGTTACCATCAATACGGAATATCAACAGCAGATGAATGAAATATTTGCACCATTTGTAGCATCTACTGGCCAAATAAATAATTTTTTTATAAATAGGGACGGGCATAGATTTGAGGGATTTATTGAGGGACAATTTTCCTTAGATAATAATATATCAAATTTACAAGAAGAAGAGAGGAAATTTATAACAACAATAAATTTAAAAGTCCTCGGATATATAATAGGTTCAGATAAAAATGATCCACAGCCAAAAATTACAATTCGCGAGTCGGCAGCAGAATTGAGATTCACCCGCGAGAGAGTGATTTTCGGAGATAAAAAGGAATATTAAGCCATGGCAGATAATAAATGGACAAAACCATCAAATCCGCCTCCCCCCCTATTTCTTGGCGAAAAAGAGCGAGACTTAGTAAAGCAAGTCAATGATGAATTGCTGGAAAGGGTCATTGGTCAGAGTATTCTCTATATACCAGTATCTGTCGAGAGAACAAACTTTCACCCACTTTATGGCGAGGCTGTACAAAAAAGCTTTTTACCGCCAATAAGGGTATATGCGTTAGTTGAGTTCGGGGGAATAAAAACAAAAACTGAAAATTATGGTTTAGATAAGGAACACACTATAACAATTAATTTTCACCAAAGACGACTGCAAGAAGATCAAGATACATATGTGAGAGAGGGGGACTTTGTTTTATATGGAGATACTCTATTTGAGATCGTAAGCTTAGAAGATAATAGACAATTATTCGGACAAATTGAACATAAATTTCAAATAATCGCAAAATGTATACACGCTAGAAAGGGATTAATAGACTTGAAAGTCTTGGATTCTAAATAGGGAAAAAATATTAATGGCAGATAATAAATGGACAAAACCATCGAACCCACCACCTCCGTTATTTTTCGGACAAAAAGAGCGAGACTTAGTAAAGCAGGTCAATGATGAATTGTTGGAGAGAGTGGAGGGTCAGGCGATTACTTACTTGCCAATATCAATGGAAAGGACAAATTTCCACCCACTTTATGGCGAGGCAATAGAGAAATGCTTCTTACCACCAGTTAGAGTATATGCTTTGGTTGAATTTGAGGGGATCAACACAACAACAGATAATTTTGGATTAGATAAAACATACTCTATAATTGTTAGATTTCATGAACGTAGACTCTTTGAGGATCAAAATTTATATGTTAGGGAGGGAGATTATATACAATATGGCTCATCTTTTTTCGAAATCGTCTCGCTTTTGGAAGACAGGCAGCTTTTCGGACAAGTTAATCACCTATTTCAAATTGAGGCAAAGTGTATAAGGACAAGGAGAGGTTTAATTAATCTGAGTGTTTTACCGGAGGATGTCCAGGCCTCCTTGGTGGCCACAACATCTGACACCACCACAACATCGTCGCCATCTTCGCCATCTTCACCATCATCCCCCATATCGGGAAATGTTGTTAGGGTTGTTTATACCACTCCGGAAACTTATGCAACAATACCTGCCGGCTCATCTGTAAAGTCGTTGCTTGGAGTCACAGAGACTATAATTTTGGAAAAGACAGCAATCTATGATGATGGCTTGAGACAATTATTGACAGATAGTAGTCTTACTGGCGAATTTTATATTCATTGTGGCGACATATTTACAAACTTTGAAATCCCCGCCGACACGCGATTAATCTTGGAGATTTTAACGCTAGTTTAAATAAAACTTTTACATCGTTTGGCTCCAGTGGAGCCTATTTATAATGAAAATGTGCAAATAAAAAAGCACCAGGAGGTAAGAGAATGGCACAAGTTTTAGGGTTAGGACCCAACAGTTTAATAGCGCAGGTTGACGGCAGTGTGGATCACACGCTCGAAAATTATGCTGCGAACATTGATGCGTCTGGAGAGAGCGAATTGGCTATCTTGAGCCGTGTCATGGTGAAAGTTTACGGAAGAAAAATTTCCGATGGTCTCTGGGAGGTTATTGGATATGTTGGCCCGCAATCAGATTTGGATACCGTCGTAGGCGGTACCGAATTAAAAATCAAGGGCACATTAAATGTCACGACATATGATAGGGTATCCCTGACTTCTACGGCAGCATCCTCTACCTTGGTAAAAGCTCAATCTTCATCGGGAATTGTGACAGGTGACACTTCAGAGGCAATTACTAATATTACTAGCCTGGGAGGCACGTCAGAAGGTGAATCCGTACTGGGATCCGTTGCATCCGGAGCGATGACTTTTAAAAGAATTTCAGCTAAGTCTGGGGGTGAGATGGCTATTGCCCAAGCTGGTTCTGGTAATTCTATTGAGGTTTCTTTGTCGGACAATGTTCTGGGTATGACAAAACACCAAAGTTTGGGAAATGTCTCCGGGGCCATTTCGTGGGATGCACAATTGGGCAACTGCGCCTCACTCGTTGCAACGGGAAATTTAACACTCAACTCTGTTACTAATGTTGCACCGGGAACATATATGCTTAAAATTAAGCAGGACTCAACCGGCGGAAGAACACTCACCTTGGGGGCAGATTTCAAAAAAGCCGGAGGGACAGCCATTACTCTGTCTACAGCCGCCACCGCAGAAGATATGTTATCCATTTTTTATGACGGAGTAAAATATTATATCGCTGCTAGTTTGAATTTCAGCTAAAAAAACAGATTTCAAATCATAAACAAAAGGAGACATAGATTAATGTTTGTAGCACCAATGGGCTTTTTTGCCGCCACCGCCACCGATGAGGGCGAATTATTAAAGAGAATAAAGTTTGATTCTAGCGAAGATACGGGCATCACCTATGTTGGTGGCGCCTCTCCGGAGGTCGAGACCTCTTCCGGCCGCCGCGTCCTTGACTGTACTGGTGGCAAATATTTGACAATCGATAATTTCGAGTCCACACTCGGTGCACAAATTGCATCAACGGGTAAAATGACTGTAAGCTTTTGGTTCAAGGCAGATACAGGACAAAATTTAAGTCTCAATGAATTTCAGTGCTTGTGGGGAAAGTCTCCCTATAGAAACACAAACATGCTTATTTTGGATACTCGTCAGCATTGGGGCGCCCAATATCGCCTAAATCCTGGCCTATATGCTTTGTATACGGCATCTAACGGATTTACCTTGTCGGCAGGTGGTATCCCATTAGGCACTGGCTCTCCAAATCCTGGTTATGGCGCGTGGCACCACATCTCTATGGTATATACCGGTACCGATATTGAAATTTATATCGACGGAAATCTTGCAGCAAGTAACTTTGAAAATGGAGCTACACCATCATCTATCTCTGCTGTTATGGCGAATGGTGTTGCGTTTGCCGTGGGACACAACCCTGCTTATTCCGGCACCGTTTCTTTCAAGGGAAAAATCTCCGATTTCCATCTTCATAATAAGGCCCTGGCTCAGTCAGAGGTACAAACAGTTATGAACTCTTACGAACAAGTAGCTACCGTTGCATTAACAGAATCAAATGACGGAACAGACACTACATTGGGCGTCACTTTAACAGATCCGGGAAGTTCAGCCGCAGGTTGGGCCTATCGCGTCGGCACCCCTCTTGGCGCCACTGGTCAGCCACACGGAGGAACATTTCAGACAGGAACGAGTGTTATAATCACTGGGCTCTCCTCTGCTTTACATACAATTTATGTTGCACCCGTCGACGCAAATGGAGATGTTGTGGGCCCTTCTGCTACAATTCAGTCTGACCTCCGGGATATTTCGGCCATAATTTTGTCTGATCTAAATAGATATTATCACTTCAACGGAGACCTTCTTGACGCTTCTGGCAATGGAAACAGTGCCACAATGGCAGTTGGCACCGCCACATATGATGTCGACAAGTGGAACCAAAAGGCTTTCGTCGGCGCCGACAATAGACTAGTCGATCTTGGTCACCCAATGATTACCAGTACGAGAACATATTCAATTTCTTTGTGGGTATATAGTGACTCAGAGTTGACATGCGGCTTGATGGATAACGGAATTTATTACCAGACCTGGGGCCCAGGCGGGATCGCCGTTAATTTCGGAAGTACCACAAATGCAACTGGATTTTATTATAGATACAATAACTCTAATGTAACGCCATATCAATGTGCGATTCCTGGACTATCAACCGGAGCGTGGCATCATATTGTTGCCGTTCAAAATGGATCAACAATGCAAACTTGGGTAGACGGAGTAAAGGCAACAGAAATAACAAATGCTGTAAATGCAGTTAATTTCACTGTCAACAACATGCGCCTGGGAGGAGTACAATCCAATCACGGCTCATATGGAGGTTGGTTCAATGAAGCTGTCGGGGTTAAAATGGATGAGGTCGCATATTGGACAAAATCCCTGAGTCAAGCAGAAATTGAATGGATGTGGAATTCTGGCACTGGCCGCCACATTATAACTGCGGATTCTACTATCGATGCATCAGTTGTCGTTACTGGAGATACCGTTGATATTACCGCTACAATCGGAGATCCCGGAAGTAATGCAGCGGGCGGCTGGGCTTATTCGACATCACCCCTCGGTGCGGTAGGTGCTGCACACGGAGGAACTGCAGTTCCATCTGGAACAACAGCGCAAATGACTGGCGTTGCTGATGGTGTTTACACACTATATTATGGCCTCATCGATGGATCTGGAAATATTGTTGTAAAAGGCTCTACGACATATGGTGTCGGACTTACTGTTGGCTTAATTCTGCAACATAATTGCGAAGATACAACCGCAGATGTCGGATCGGCGAATGTAACGCTTACTGGCGCATCTCTTGCAACAGTAGACTCGCGAACAGCCTGGTCGTATCCGAGCGTTAGTTCTATTGCACTTGTGCCGTCAAGCAATCCTAGTTTAGCTGGAGATTGGACATTCTCGATGTGGTTTAAGGGATTAAAGCCGGGAGGGTCATATTGGAGAACTGCTATGAAAGCCCCCAATGATCATCCGGTAATTATCGAATGGAACTCCAATAATCTTGGCGGCTATCAGTCCGGTCCGGGCTTCCATGATTGTGGATTTGATATGAATCCGGCTGACTATACTGGCTGGCATATGATAACGGCAGTCGGATCCGGCGCAACTACAACTTATTATGTTGACGGCGCCAGCGTTGGATCGATTCCATGGAAATCATCACAAACTTTGGCCGCTATCGGCGCTTCAAATGCCACGACTCATAATCAGGCCTTTGCTGATTATGTTGACGACGTTAGAGTTTGGTCTCGCGCCCTCAGCGCATCAGAAGTAAGCACTCTTCACTCAACCACACAGCTAATAACAGACGGACTGGTCGCAAAATACGCCCTTGACTTTGATGCAGCTGACTCTGTTGGGTCGAATAATCTTACCACCAACGGAACAGTCGGTCATGCAACTAATGGCTCTGATAAGTACGCGGATTTCACAAAAATAGGATATCTACAGTCATCAGCCACAGTTGATTTAACCGGAAAATCATCCGTCTCATTTTGGGCGAAGATAGATACCACTTATACTTATTCTGGGCACACCTATGCATATATGTTTCAATGGGGTACTTCCCCTGGCTCATACTTTAACCTCTTTGTTTTAGATGGGAAGATAAGAACGCAGCACAATACGGGCGGTGGATGGATAGACAACAGGGGTAACACAGCAGTCCCCGCAGGATGGAATCACTTTATTATTACCCTCGACCCAGACACCAATGAAAAGAAAGTTTATTTGAACGGTGTCGCCGATACCTGGAACGCTTCTTATAACGGGGGGTTTACGGGAACGTTTTCTTCTGCACAAGATATATATCTCGGCTACGGCGGAGGCGACCCTAATTTTAATCATGATGGCGGGATTGATGATGTTCGCATCTGGAACAGGGTACTCTCTGCTTCAGAAATTTCAACCCTTTATTCTGCTGGCGCTGAAGACGCCCAGTCAATAACAGACGGACTGGTCGCAAAATACGCTCTTGACTTTGATGCAAAAGACTCTGTTGGGTCGAATGATGGAACAATTTCGGGAGCAACGTTCTCTCTAGCCGGAACCAAGAAAGAAGTCAATTTTGACGGATCAAATGATTATATTCAAATTCCCCACGATGCTAGCAACTCATTTGGAACAGGGGATTTTGCAATTTCTATGTGGATAAATCCAGATGTAGTGTCACCGGGAGTAAATTATTCTGGCATGCTTTGGAGTAAGCACTACACTAACTTGGAATTGTTTATTTATCAGGGCCAAGTAAGTTCTTATTTCGGAGGCGCCGGTCATAATTGCAACGGAAATACACCGATTGTGGTGGGTCAATGGCAGCACCTTGTTCTTACCAGAAACGGCAGCGATGTGAGGCTCTATATTGATGGTGTTGATAATTCATCAACGTACGGAGACCCAGGATCTCAAAATGTATCAAGTACATCAAATGATATATTTTTGGGATATAGAAATGGCCTTTCAAGCACCTTTTATAATGGCGCCATGGACGATGTGAGACAATGGAATCGAGGACTTTCAGCCTCGGAAGCATCATCACTTCACTCCGCAGGGAGAGAGGATGGAATTTCTCTTACGGACGATTTGATTGGAGCTTGGAACTTTGATTCTGGCAATGCAAACGACTCTGCGGGATCAGATAACGGAACTGCTTCAAACGTCACCTTTGCCACCGCAGGTGGAAGAACTTACGCAGACTTCAGTGGATCTAATTCTAAAATCACACTGTCGAATGATCCTTTCACCGCTTCCAATGCTACCTTTACAATGTCTATGTGGGTTAAGCATGATTCACTTTCTGGATCTCGAAGGTATATGAGTTGGGGTAGTTCTGGAGGTAGATTCTTCTTTGGATATAACTCGTCAGCTAATAGAGTTGATTTAGGTATGGGTGGCAGCACCACAATTGCATCATCAGCCACTTACAGGCCGACTGTAGGTGAATGGGCGCTGTGGACAGTATCCAATTCTGGAACTACTACTAAATTTTATAAAAACGGACAACTTGTATCGACTGTATCGCACGGAAATACAGGTGCAATCAACTCTGGCCAAACAGTCAGAATTGGAGCCCAATACCACGGTACCGAGAATTTTGACGGACAAATGGATGATGTCAGAATTTGGTCAAGAGTACTTAATGACAGTGAGGTTGCAGATCTTTATTTAACAACATTTCCTCTGGCTACTGGCCTCGCGGGATATTGGCCCCTCAATGGCAACGCCAATGATTCCTTGGGGACCTACAACGGCACCGAATATGGTACAGTAACTTATCAGGGTGGCAAGTTTGGTAATTCAGCCGGTATGTCTTCTGCAACGGCCGGCAACTATATAGATGTGGGCATGTCCTCTGTCTCTTTCACTGCCGGCTTTACTATCTCGGGATGGTTTAAAAATACGCCAGGTTGGGCATCTTCGGCGCCGTATGGTGTTCAGGAGCTTATATCAAAAGACGGCGTTGATAACACCCGCGAATGGAAGAGTTACATACAGTCAGGCGTCATCGGATCTGCTTGTTATAACCTTAACGGCGCCCGCCGCATCGCGAGGACAGCACCGGCCCCATCCGATGGTGTGTGGTATCACGCGTGCTTTACCTATGGTGGTGGAACCTCATCGAATAGCATTAAGATCTACATAAATGGGGTGCAGGTAGACAACGCCGATGACAACCTTGGACCATATCCGGGCATGACAGCACCGACTAATCCCGTCCGTTTCGGACAATATGCCCACAGCCCTCCCATGCCAGCCGGCCAAAGTTTAAGATTTAACGGAGAAATGGACGATATTGCTACCTGGACCCGCGAGCTAACAGCCACCGAAGTTCTGGCCATCTATAATGCTGGAAATAGCGGGAATGATTTATCAACTCTAATTTAGTAGAAATTAATATTGAAAAATAACAAAGGGTTTCCAGTCGGAAACCCTTTTTTACTTCTAATTATATATATAATGAGTATCTTTAGAGAACATAAATCAATAGCTGATAGATCTGCCGCAGATAGAAAAAGGCATAAGCAAAAAATTGATAAAGCCTTGAGAGAGGGAATAAAAGACGTCGTTGCCGATGAGTCAATAATCGGACAAGACGGAAAAAAGAAAGTAAAGATCCCAGTCAAGGGAATAAAAGAATATCAGTTTGTATATGGAGAAAATAAAGAAAATAAAAAAGCTGGCTCAGCAGGAGACAAAAAAATAAAAAGAGGACAAATTCTTCGAAAAGGCGGAAAAAAGCAAAAGTCACAGGGATCAAAGGGCTCAGATGAAAAGGGAGAAGAATATTATGAAGTTGAGGTAACTCTTGATGAGTTGGCCGAATATCTGTTTCAAGACTTAGAACTTCCAGATTTAGAAAAGAAGAAATTTCGTTTTATTAAAACTCATAAATTGAAAAGGTCTGGCTTTCGCAAGAAGGGGATGAGATCAAGACTTTCCAAAAAAGAAACAATAAAAAGAAAAATAAGAAGAAAAAAGATGGCCATTTCAGTCGGCTCATATGACGAAAATTCCGACGAGAGGTTTCCTTTTCACGAAGATGATATTAAATATAAACATATGAAAAACAAGCCACAAGAGAATAATTCTGCAGTTGTGTTTTTTCTAATGGATGTTTCTGGATCTATGGATAAGGAGAAGAAATACATGGCAAGAAGTTTTTATTTTTTACTCTATCAATTTTTAAATTATAAATATTCAAATGTTGATGTTATTTTCATTTCGCACTCTACGGAAGCCAAAGAAGTAACGGAGGACGACTTTTTCAAAAAAGCAACATCGGGAGGAACAGTTATGTCGACGGCATTACAACTCGAAAAGGATATTATTTCAAAAAGATATCACCCATCTAATTGGAACATCTATACTTTTTATTCTGGAGACGGGGAGAATTGGTCCTTTGATAATACAAAGGCTATAAACCTTTTCAGTGAATTGAAAGAGATAAATCAAATGATATGTTATGCAGAAATTGATCCTAACTCGGATCCAGAATCTGAATTGGGAATACTCAGTAAAGCATTTAGCTATAATGCTAGCGAGGCATCCAATCTATGGTTAAAACTTGATCCAATCATAGATTCAAAATTTAAAAAAGTAAAAATCTCCAAGCCAACCCATATTTGGCCATCGTTTAGAAAGCTATTTGGTGGAAAGCCATGAAGGATTGGTCAATAAAAGAATTACAAAAGTGGGACAAAGAGATTTGTAAAATCGCTAAAGAAAAATATGGACTCGATTGGTTCCCTATTGAATACGAAATTCTCAATTATCATGAAATGATTGGCGCAATGGCATATACTGGCTTGCCAACTCATTATCGGCATTGGTCTTTTGGTAAATCATTTGAGAGGACAATTACAAGATATAATCTGGGAATGGAGGGCTTGCCATATGAGATGATTATCAATTCAAATCCCTCAATTGCCTACTTGATGCTTGAAAATCCAATAAGTACGCATCTTTTGACAATGTCTCACTGCGTGGGCCATTCTGATTTTTTTAAAAACAATAGGATGTTCGAAAAAACGGATCCGGATAATATTATATCACGATTTAAAAGTGCGGCGAAAAGAGTTCAAGCCTATATCGAGGATCCAAACATTGGTATTGAGAGGGTGGAGAAAGTCTTGGATGCCTGTCATGCAATAAAATATCAAATCCCGCGAACACCGGGAATTTCTAGAAAAAAGAAAAAAGAAAAAGATCTTGAAAATGACGACCTTATGATGGAAGAGATGAGAGATTATAATTTATTAAATTTTATAAAAGAAAACGCAAGAGATCTAAAAGATTGGGAGCAAGACATAATAGAAATGGTGGAAAAGAGATCTCTATATTTTATTCCCCAAGCTCAAACAAAGATTATGAATGAAGGCTGGGCAGTTACAATTCATGAAAAGATAATGAAAGATCTAAACCTTCCAGACAAATATCATTTAGCATTTTTAAAGACACACAATCAAGTTGTGAGGCCTATTGTCGGAAGAATAAATCCGTATCATCTTGGATATACAATATTTAAAAAAATAGAAAAAGAGCATGGATTTGAAGAATGTAAGTTTGCCAGGGAAATACATAATGACGAATCTTTTATCAGAAAATACTTAGATGAGGATTTATGCAGGGAATTAAATCTTTTTAGTTATTCTTACGGACAATCAAGAGGAAATTATGTTATTAATGAAATATCTGATAAAGAAGGGTGGAAAAGCGTTCAAAACGCCCTAATTAGAGGAGTAGGATTAAATAGCATACCAGTTGTTTATGTCTCTGATTATGATAGGAGAAGTAATACTATTTATATTAAACACGAGCACGATGGTAGAGATTTAGATCTTTCCTATGCCGACAAAGTTTACAACTATATTTGTTATTTGTGGCACGATCAAGTTACATTTACCTCTGTTATAGAGGGAGAACCATGGGAATTTTAAGATGACAGACTCAAAAACTAGCAGTTTTTTAGAAATTGCCGAAAAACACAAAAAAGATAGTAAGAGAAAGAAGTTTTCAGGAACTTTTGCACAATATTTGGAGATTCTTGAGGAAAATAAGGGGTTGGCTATTTTGGCCCATAAGAGGCTCTATCAGACAATAGTTTCCCAAGGCATTACAAAGATGTCGGAAGATAATAATAGATGCAACAATTTATTTAATGGGGAAAGAGTAAAAACTTATGATTATTTTCAAAGTAATTTTTTTGGAATGGAGAGATCATTGGCAAAAATAATGAGATATCTTCATTCTGCCTCTATGAAGGGAGAAGAAAGTCGACAAGTCCTCTTGTTGCTGGGCCCAGTCGGCGCAGGCAAATCTGCCTTGGTGGAGCACATAAAGCGCGCTCTTGAAAAATCCGGACCCTTATATACTCTAAGGGGCTGCCCGATACAGGAAGATCCAATTCATTTAATACCTAGAAGCCTGAGGTCTAAATTTAGGGAAATATATGAAATAAAAATAGAGGGAGATTTGTGTCCAGTCTGTAGGCATCGTCTCCTGGAGGAATATCAGGGGGATTATATGAATTTCCCAGTAATTGAAACATCCTTCTCCATAAGGGGCAGGCGAGGAATTGGAGTTGTCCCCCCTATGGATGCAAACACGCAGGATACAAGCATCCTAATAGGGTCAGAAGACATTTCAAAATTAGACCTATATCCAGAGGACGACCCTCGTGCTTTAAGCCTTAACGGGGCTTTTAACGTAGGAAATCGCGGAATAGTAGAGTTTGTCGAGGTATTCAAAAATGAAATTGAATTTTTGCATACAATGATTACTGCAACTCAGGAAAAAGCCATCCCAAGCCCAGGTAAGGGTGCAATGATCTATTTTGATGGTGTCATTTTGGCCCACTGTAACGAGGCAGAGTGGGTTAAATTTAAATCGGAAAATACGAACGAGGCCATTTTAGATAGGATTGTTCGTGTAAATGTTCCATATTGTTTGGAAGTTGGCGAAGAGCAAAAAATTTATAAAAAGATGCTAGATGAATCTGATTTTGATTCTCACATTGCCCCTCACACCCTGGAAGTTGCTGCAATGTTCGCAGTTTTATCTAGAATTAAATTATCAAACAAAGTCGACCCGATGACTAAGATGAAAATTTATAACGGAGACGAGGTGGTGGAAAAGGGCTATATTAAGAAGATTGATATTGAAGACTTGCGCGATGAAGTGAGAGATGAGGGGATGACTGGAATTTCAACGAGGTTTATTATGAAGGCTATTGACGCCGCTCTGGCAGATTCTGATGATAATATGGTTACTCCGATTTCTATTAGAGATGCTCTCATAAAGCAGGTAAAGGAGCAAATTGTTGTTGATGATCTTCGGGAAAAATATTTATCTTTTCTTCAGAAGGAACTTCATGACGAATATTTGAAAATTCTTGAGAAAGAAATTACAAAAGCATTTGTTTCAGCATATCAAGAACAGGCAGAATCTCTGTTTGATAATTATCTCGATCACGCCGAGGCCTATGTTAATGGCTCAAAGGTGAAAGATAGCGTAACCAAGGAAGAAATGGAAGCCGACGAGGAATTCCTAAAATCAATTGAAGAACAAATTGGTATCGTTGGTTCGGCAAGGGAGAATTTTAGAGCAGATATCACCGCCTATATGTTCGCAAAACTTCGAAAAGGGGAGAAAATTGATTGGAATTCCTATGGCCCATTGAAGGAGGCCATTGAAAATAAGCTGCTAACATCTGTTAGGGATATATCCAGAATTGTTACTAAATCTAAATCCAGAGATAAGAAGCAGCAAACTAAATATAATGAAATGGTAAAGACACTAATAGAGGACTATGGTTATAATGAGAAATCTGCAAATGAAATTATAAAATATGCCTCGAACAACCTCTGGAGAGATAGTTAATAGTATAAAAAAAAAATAAAAACCTTTTTTTAAAAAAAATCCTGTAATATATATTACGGGATTTTTATTTTTTGTGGTAATGGTGATATTTTTCTTCTTTTAACGTAAAATGGTTATATCTATGGGCGAACAAATACACATTGTGTATGCGTTCACGGTTTTTTGAAAATTTAGGTTTTCTAAAAACCACCATATTTTCATAATAGGAGGAAAAAATATGGCTGTAGTCAAAAAAACAAAAATTAGAGCACAAACTCAGCTCAACAACGCCACTGACGTTGCCGGTAGTGATGGTCACTTGATCTTGGCAGATGGTTCTGTTAAGATGGATAGCGAATATGCTATCTCTGATCGTAAAGCAATCGCACACAGTGGTTTCGTTGCAACTCGTTTGGCTGCTCTTTTGGGCGTTTCGGATAGCCTTTCCGCGACAATTTCGTGGAGTGCTGCCGAGGCACCACTCATTCAAGGAGCTTCTTCTTTCAAAGCGGCTCTCACAACTCTTGCAAATGAGTTGGATGATCAGGGTCTTGGAACGACATCTCTTCAAGATGAAGTTGATGAGACTCAAGCCGGTGCAGGCTTGTCTGCTCTCGGTGCGTATGTTGCAGTTGGCGCTAGAAATTATATCGGCGCTGCTACTTCACTTGATAACGCAGATCATTTGCTAGATGCTGCTTTAAAGGCAGAAGTGGACGCTCGCACAAGCGAGATGGCCGCGCATGAGGCCGCAATGGCTTCATCTGGTTCTCTATCAGGTTCTTACTTGGTTGGTTATTCTGGGCAAGCTGGTGCAAATGGAGATTTCTCTATTTCCGCAAAGCGTCTAGATCAAGCAATCGACGATATCGTCGTTGCTATTGACGCCGATCGTGAAGAATTCGACGTATTTGAATCAGACGTTCTTTCACAGGTCGCTGGCAAAGGTTCTGCCAAAGTCGGTTATTCTGGAGAGGATAATAGTGCAGGTAACAATAAATTTAGTGTTGTTGCTGGTACCGTTGAGGCATCTTTGGACGCCATTGTCGATGCGATTGATCTTGATCGCTTCGATTTGGAAAGTCAGGCTGCTACCAAGGGTGCTGCCAAAATCGGTTATGATGGAAAATCGGGTGCCAATGGAGATTTCTCCCTTGCTGCCTCTCAAGTAGATGCTGCTCTCGATTCAGTTGTCGATGCTATTGACGCTGACAGAGAGGAGTTCGACGTGTATGAAGCGGATATACTTTCCCAAGCTGCTGCCAAGGGCGCTGCAAAGGTTGGTTATGATGGTCAAGCGGGTGCAAACCTTCTTTTCTCTCTTGCTGCTTCTCAGGTTGATGTAGCTCTTGATTCCTTGGTGACTGGCTTGGACGCTGAAAAGAAAGCTACCGACGATCACATCGCTGCTCTCGCTAATCCAAATACTGGTGGCGGAATGGTGGGCTACGCTGGACACACTAGCACAAATGGCCTATTTTCTGTTGCTGCTGGAACTATCGAGGCTTCTTTGGATTCTGTCGTAGGCGGACTTGATGCTGAAAAGAAAGCTACCGATGATCATATCGCTGCATTAGCTGCTCAAGCAACTGGTGCTGGTATGGTTGGTTTTAAGGCATATACCGGAACCGCAGCGGCAAGCACTGATAGTAGAGCACACTATGCAATTGCTGGTGGCACTGCTCAGGCTGCTTTCGAATCCATTATCGACCAAATTGACCTTATTAGTTCGGATGATAATGTTGCCGGATCTGTTGAATACAAAATCGATCAAGCCCTTACTTTGGCGATTGGTGGAGGCACAGAAATGGCAGCCACCTTGAGCGAGCTTTCTAGCTCTTTGGCGGCTCTCAATGAGGGAAGTCAAAGTAGTCTTGAGGCGAGCATTTCAAATATGATTTTGAATGCCAAGGAAGATATCCGAGCAGGTGTTGATGCATCTTTAGATACTCTTAATGAAGTCGCAGCCCGCATTGAAGCGAGCCCAGCGTCAGCATTGGATACTGCTGCTGCAACACTTATCGAGGCTATCAATGAAAACCATGCTGAATTGGATGCAACCCAGGTCGGCGCAGGTCTTCAGGCTAATGGCTCTTACCTCGCAGTAGGTGGTAGGCACTATATCGGTGCTGCTACTGATCTAGATGACGCTGATGAAAAGCTCTCCGCTGCCCTCAAAGTTGAAGAACTTGCTAGGATCGCTGCTGATGCTGGCATTCAGTCCGAATTGGATGCAACCCAGGCTGGAGCAGGCTTGTCTGCTGCAGGTGCTTACGTTGCTGTTGGTGCCCGTAATTACATTGGCGCCGCCACTTCGCTTGACGACGCGGATTCCAAGCTGGATGCTGCTCTCAAGTTGTCTATGGACAACATGGGTATTGGAGCTTCCGGACTTATCACTTGGGCTGGTACCGAGAGATATGTCGCAGATGTCAACATGAAGGACGCGATGGTTGAGCTTGATTCGGCTATTGATGCTATCGAGACAGCTGTTATTGACCTCAAGGCAGGTAACGCCGCTTTCGTAAGAAAGGGTGATCACGTTGTCGAAGAGTTTGATGCAACTGCTGCTCAAACATTATTCACTATCTCTGCACAGGCACACCAAGAGTCCGTAATGGTATTCGTTAACGGTATGCTGCAGCGTATGGGAGCTACTTTCGATTGGGAATTCGGTGTAACTGATGATAAAATTGAACTCAAGCAAGCTTCTGAACTTGGTGATTACGTTGTTATTAAGTACGTCAAGAAAACTTCTGCATAGTCTAAATTAAAAATCTGATTTATTTTTAGATTTTTCGCCCTCCCTTGGCAACAAGGGGGGGCTTCTTACTATTTAGAATAAAACAGCGGAGGAACTCAAATATGAAGTGGCTAGCCGGGTTATTTAAGAAAAAATCCGAAAAGGTGAAAGAGTCCCACATTGAGGATGGGGCTGAGTTACCAGACGAAATTGAAATACCATGGGATGAGGCAGCAAATATTTTAAATAACATTCGCCTTGTTGCAAAAACGGAATCGGAATTCGCCTCTTTCCTTTTCCAGACAAAAAAAAGAGAAAAAGAAATATTTGCCACGCTGGAGATGCTGGAAGATAATATTCAAGAAAAAATAGCAAAGCTTAGAGAAGAGAGGGGAATCCCTCCTGAGCTTGAAGGCGTAGAATATGAATTTATTTTACCAGAAGCCACTGGTAAGAGCGGTAAATTTTTAAAAGTTAAAAAACAAGAGTAATTAAAGTTTATAAATAGATATTCATTAAAAATATTTATTAAGACTTTCGCAGAATGAAGAACTATTTATTATGTGATAAAGTAATATAGATTTTTAGAAGGAGAATCTTTTAGATGTCAGTTAAAAAATTTAAATTTGTGTCTCCCGGCGTTTTTACGCGGGAAGTTGACAACTCGCAGCTCCCAGAAGCTGATAGGGATGCAGGCCCAGTAATCATTGGCCGCCTTCCCCAAGGTCCCGCGATGGAGCCTGTAAAGATTAATTCATTCTCTGATTTTGTTCAGGTATTTGGAAACCCAGTCCCCGGTAAAGCTACCGGAGATGTTTGGCGCCATGGTAATCGCCAAGGCCCAACATATGCATCTTATGCTGCACAAGCATACTTGAGAAACAGTGTGGACGCCGTAACGGTGATTCGCCTTGCGGGATTGGAAAATGAAGATGCCACAACTGCCGGCGCAGCAGGGTGGGGAACGGTGGACCTAGATACATCGGCAGCATCCAATGGAGGCGCTTACGGGCTATTTTTGTGTAACCCTTCGGCATCGGTAGCCCCTCAAACTGGTTATCTTAGTGCAATTTGGTATTTCCATTCAGGTGGTGCAGTCGGTCTCAGCGGTACACTCGCGGGCGACTCATCTATCGAAAGCGGCATTGGAGTCCTCCTCGGAACCTCTTCGGATGTCGGATCCTCAACGGGTCCAGATTATTTGGCATACATCAAGGATGATTCCGGAGATGTAAAATATCAGACAACATTTAACTTTGATCCTTCTTCTAGAACCTTCATTAGAAAGGTGTTTAATACGAATCCGCAGGCCATTAGGGGCGGAGTAGTGCCATCCACAAATTTCAAAAGAGGTGAACAATATTATTGGCTGGGGGAAAGTTATGAATCCTTCATCCAGAAGAAACTTGAAACAGGAGAATTGAGTACAGCATCTTATGGACTTATTCTTCCGTTTGATAATAATACAAAAGCTTTTTATCGTGAAGACGCGAAAAAGGCGACCACTGGATGGTATTTTTCTCAGGACGTTGGTACAGAGACCGGATCATATTCCGCAGATAGTATGCAAAAACTTTTTAAGATTCACGCCCTTGAGCCAGGAAAGTGGATTCAAGACAGTCTTAAAATCTCAATTCAGGATTTAACATATTCCAGAGATACAACCGGAACTCACCCATATGGTACATTTTCGGTAGTTGTCAGGAAAGCGAGCGATACCGATGCGTCAGTTGAGAGTGTTGAGAGATTTTCAAACTGTGATTTAAATCCTCTCTCCGAAAATTATGTTTCCAAGAAAATTGGAGATAAATACCGAGTGTGGGATCAGGAAGCCGTGGTCATGCGAGAATACGGTGAATACGAAAATGCGTCAAAGTATATCAGAGTAGAGGTCGACGATACAGTTCGGAACGGCATCGCGAATCCCGTATACTTGCCATTTGGAGTCTATGGCCCGTCTAAAATCACTGATGTAACCATCGATAAGACAACCATGACCCCGGCGGCCGTTTTAGAACAGGGTTCTGCCGGCCCAGACGATAATCCACAAGCAGGAAGTCAAATTAATACAGGTTCTTTGGATCTATATGAGGTCAAACTCAAATTTCCAGAGACTACACTGAGGATTTCATCTTCTGCCGGCGGCTTGACAGACCAAACTGATGCATATTTTGGCCTAAATGTCTCGGCCTACCTAGAAAATAGTTCTTTTTATAGTAGCGATAAGGCAGATGCGGGATACGCGGACTATGTTTATCCTCTCGGCGGCGTTGCAACATCGAATACTACGCCTCAATGGGCGTTTAGTTTGGATGAGGTTGTACAGCCTTTGGGCAAGAACTACTCTTATTATCTTTCTGGTTCCCGCGTAGATGGCGACTCGCTCTCTGCCTCTGGAAGCTGGAGAGACGTTGTTGATAATGATTGGGTAAGATTCACTACAGCGCTGGCTGGTGGCTTCGACGGCCTTGATATCCTTGATGTGGAGCCATTCAGAAATTCCGGAATGTCAGGAAAAACACTAGAGACGAGTTATGCTCTGAACACGGTAAAAGAGGCAATAGATATTGTTTCGGACCCAGAAGCAGTGGCGTGTAATCTAATCGCAGTTCCTGGAATAACAAACGATACCATTACAAATCACATGATTCAGACTTGTGAAACGAGGGCAGATGCTTTGGCAGTCGTTGACTTGCCGAATGTTTATTTGCCATTTACTGAAAATTCATCAGTGTATGCAGACCCGGCTGTTAGATTGGGGAGCGTCTCTTCGGTCGTTTCTAACCTTCAAAACAGACAAATTAATACTTCTTATGCGTGTGCATATTATCCTTGGGTTCAGATCCAAGATACAGTATCTTCCAACAATCGCCTATGGGTACCCCCATCAGTCGCGGTTCTTGGAACGCTCGCCTCATCCGAGGCACAATCGGAAGTTTGGTTCGCTCCCGCAGGATTTAATAGGGGTGGGCTATCGCAGGGTTCCGCAGGAATTCCTGTTTTGAATGTTAGTCAAAAACTAACATCGAAAGAGAGAGATAAGCTTTACGATGCTAGCATCAATCCAATCGCCTCATTTCCAAATGAGGGAATCGTTATCTTCGGACAAAAAACTCTCCAGATTACTCCAAGTGCTTTGGATAGAATCAATGTCAGGAGAATGCTAATTCTTGTTAAAAAGCAGATTTCGATTTTTGCAAATACAATTCTCTTTGATCAAAACGTCGAAGTTACTTGGGAGAGATTTAAGGCTCTCGCCAATCCGTTCCTTTCAAGCGTTAAGACGAGACTTGGATTGAGTGATTATAAGTTGGTTCTGGACAATACAACGACCACGCCGGATTTGGTCGATCAGAATATCGTATATGCTAGAATTTATTTGAAGCCGGCGAAGGCAATTGAATACATCGCACTTGACTTTGTGATTACAAATCAGGGCGCTGGATTTGAGGATTAAAAAATGATTTTATTTGACTTATTGACTACATATAAGAAAGAGGGGAGACTTTAAGAAATGGCGAATGATTTTTGGACAACAGCGGGCGTAGACCCAAAAAGAAAATATAGATTTACGGTTCAACTTGCTGGCGGCGAAGTCGGGGATACCCCGCTGGGAGCGATTGCTCCACTTTGGTTTGCAAAAACAGTTGATAAACCAGAGATTACCGTCAATACAGCAGACGTTAATTTCATGCAACACAAATTTTACTTTCCCGGTACCGTTGAGTGGAATGAGGTTTCTCTCGTCTTGACAGATCCAATCAGCCCGGATGCAGCAGGTGCGACAGCATCCCTCTTGTCAAGGATGGGATATTTAGGCCCAGAAGGAGCCGTTCAAAATAAGTTTTCTATAAGAAAATCATCAGCTTTTGAAGTCATAATTAAGCAAGTTGATGCCAACGGGATAACGCAAGAACAATGGACATTAAAAAATGCATTTTTAATCAAGCTTGGATATGGCGAACTGGATTATACTTCCGAGGATTTGTCGGAAATTACGATGACATTTAGATACGATTGGGCCGAAATTACTACCGTAGAGGAAGGCGGCCCCATCTTCGCTGGTAAGTAAGGTAAAATAAATTTATAACAAGAGGTGAAAATTGGCTAGAAATAATAGGAGCCGCCTAGGAAAAGAACTAGGCGATACAGAAGTTCCTCAAGACGATCCCGTTGCTGCAACAACGCAAGCAGATGGATTGAGTTTCGCAACACCAACAGAGTTCGTAGAACTTCCTTCAAGGGGGCTTTGCTATGCAGCAGATCACCCGCTTTGTGGTGTTGAGAGCGTTGAGATAAAATATATGACAGCAAAAGAAGAAGATATTCTTTCTTCAAAAACCTTGATTAAGCAAGGTGTTGCAATTGAGAGATTTCTCAAAAGTATCATTATCGATAAATCAATAAGAACTGATAGTTTGGTAACTGGTGATAGAAATGCTATCTTGGTGGCAGCCAGAATCAACGGCTATGGTTCGGAATATTCAACGAAGGTGACATGTCCATCATGCTTTACTTCTTCAGATTGTGAATTTGATCTTTCTGAAGTAGAAATTAAGGAATTTAATGAAAATCCAGAAGATGCCACTTGGACAGATTCTGGAAATTTGCTGGCAACTACCCCGATTACTGGTGTGGAAGTAGAGACACGCCCATTGACGGGAAAAGATGAGATGTATCTTGCGAGAACGCAGGAGTCGAAAAGAAAGAAAAAGTTGGCAGAAACAACATTGACTGATTTGCTAAAAACAATTGTTGTATCAGTTAATGGAAGAGAAGAGAGGAATTTAATAAACGAATTCATTGAAGTGATGCCTGCGAGGGATTCACGCCACTTGAGAACAACATATGAGGAAAATATCCCGAATGTTGATATGACACAAGAATTTGAGTGTCCTAATTGTAATTATCGAACGGCCCTGGAGGTGCCGTTCACTACGGACTTTTTTTGGCCTAAGTGATGAATACATCAAGTCGGTTTATGAAGAATTCTTCTTGATGAAATATCACGGTGGTTGGAGCTTTATTGAAGCATATAATTTACCTATAAAAATTAGGAGATGGTTTCTGCAAAGGTTATCTGATCAAATTGAAAAAGAAAGTAATGCAATAAAAAAATCACACAAAACCAAGAGATAGGGAATATTTCTTGGTTTTTTACTATTTATTTCAGGAGAAGGTATACCGTGACTGATTTTTGGACAGACAAAGAAGCAATCCCACTTCAAAAATATCGTTTTGTGGTTCAGGTGAATCTTTATGCCGGCACGCCAAGTTATGAAGGTGAAGATTTTAAGATTACAAATATAGAGAGATTTTATATTCCCAAACACTTAATAAAGTCTGTAAATTTGCCAGAATTATCGCTCACAATTGACAACGACGCGGCCAATATTGGTGGCAGCCAAATAATGGAAGGTCGCGACCCAGTTAGTACAGATCTGGAAATAGTTCTATATATGACACCTTATCTTATGAGAAAAATAAGAAATATGATGATGACATATTATAACTCCGACTTGAAAAACAAAATGAATTTGGCGGCCAAACCTCAAGTAGAACTTCAGAATGAATCAAACATACTGGTCAAGGTCCTTAACCCAGAAGGCGAAATAGTTAAAACTTTGGGATTTTATCAGGTTATTCCAGTTTCTTATGATTTGGGAGACCTTGAATATGGCTCCTCGGATGTTGTCGAGGGGAATATTAAATTTCATTTTAACTCCACCCACGACAAGGCGCCAGCCATCGAGGAGGGCGCCACGGGCCCCATAAATCCCTCCCCCACCGTCCAAGACAAAGTGAGATCACCTGATAAAAAAAATGAGAATCAACCCTATCGACCCTTGGGTCGCCGAGAATAGTAAGGAACAAAGTAAATGCAAGAAATAGAAATAGATTTAGAAGAAATGAAGAAAAACGAAGACATGCTCAACGAGAGTTTCTTGAGAATGTATGGAAGTATTATTCAGCTTGTCCTTAAGCAAATGTTTGGCGCTCCAATTTTTAGCTCTGGGAGCAAAATAAAGGGCAAGCCAGCAGACATCAAGGCATTCGCTCGTGCAATTGGTGGAGAAAAGAAATATATAGAAGCTGTCACGCGCCACGGATTAAACAATCCAAAAACATATAGGCAGAAATCTGTTTTACAAAAAGCAACAAAGGCATTTGAAAAGACGACAGGAATCAAGTGGCCGTTTAAATGAGGGTAATAATCTATGGCAAACGGTAATAACCTACAGTTAGATCCAGCAGTAGTCATTCGCCTTACAGAAGCGTTGGAAAAATTAGATGCGACTATGCCTCCTTTGGTTAAAGCATTGGTGACGATGACGGCAGCCCTCGCAGATGGATCAGAGGGTGGTGAAGCCCTTGAAAAAGTTATATCAGAACTTGGCGGCTCTCTTGGGTCGTTTAGTGCCCTTGCAGACAGCGCAGCTGACTCCGTTGCAAAAGCTGAGAAGGCAATGGGGGAATATGGAGATCGAGTACAGAAGGCCCTGGGAATCCAAAGTAACTTCCTTAATAGCATCTCGCAAGACATAGCACTAACGTTAAAGAGCGCAAAAGCCCGAAAGAATCTTATCAAAGGTTTAAAGGAGGGTGGCGCCGCCTCCATAGCGGCAGCTGCAGCTTTTAATCTGTCTACGAGAGCATTATCCACGCTGATCATTGGCACTGCTGAACTTGCGGTTGCAACCGACGACGCCTTGGTTGCTTTCAACAGACAGACCGGCGCCTTTGATTTATATGGAAGGGAAATAACAAATCTTGAAAAAGATATGATGAAATACAATGTCCTCATAGGCGATGTCGCAAAAAGTTATACGTCTATGACAACAAATGTTACGGACCTGAATAAGATGTCAAAAGCATCCAGAAAAGAGCTTGGCGAAACAACTGCTATATTAAATGAGTTGGGCGTCGAATCCGACATAACAACAGAAAATTTTCAATTTATGACAAAGGTATTGGGAAAATCTGCACGACAAGCGAATAGGACAAACAGAGATCTCTTTGTTCTTGCGCGGGCAATTGGTATGCCACCGCAGCAGATGGCCCAAGATTTTACTGCCGCAATGCCGAGACTGGCAGCATTCGGTTCCAGCGCAACAGATGTTTTTCAAAAATTGGCAGTAAATGCAAGGGCGTCTGGCATGTCCGTCGAACAGATGTTAAATATTACAGAGAAATTTGATAAGTTTGATACAGCAGCAGAAGCTGTTGGAAGATTGAACGCAGCCCTCGGCGGACCATACTTGAGTACCCTAGAAATGGTTACCACAACGGACCCCACAGAAAGAATGAAAAAGATGGCAGACGCAATAAACTCAGCTGGAAGATCTTTTGATAATATGGAATATTATGAAAGAAAAATGATAGCAACCAGTATGGGACTAAGCGATGTTAATGAGCTTGCCTTGGTTATGCGAGGGGAATTTGATTTGCTCCCTGGCGCCATCAAGAAAACATCATCCGAGATTGTCAATCTCGCAAAACAAACTGCTGATTATAATACCATTGTGGAAACAATGGAAATATTAATAAGGCAAATTGTAATTCAACTTGGGCCAGTAATAAACGGCATTAAAAATTTCACAATGGGCCTAATCAGAATTATAAATTATGCGCCATCCTTTAAGTTGGTCCTGGCAGGAATGGCAGCGGCATTCACGGCATTTTCTCTGATAGTTATAGCTGGCATTATCGCAATAATGTTTTGGGCTGGTGTTGCCAGCGTTGGCATCGTCACAATCATCCAATTGGTGGTTGCGGCTCTTGCTGTTTTAGCCGCCGGCATCGCTGCCACGGCTGGACTCGTGTATTCTTACTTGGGAAATCTGGGAGTTATTTTTGATTCCACAAATCTTGCTGCAAGTGGCTTGAAGATTGCCATCATTGGCTTATTGGCCGTTTTCGCCCTCCTGTCCGGTCCACTTGGTTGGACGATGGGAATCGCAGCCGCTATGACATATGCTTGGATCCAAGTATTTATATATTGGCAGGAAATTGTGGACGGGTTTATGAAAATAATAAAACCTCTCCAGCCAAGAATAAAAGAATTGCAAAAGAGATTCGGGGAGCTTGGAGATTCGACACAGGGTGCCGGAACCGCATTCGAGACTTTTGGTAATATTGTTTTGTGGGCATTGGAACATGTGGTATATGCCGTCATAGATAACGTTCTGACGCTGTACGAGATACTTATGCCTGTGATAGAAAGTTTAGATATCCTCATTATGAAATCGGGAGCCTGGAAAGTGATTCTTGGCGCGCTTGCCACCGCCGCCTTGATTCTTTTATCGCCCCTTATCGTCTTCGTGTCCATAGCGACGGTGCTCTTGAAGATAGTTACTTGGCTCCTCCAGAAGTGGAGAGATTTTGCCGATCAATTTATTTTCACGGCCGAGGCGTTTGACAAATTCACCGAAGCCGCCGAAAGAGTCGCTGCTGCGATAAACTGGGTATTTTCATCAATCCAAGCGTTGGGCGTCGGCCTTGCTGATAAACTTGCCAGTCCGGGCCTTTTGGAGTTGCTTGATATGACGGCAGCGCGCTTTGGAATATTGGGAGAAGCGATCGCAGCCCCCCTCCGTCCGCTGGCCATGTTGCTTGATAAAATGAGAGAGTTTGCAGAATATGTATTTAAAAATAGTATTTTTGGAAAAGCCTTTGGTATGATATCCTCTCTTACTGGAGCGGCTTTCGGCGCAGAAGTAAGTGGATCAGTGACCGGAGAAGCAATAGTCAAGGGTTCAAAAACAGACAATATATCAAAAGAAGAAGAAAGACAACTTCTTGCAGAAGCAATTGGAAAAGAGGTGAGCAAGCAAATCGTGGAAGCCTGGAAGGGTGCCCCGCCGCTTGAAGGAAAAATAGCAATAGATACAATTTTTAGCCCAACAGCACTATTTAATTTTGTATCAAGGGGCTTCGATCTTCAACAGGCAGGGAAGCCCATTAACGTTGCAAAAATGCTGGGCCACACGCCCGCGAAGGGAGTAAAATAAATGGCAAAAAATATATTACGACTACAATATCTGCCTAGTCCGGATGTTTATTATGATTTCGATACTGGAATTGATTCTCTGAATGTCACCACTAATATGCAGTGGGACTCACAGAGCGTTTATGGAAGAAGGGATCCTATACAAACATATAAATCTTCCGATGATAGTTTTTCGCTTGCGTGGCCGGTGAATAGTCCCGATAAAGTTCTGTTTGACAATTTAACATATATGCGAAGAATGATTTCCCGCGCATTCTATGATGGCGGCGTCATCAAGGAAGCGCCGCTCTGGAGGGTTACGTTTCCTTTCGGCGCCGAGATTCCCTGGATTGATGTTTATTGTGCCCCAACCAATATTTCTTTTGATTTTGGAGACCGGGCAAGGAAGGAAGAGCAGGTAATCCGAGACATTGACGGCTCGTTTGGTGTCATTGGTGACTCCGGACTCGTCCCGCAAAAAATTCTTGTAACATTGTCTGCAAATGTTGTTGGCGAGCCCCCCATCCCCGACACCGACACCGACCCGCCACCCGTCGACAACGACAACTCAGCCGGCGTCGGTGGGTTCGGCGACCGGGAGAACCGGCCGGTCCTCGCCGCACTCCAAGATGGAATTTTAGCTAAAACTACATAAGGACTAAAAACATGCCACTTTCAAGATACTCAAAATCAGATATAATTATAAATGATAACGAAATGTATGATGACGTTTTCAAAGAAAGAGGTGTCAGAAATATTCGTCAGTTTAAGACAAGGACTGTTTTCTATCCATCTACCGAAGATATGGAAAGAATAACATTTGAAACTCGCAGGTGGAAAGTGGGAGATAAATTATATAAATTGGCATATGAGGCATATGGTGATTCAAAGTATTGGTGGGTGATAGCTCAATTTAATCAAAAGCCAACTGATTCTCACTTTAAAGTAGGTGATATTTATTATGTCCCCCTTTCTGTTGAGCAAATTTTAGATTATTTTAATATATAGGGATACCAAATGGCACTCACTCCAAAAGACAAATTAATATTTTTATCACAAATTCCTGGATTTGAAGGTGATTTGCAAAAAATTGATTCAGAAGCAACTTCGCCTAGTTATTGGAGTGACGGCAATCCAGCCAAGCAAGAAGGTGTCACACAAGGGTCGTCTGCCCTTCACAGTGCCTTGGCCACCCTCGACCCAACCAAAGCCTCGATTGATAAGGCAAATCTTGCGACAATGAAGAGCTTGTCTTCCAATCCCAAAATCGCAGCTTCCGTTGCAAGGGGCATTTATGGCGAAGATGCGGAAGCGATTATAAAAATTCTTGATGTCAATAACGCCCTCCCTTCGAAATTAAATGACGATGAATTGTTAGATTTGATAGGAACATATCAAACAACAAAGGCAAGAGTGGAGGCAAAAGAAAGAGCAACCGAGATAGTTGATAATGTTGACAATGCTGCGGTTGAAGACGAAGCTGTTAAGAAATTTTTAGCAGATGAGGAAGAAAAAAAATTACTTGAGAAAGTACTGAAAGAAAAAGGAATTGTGCCACCTGACGAGCCGAAAACAGATTCAGACGGAAATCCAATACCAGGCCCATCCGATGAAGAAGAGGATACAGCAGCAACAGAGGCACTTGAGCTGGAGTTGGCATCAGCTTTAAAATTTGGACCACAGCGATATCTGCTTCAGCAAATGCCAATTTTATCGCCTTATTCTGCGCGCCGAAACCCCGGACACCCCCCGCTCATCGCCCAGGCCATCCAGTATACAAAAACAGTTCCCCTTGAAGACAGCAGTGAAAATCCAATTGGAAAGCTCTCACAAAGGAGCGAAGCAGCAAAAATAGCAACATTGAGTACAAAAACTCTATCTTCTTTGGTGCCAAGGATAAAACTCTCTAAAGTATCCTACAAAGACAAAAAAACAACAATTATTCCCATACCGTTTCCTTTTAGTACTGGAGTCGGCAAGGGAGGCCAATATCAGCCAGATATCAAAGATATTTTCAATTATAGTGCGACAACTACGACGGGAACATTCTATAAAACTAGGGCTGGCTTTGGTATAAAATCCTTTTCATGGAGCTATATTGGAACCGACACATATTCGGCCAATCGAGACATAACGGCATCCCTTGTCTTGTATTTTCAGGACTTCGCACAATTAACTGTCGAGAGGGACTCTGGAGCCGGAAAATATAAATATCTTGATCTTCTTTTGGCGACAGACGAAAATTCGAAAGCAAAGCCAAATAAAGGAAAATATCAGCAAGATATTTTGGTTGAAGCAGGGTGGGAGATTCCGAATTCTGCGACTCCGGGGGAAAAGAGAATAATAGAAGATAACTCTGTCTCTTTGTTGTTGACAATGGAAGATTATTCTATATCATTCGATGAGGGAGGGTCCGGAACCGTCGAGCTTCAAATAGATTATCGAGCAAGAAGCGAGTCGCTAGCAAGAGATAAATTAATAAATGTTGTAGCTCCGGAAGTCCCCACGGTTAGAAAAATAAACAATTTGCAGGATAAAATTGACGAAGCAGGAGACAAGGATGAAAGGAATGAGCTTAAGGACGAAAGGACAAAACTAATATCTGATTCCAAAAAAGAGGCATACCAAAGGATGCTAAATGAGTTGACAGAAGAAAATTCAATATATTTTTCGGATTTATCTCTAGTCGATATAATAAAATCTGAGCAGCCGCTAATACCCGCCATCCCGATACCTGGCAGCGCCACAGATTCCATCCATTATTTGCAACAGGCGGTCGATGCTGGGTCTTCCAATGTTCTTTTCGAAAATGCAGAAAAAGCGGATGATGGGAGGCATCGTATTTATTTTACATTCCTTGGAGACATTATTGAGGCAGCCATAAGAATAGGTACCAACGAGGAGGTTGCCAAAATGAGTGGCACCCCCATTGGTCCCCTGTCTAATTATAGGGCAATTTTGTGTGATTTTAAGGTGGGTAATAAAACTTATAATATTGCAGATATTCCAATACATTTGTCATTATTCGCCAGCTTCATGTATGATAAAATTATTTCCGAAGATACCCAAACAAAATCTTTGGGAATGTTTATTAAAGAATTGATGGCATATATTGTTTCAAATAAATTGGAAAAATTTTGGAATAGTCAGAATGATGATAGCCGCAGTTTTAGAACTTCATATTTGGAGTTTGATAAAAATAAAAGTTCTTTTTTAACCGGAGCCAATTTCGGCCCACTCAAGTCAAATAGGGTGAGCCTGAATCCTTCCTTTCTGAATCCTCCCTTTGCACAATTCGCACCCGGAGTGGATATTCCAGCAATGATTGTCTATTCAAATCCCAGCGCCTTGGATTTAAAAATAACTGGAACATATGCCGATTCTAAAAAAAGAGATGAGGCAAGCGGAATTCCACATTTTCAACTGGGAGAGGCCACATCAATTGTGAAAAATATATCATTTGAAAAATTAAGCTGGGAATATGCCAGAGAACACAGACTTGTAGAAAATGCCTCTAGTCCATTCAATATATTATCCAACATCTTCAATGTTACCATAAAACTCTTTGGAAACATCGTTGTTGAGCCCGGATCTTTAATATTTGTCAATCCAACCTCTATGGGAGATATAGGGCGCCCCTGGAAAAAAGGATCCATTTCAAATATTATGGGACTTGGAGGCTATCATTTTGTAACAAAAGTTGATCACTCTATTTCTGATGGTACTTTTGAAACTTCGGTCGAGGCAATTTGGAATAGCGCAGGCGATGGAAAAGCAAAGTTTACAGAAACAGATAAGGCAGGCGCAGGAACGGAAGATAGCTAATGACAAAACCAATAACCTTAACTTCAACTAATTCAACAGATGCTCGAAATATATTTTATGAGAGGATCTTGTATGAATTGTTTTTCTTATCAACAACCCAAGACATAGACCCAAAAAATATAGATATAAAAACATTTCCAGGAATAAAAGATTATTGGAAAAAAGAAAATATTCTTTATGGAAAGGTCGACAAGACCATGGCTGTAATTGAGCCGATCCAGGAATATATGAGTTACATCTCGCAGGGTGATGACCTTTTTTATATGTTGCCGGAAGTGGCCGATTCATATCAGGAATTTTTAGGATTCTTCAAGTCGGCAGCTAAGGCAGGTCGACTTTCTTCTGACAATTATCTTGAAAATATAAAAATTTATAGAGCCTATTCGGATCCGATGATAGAATATAATAAATATTTAATAGATATTATTGAAAATTTTAATAAAAAACTATTTCAAGATCGTTCAGAAAATAAAATAAAAAACATAAAAGATTATTCAAAGGAATTCTTTTTATATATCATGAGCGAGAAAGATATAAAATACTTAACAAAGACATCACATATTTTATCTTCGAATGTTTCCGCTATGAATTCCGGCCTATCAATAGAGATCGCAGACCTTGATCCTTCCAGAAATGCCGATAAGCAAATAATTTTAAATAGCATAAATTTTGATTTCTATAAAGATGCTGCTCGTGAAGCGGGCTTCTTAATAGATAAAAATATTCCCTGGAGACTTAATTTCGATATATCATCTCCCGCTAACTCATCAAAATTAAAAGGTTCCGGCGATGTTGTACAAAGATACTTAAATAGCAGATTTTTGAGAGCAAGAACAAGAGATATAGAATATTTGTTATCGACAGTGATCTTGGGATATAATGACTTGGTCGACAAAAAAGGATATTATACGGAAAATAGATGTAAATTCGATAGAAAATCAGCAGACAAGCTTGAAGTCTCAAGAGATGTATTGACAGAAAACTATTGGATAAAGCAATATATCAAGGTAAAGAATAAGGAAGCAGACTTTCAATATACCGATTCTGAAATTAAAAAAATAATTTTCAATGCAATAGACCTTCCTCGTGGTCGAGATGATTACATTGACAAAAAATTTAGATTCCCGTTTTTGCAGAAGGGATCCACATCCAGAACGACTTTGGAGGATTATTTTTTGCAAAATAATAATTTAAGTATTGACAATTTCTCTGAACATGTTATAATATTATTAAAGAGATCCATTAACGAATTATACTGAGGTAATATTGCTCTTTCAGACGCTTGATGACAAAAAGGATTGTGTTGGAATTTTCTATGGTGATCTAATTTTTGGAGAAAACCTTCCCCACGACCTGACTCACACTTGGTCATATTCGGGATTTCTCAAGGAAAGGGAGATTGAGTATGCCAAGCTTTATTGTGGAGGAAAGTCCTTGGATATCGTATGCCCAGAGGCCCTGAGGGAGCGCTGGGAAGACGCAAGCAACAAACTCAAGGCTTTCATCAAATCATTTAATACGGCTCGTGTATCGCTTGATGAGAACTGTTTTTTTGATTTGGTTCCTAAAAAATTCCTCATAGAGTTTTGTCAGGTTAAAAATAAAATATGTGAACACGTCTTTGACTACTATAGTCGTCCAATAAATTATGATTATCTTGTATCTCTGTCTAAAATATTAGAAGACATGAAATACAGAAAATTAAACATAAACCCAAAGAATTTATCTTTGTTTAAATCAGAACATAGAAAGTTTGCACAAAACTTAAATAAGATTGAACATTCGTGCAAGTTTAATATCTTTGGAACAAAGACGGGAAGATTGACGACAGAGCCTAGAAGTTTTCCAATCTTGACTCTTAAAAAGGAACTTAGGTGCACAATCGAACCACATAATGATTATTTTGTCGAATTGGACTTTAATGCGGCGGAATTGAGAACCCTGCTTTCTTTGCAGGGAAGGCAACAGCCGGAGGGGGATATCCATGAGTGGAATATTAAAAACATATTTCAAGACTCACTAACGAGGGACGAGGCTAAAAAAAGAATTTTTGCTTGGCTCTACAACCCCGAAAGCGACGACCATATGTGCGAACGCGCGTACAATAGAGAGTTGGTGGTACAAAAATACTTCACTCAGGGCCAAGTGACGACCTTTTGGGACAAGGTGATTCCTTCGACAGAAAGAACTGCATTGAACTATATTATTCAGAGCACTTGTGCAGAAAATGTCCTGAGACAAATGATAAAGGTGTCTAATTATTTAAAAGGATGTAAATCATATGTTGCTTTCCCGATCCATGATTCTATTGTACTTGACCTTTCTAGTGAAGACAAAGAAAAATTGCCAGAAATCATAGATATTTTCTCCAACACTGCTCTTGGTAAATTTAAAGTGAATATAGGTGTTGGCAATAATTTTGGAAGACTAAGAAAGCTGGAGGTGTGAAATGAATATTATAGGATTGGGATCTGCAGGGTGCAAGGTGGCAGATGAACTCTCACAGCATCCTCAATATAAAATTTTTAAAATAGATGTCGGCATTTCTGGAGATGGATGTTATAATATACCAAGCTTTGAAGCGCCCGAAGAATTTGAAGCATATAAATTTCCAAAGATGAAAACTTTTTTCAAGGGAATTGTTGGGGAGACTACATTCGTTGTTGCCGGCGGTGGCAAAGCCTCTTGTGCTTCTTTAAAAATTCTTCAAAACATCAAACATTTGCCCATTTCTATCCTCTATATCAAGCCAGATTTGGAAATGCTAAATCAGACACAAAAAATGCAAGAAAGATTAGTTTTCGGCGTGCTTCAAGAGTATGCTCGCTCTGGTGTTTTTGAGAAAATTTGCCTAGTTTCCAATACAGTGCTTGACTCGGTAGTGGGAGGCGCACCAATTATCGGTTATTATGATAAGCTAAACGAAGCGCTTGTTTCCGTTTTCCATATGATAAATGTATTTTATAATACAGATGCAGCCATTGGCAAAATTGAAAAACCAAAAGAAACCCACCGCGTTGTCACGATCGGGCTTTTCGACGTGGAAAAAAATGAAGAAAAAATGTTTTTTTCCCTTGACAACTCTCGTGAAAAATGCTATATTTATAGTATAAGCGAGGAGAAGCTGAAAACAGATAAAGAACTATTTAGGAGATTGAAAAATCAAATAAAATTAAAATCAAAAGAAAATGTCAATATAACATATGCAGTATACTCGTCAGATTATGAACAAGATTTTGGATATATTATAGAAAGAACACCACACATACAATTACAGGAAGTAGAGTGAAAGCAAATTTAGGAATTTTTAAGAAGAAAGACGGGAGCCTGAGGACAATGAGATTCGTTGAGTTGGTAGACCTCCCAGAAGGATTTTTTATTTCCCAGACCAAGGGCACCGGTAAGAAAACAAATCTTACCGAAGGAAGCAACCTTGTTTGGGATTTAGATAAGCAAGGATTTCGTGTCTTTAATAGAAAAACAATTGTTGGAGAGATTAAGACATTCGACATTGAGGGCTTAAATCATTTTGAGCTTATCAAGGATTTTGAATAAAAATGAAAATAATGCTTGACAAGCATTCAAAAAAATGTTATATTATATAATAGAAAGGCGAGAGATTTGTCGTCTTTACTTTAGCCAATGGCACAATTTCAATAATAAAAGGAGAAAATTAACATGGCATTAGATATCGCAAAAATTCGAGCACGGCTCGATAGCGTAAAAAACAACGGAAAAGCTGGGGGGTCGTTTTGGCGCCCCAAGGATGGTACTCAAACAATTCGTATTGTACCAACGGAAGATGGCGACCCCTTCAAGGATTATTGGTTTCATTATAATTTGGGCCCAGATCAGAGGGGCGGCTTGCTTTGTCCAAACAAAAATCACGGAGAGGATTGTCCAATCTGTAATTTTAAGGACCAGCTCTGGAAAGAATTTAACAGCAATCAGGATCCTGATACGATGAAGCTCGCAAAAGACTTGAGCCCTCGTCAACGCTTCTTTTCGCCAGTTATGGTCCGTGGTGAGGAATCAGAAGGAATCCGTATCTGGGGCTATGGGAAAGAGGCATATACCTCACTCCTTAATTTGGTTTTGAACCCCGAGTATGGAGATATTACAGATATCGATGACGGAACCGATCTGACTCTCACTTATGGTAAGCCACCCGGTGCCCAGTTTCCAAAGACTACTTTGACACCCCGCCGTCGCACATCGCCACTTTGTGACGAGGCCGTAGGGGGAGAAGAGGAATGTTCCCGTCTGATGGACAACATCCCAAATATTGATAGCCTTTTTCCTAAGAAGACACAGGAGGAAGTTCAAGCCGCTTTGGACGGATTTATTCAGTCTTTATCTGGATCGGAGGATACTATTGATCAGGCAGACGTTTCAGTGCCGTCTACTACATCTGATGTAGTGGCTGCGTTTAATGAGTTGACAGGAAACTAACACCCCCCACCGCAGGGAGGCACGGGTTTATAGGTGTCTCACTTATTTTTAAAAAGGAAAAACCATGACTACAGCTACAACTGGCGATAATGTTTCTGTTCATTATCGCGGCACATTAACAGATGGTACCGAATTCGATAACTCGTATTCTCGCGGTACCCCGATTGAATTTGAAATTGGAAGTGGCCAAATGATTTCTGGCTTCTCTGACGCTATCGTAGGGATGGCAGTGGGAGATAAAAAGACAATTAACCTCACTTCTTCTGAGGCATATGGGGAGGTTAATCCAGAGGCCTCGACCTCAATCCCGCGTACCTCATTCCCGGCGGAAGTGGAGTTGACAGAGGGTATGCCAGTGCCACTGGCCACTTCTGACGGGAGGCACTTGCTCGGAAGAGTGAGCGAAGTTGGTACCGAAACGGTGACCGTAGATTTAAATCACCCACTGGCGGGAAAAGCCCTGCAGTTCGAAGTTGAATTAGTGGGTGTGGGCACTACAACAACCACGCCAGAAGAAGACACCACCACATAGGATACCCCCTGCCCGCAGGGAGGCACGGGGTACAGGTGCCTCACTTTTTAATAAGGAAGTGTGATGACAAAAGAATATTTACAACGACGCGCCGCACGACTTGCCAGAAAAAGTGCCAAGAGAAAACTAAAAGCGACGGCTATGAGGATTGCAAAGCAACAGAAGAAGCATGAAGAAAACGTTCGGCGCCGTAAGGAACAGGCCGAGCGCCGCAAACTCCTCGAAAATGGGATGCGGGGGTAAATAAATGGCAAGAAAAACAAAATCATCGGGCAAACTTACGATGCAAGAAATGAGAAAACTTGTCAACAAAAAGGCCGGTATGAATGTCGCCTTCGACCTCAAGGAAGAAAATCCAACTGAGGTGAAGGAATGGATTCCCACCGGCTCTCGTTGGCTTGATTCAATTATCTGTCGAGGAAAATATGCAGGAATTCCAGTAAGTAAAGTTGTCGAAATCGCGGGCCTTGAGGCCACAGGAAAGTCCTATATGGCTGCACAAATTGCAGCAAATGCTCAAAAGAAGGGCATTGAGGTGGTTTATTTTGATTCGGAGTCTGCAATCGACCCATCCTTTTTGGCAAATGCCGGCTGTGATTTAGATAGGCTTCTATATATCCAGGCCACTTCTGTTGAGTTTGTTTTGGAAACCATCGAAGAGCTTTTGGACTCCGGCAATAAAATGCTGTTTATCTGGGATTCGTTAGCGCTGACTCCCTGCGAGAGTGAGGTGCAGGGAAGCTTTGACCCAATGTCCCAAATGGCCATGAAGGCTCGAATTTTAGCACGAGCAATGTCAAAATTAACAATTCAGATTGCAAATGCGGATGCGACCCTGTTGGTCCTAAATCAGTTGAAGACAAATATTACGAGAATTGCTTCTGAGGCGATGACTACCCCATATGTGACCCCAGGAGGGAAAGCTATGAGTTACGCCTACTCTCTTCGAATCTGGCTCACAGGCCGCAAAGCGAAGAAGAGTTTCGTACTTGACGATAATGGATTCCGAATTGGATCCGAGGTCAAAGTAAAATTAGAGAAGTCTCGCTTCGGAACCTCTGGGCGACAATGTAATTTCCGCATCCTTTGGGGCGGGAATGATGTCGCTATCCAAGACGACGAGTCACTCTTCGATGCTGTGAGTGGCTCCGATAATATTATCCAGTCAGGGGCCTGGTATACTATGGTTTTCGAGGATGGCTCAACAGAGAAATTCCAGTCAGCGAAGTGGGTCGAGAAAATGCAAGATGATAAATTTCGCCAACGTGTTTATCAGATTATAGATGAGGAAATTATTTATAAATTCGAGAGACGCGAGGGAAAAGCAGAAGATTTTTATGAATCCGAAGAGTAGATTCATAACTATATTATATTATGTCTGATGATATTTTAAAAATGAAGCATCACAAGCTCCTTTTCGAGCTTAAATTTTTGTATGCCGATTTGGAATACCACCAAACCATGCAAAATCACGCAACACAAAAATTCCAAGAAGAGTTTTTGAAATATTCAGAAGAGAATAAGACTCTTAAAATTATGTTTCCTGACGCCGAGGTGCCTCCCCCCACGAAAGGGGAGGCACCTCAAGTAGACAACGAGGAAATTTTCAAAATAGATAAAAAGAAAATAAGCAAGGAAGTGGCTGAATTATATAAAAAGGTGGTTTCAGTAACTCATCCAGATAAGTCAATTAATCTATCTAAGCAGGAAAAGAGGCATAGGAAATCGGTCTTTTTAAAAGCGTCGGAGGCAGCACAGGAAGACAATTTGTTTGCACTGCAACAGATTGCGTTGGATCTAGGCTTTGAATTAAGTTCTCCGACAGAAAATCAAATTCAAATATTTGAAAAAGAAGCTGAAAAAATAAAACATAGAATAAAAGATATCACAAAAACATATGCTTGGAGTTGGCACATGACAGCAGAAAATGAGAGAAAAGGGCAGATAATGGAAGAATATAATAATTTAATGGTGTTCAGGGCCGCTGAAAAAAGCACAGACGATGACTAAATCAAGGAGGTTATTGATAGTTGATGCTCTAAACGCATATTTCCGAGCATATATTGTTAATCCGAGTCTATCAAAGAACGGCCAGCCAATCGGGGGCTATAAAGGATTTCTTGGAATCCTGCAAAAGCTTTGTCGAGAAATGAAGCCGGCTGAGATTATCATCGCTTGGGACGGCGCCGGCGGATCATTACGCAGAAAAGAGGTCAACTCCAACTACAAGGAGGGTCGAAAACCTATTCGCCTCAACCGCGATGTCCGAGTGTTGACAAAAGATGAGGAGATGCAGAATAAGGTTTGGCAACAATATCGCTTAATGGAGATGCTTAACTTCATGCCCGTCATCCAATTGATGGCTGATCGGGTCGAGGCTGATGACATCATCTCATTTGTTGCTCAATCCCCGCAGTATTCAGGCTGGGAAAAGATTATTGTTTCGAGCGACAAGGACTTCTTTCAACTTTGCGATGATGAAACAGTACTTTATCGCCCCATACAAAAGAAGTTTATCAACAAGCCGAGGATCCTGGAGGAGTTTAAAATTCACCCAACGAATTTTGCTTTAGCTCGTGCTATGGCGGGAGATAAGTCCGACAACCTCCCTGGGGTCAGGGGCGTCGGCCTGGGTACCATTTCAAAAAGATTACCATTCTTTGCCGGCGAAGAATCAGTAACAATCCCAGAACTTATTGAGTTTTGTGAAAATGATAATACGGGTCTAAAGGCCTTCTCTTCGATATGTGAAGCAGAAGATATTATTAAGGAAAATTATAAAATTATGCAGCTTTACTCGCCGACAATGTCAATCGATGATAAAAGCAGAATAAAATACATTCTTGATAATTTTGAGCCACAGTTTAACAAGACGGAAGTAATTAAGCGCATGGCGGAAGACGGTTTCGGAAATTGGGATACGTCAGACTTGTTTACTACATTCAAAAGAATTTCAAATAAGTCTTGACATCGCGGGCATCGTATGTTATATTAAGAATAGATAGGGGGAAAAATGCCTAAGGAAGACTTTAGCCAATATGGCAAAGACTTTCAGGAAACCTTGTGTCATCTGATCTTGGTCAATAGGCCCTTTGCAGATCAGATGTTTGAGGTTTTGAATATTAATTTTCTGGAGCTTAAATATCTTCAAGTTTTTGTCCAGCTAGTTAAGGAATATAGAGAAAAATATTCTGTCCATCCGACAGAAAAAATTATGACTTCTATATTGAGAACGGAATTGACCAACGAAAATGAGTCTGTCCAACAACAAATTAGGCATTTTTTTGCTAGAATATCTAAAACTACAATAGAAGATTCTGAATATATTATAGAAACATCTTTAGACTTTTGTAGGAAACAAAAGCTAAAAGAGGCAATGCTTAAATCTGTAAAACTATTAAAGAACTCGTCTTTTGACGAGATTTCTCAGGTTATAAACGAGGCGCTCAAGCTTGGTTCCGATTCAAATTTCGGACACGATTATGTAAAAGATTTTGAACAGAGATTTATTTTTAAAGCTAGAAATCCAATCGCCACCGGCTGGGCGGAAATAGATGCGATAACTCATCAGGGCTTGGGACAGGGAGAACTTGGGGTGGTCATTGCCCCAACGGGCGCCGGTAAAAGTATGGCCCTCGTTCACATAGGCGCCCAAGCTATGAAGGCAGGAAAAAATGTTGTATATTATACACTAGAATTATCTGAAACGGTAGTTGGGTCACGCTTTGACAGTTGTATAACAAATGTTCCGCTCAATGATTTATCTGCATTTAAAGAAGAAATATATGAAAAAGTTCAAATGATAGAGGGCAACTTGATAGTGAAAGAGTATCCCACCAAGTCTGCTAGCTGCCAAACCTTAAAGAATCATCTAGAAAAATTGGTGAACCGAGGATTCAAGCCCGATATGATTCTGGTGGATTACGGAGATTTATTACGACCAATTTCAACATTAAGGGAGAAAAGACACGAGCTGGAGACTATTTATGAACAGCTTCGAGCAATTGCTCAGACGCATGGTTGTTGTGTCTGGACAGCATCTCAAACGAACCGTTCTGGATTAAATGCTGAAGTTATTACAATGGAATCAATATCGGAGGCTTTTAATAAATGTTTTGTTGCAGATTTTATTTTTTCAATATCCAGAACGGCGGAAGATAAATTGGCAAACACGGGACGTATTTTTGTTGCTAAGAATAGGAATGGTGTTGATGGTATAATTTATCCAATTTATATGGATACCAGAAATGTAACAATTAATGTTCAAACATCTACCGGGGAGACCATCGGCGATGTAAAAAAAGAAGCCAAGAAGAGACAAGAGAAAAAATTAGTAACGTTATATAAGAAAGTAAAGGATGGGGGGAGAAAATAATGTCGTTAAGTGCACTTCAAGATTATACTAGGATAGCAAAATATGCTAAATATTTGCCAGAGAACAAGAGGCGCGAAACCTGGAAAGAACAGGTTACTCGTGTATTCAACATGCATAGGGAAAAATTTAAGGATAATGAGGAAATTTTATCTTTTATTGAAGAGGCAGAATTAGCGGTACAAAAGAAAGAGGTCCTTGGATCGCAAAGAATTTTGCAGTTTGGCGGCCGCCCAATTTTTAAGCATAACGCACGCGTTTATAATTGTGCCTTTGGCCATATTAATCGAACGAGATCATTTCAAGAGCTTATGTATCTTCTTCTGTGCGGCTGTGGGGTGGGCTTTTCAGTTCAGAAACATCATGTGGCATCCATTCCTCTTGCTGCACGCCCAGAAGAGGAAATCAGTAAGATTTTTGTGGTTCCCGACACGATTGAGGGGTGGGCTGATGCAATTGGTGTGCTAGTTACGAGTTATCTTGGAGGCAATGCCGATTTTGATGATTATATCGGCTTTAGGGTGGTTTTTGATTATTCAAAAATTCGACCTGCGGGATCCCCCCTCAGTTCCGGATCAAAAGCTCCAGGCCCTGCGGGCCTAGAGAGGTCCATTGAAAAAATTAGAGAAGTTTTTGAAAAGAGGCTCGGAGTCTCAAGCCGCACACGCCTTGAGCCTGTTGATGTTTATGATATTATTATGCACGCTGCCGATGCAGTAATCTCCGGCGGAGTCCGCCGCTCCGCAACAATAGCCCTCTTTTCCCCGGACGATAAAGAAATGGCTACCGCCAAGACTGGCAATTGGTTCGTGGAAAACCCCCAGCGCGGCCGCTCAAACAATAGTGCTCTCCTCATTCGCGACAAAACCTCGAAAGAGACATTCAACCGACTAATGGGCTGGGTGCGTGAGTTCGGAGAGCCAGGATTTGTATGGGCCGACAGTACAGAGATGGGCTTTAATCCTTGTGTTGAGATTGGTCTATATCCCGTAGATATTGAGACTGGCAAGTCCGGTTGGCAATTTTGCAATTTGACAGAAATCAATGGCAAGAAAGCAAAAACTCCAGAAAGTTTCCACAGCGCTTGCCGCGCTGCAGCAATTATTGGCACGCTTCAATCAGCATATACGGATTTCCCCTACCTGGGGGAAACAACCGAAAAGATTACAAGACGGGAATCACTCCTTGGGGTTTCAATCACTGGTATGATGGATAACCCAGAAGTCTTGTTTAATCCGCAAGTTCAAAGAGCTGGCGCAAAGATTGTCAAGGATATTAATAAAGAAATTGCTTCTATGATTGGAATTAATCAGGCAGCGCGAACGACGTGCGTAAAACCCGCCGGCTCAACTAGTTGTATTCTTGGAACCGCTTCGGGAATTCACCCGCACCACGCTAAGAGATACTTTCGCCGAGTGCAGGCAAACGTACAGGAAAACCCAGTTCAGCACTTTAAAAAATTTAATCCGCGCGCAGTTGAGAAGTCCGTCTGGGATCCGAATGGAGTAACAGAAGTTATTACTTTTCTCTGTGAGGTGCCAGTCGGCGCTAAGACCAAGAATCAAATTGATGCATCAAGATTGTTGGAAAGCGTGAAATTAACACAGCAGAATTGGGTTCGCTATGGAACAAATAAAGATTTGTGTGCTCAGCCGTGGTTAAGTCATAATGTTTCTAATACTATTCACGTCCGAGAAAATGAGTGGGCTGAGATAGCCGATTACATTTATAAGAATAGGAAATACTTTGCAGGAATTTCTTTAATTCCAAATTCTGGAGATAAAGACTATCCCCAAGCTCCGTTTTGTGCCGTTCCATATCCTGCGGACATCTTGAGGGAGTATGGCGCCGGTTCCTTTTTCGCTTCTGGAATAATAGAGTCCGCGCTTTTTGCATTTTCTGGTGATTTGTGGGCGGCCAGCGATTGCTTGCTTGGAATAGGAGAGCCACTTGATAAAGTTACTCCAATCAAGCGCAGTTGGGCAACTTCTGCCATCAAATTCGCCGATAGCCATTTTAACGGAAATGTCAGGATAATGACATATTGTCTAAAGGACATATATAATTTAAAACTTTGGGAAAAACTTTCTCAGGAATATAAAGATATTGATTGGACATCAATGTGTGAAGAAGAAGATAATATTGACTTTGCACAAGATTCTGCATGTGCTGGTGGTACATGTGAAATCCCCATTGAATATTTAAATGCCCTAAGGGAAAATAAAGAACAACAAATCGACATAAAGGAATAATAATATGATGAGACCATGTAACAGATATGTTTTAATTTCAAAGCCGAAAGCGGATAAAAGCGAAAGTTTAATCGCGCTGCCGGAGGGGTCCTTCAGGCCCGAAAGTAAATATTCAAAAGTAGAAATTTTTGCTGCGGCACCAGACGTCCGCCCTCCTATTTCGGTTGGGAATTCGGCAATCGTTTTAACACATATGATCGAAGAAGTGGAATTTGACAATGAAGTAGTCTATTTAGTATTAGAAAATCATATTCTTGCGATTTTAGATTAGGAGAACTTTAATATGAATAGAAACTTTTTAAATTTAATTAAGGAATTGATCAGTGAAGAACTTATCGAGAGGGAAGAACTTCTGGAGTCACCGGTTAATAAAAACAGACAAATTATTCTGGAAAGAAAACTCAATAAGATGTTGGGAAAAAAGATAGATGAGCGATGATGCTTATGAAGTTAATAAAATAATAAAATCTTGGGATCTTGGATATAATTTGGGCCACGCTTTGAAATATATTGTGAAATATAAGGAAGGTAGTGAAAAACCAATTGATGATTTGAGAAAGGCAAGATTTTTTATTGATCGCCACATCCGACTCTTGAATCAGGAAGATGAAACTCAATAAGCATATTTATAAAAAGGAAATTATTGTCATCGGCGGAGGACTGAGTGCTCTTTTATACTCTTATTATAACAATTTGCCTTGTATTTTTTCTAAGTCCAGCGTTCCCTTTGGGTTTGATGTATTTGATGGGGGGTACGACTTCTCGTTCCTCGGAGTTGAGGAGCCGAATAGACTAGTCATCTGGCAAAGGCTTATAACCTCCCTCTCTCTGGGTGGTCAGTTGCCGATGTCGGATAAAACAGAGTCTATTAGTATACAAGACAACAAGCTTAAGGCAGTTACCGGCAATTCTAGGCTGGGTCGGTTTGAATTTGACAAGTTGGTTGTTTTCGACGACAGGGACATTCGAGGCTTGCCACCCACAAGGGGCCAGGAAGTTGGAAAATGCAGAGTTATTGATTGGTTTCATGTTCGATCCGGTATGGAGCATAATCATAATTCGCTGGAGACCGAAGACGACTTCATTCAGAAAGTTATTTTCTACCCGTCAGATAGATTTGGAAATCAAACGTCAGAAAGAATTAGAAAGGATCTCGTGGCGATATCTTGTTTAGAACAGGATCAATTAGATGATTTTGATTATTCGGACACGATGGCCAAGTTTAAGATTACGCAGATGATGAAAGACGCTGGAATAAGGGGTGCTCGCAACGGCAGAGATACTTATAATCCCAATATTTACAGATATTATTCTCCCAAGATAGAGGCAGCAGAAAGACAAATATTTAAAGATGTCAAGAACTTTTATAAAAAAGATAAAAGATTCGAATTCAGGCACGAATCGCCTGAAGAAATTATTAAATTATTTTCTTGCGATCCTCAATCTTATTGTTCAAAAATTACGGAGTTATTGTATAAAAATAACTAATTATATAACGATGGGTCACCTAAGAGACGTTAACGAGGGATATTTTGAGCATTTCCGCCATGCCTTTGAGATGGGGTCTGTCTTATTCTTGGCTTCCTTCGGTCAGTTCTTGCACTCTGTGTTCCCGGCCATCCGTCCGCCTCTCGGATCCGATGTGAGGTCCCTGATTAAATTTTTAGAATCAAAGCTGCCGGAGAATAGAAAATGAAGCAATTTTTTGAAGGCTTGCGCCGCTGGACCACCCTAAATGAAGGGCGGCTGCTTGCAGAGGGGCGCCTTGAGGACGTTAAAAAGAGGTTCAAACATATTGATCCTAATTGGATTGATCGTATGTCCGAACGAGATCCTTCCGGAAATAATAAATACTTAATGTGGGCCATTAAGCAATTTGCGAAAATAACAGAACCATATCGCGAGAAAGCCCAAGCCCAAAGCGATGCCCGTGGTGGGCACCTACATCCAGACGACGAAGTCGTCGTCGCCCAAGCGTCATACGAGGCATACAGGGCCATAGCCGATGCTATAGGGAAATTCCATGCAAATTCTCAAAGATTGAAGAGTAAAGATATCAACACCTACAAAACCGCCGATGATATTGCGGCGGCGATTAGGGATCTTGGGATGAGCGATAGGCGAAAAAGACAAAAAAGGAGAGAGCGTGCCCAGGAGGGATCAACGAAAATAGGAGAGGATGATAATTTTTTGGTGATGAGGCCCGATACGACGGAGGCGGCCTGTTACTATGGCCAGGGGACTGGAACACCCAAGTATGGTCCGTGGTGCATTGCAAAAACAAAGGGGCAGAATTATTTTCGATCATACACCGATGACGGGAAAACTTTTTATATAGTCAATATGAAAAATCTTGATGAAGATACTGATGGCAAAAAGGTTGCTCTGGTATATGAGAGGGACTGGGATTATGACGCTCCAGAGGAGATTTGGAATAGACCAAATAATGAAGTCAGAGAAGATTCATTTCTCAGGTACGTTACAAAAAATATTATCGCCGCATGGTTTTCTGATTATGAGAAGGTTTATATGGAGTGGGAAACATTCTACTCCGACCCGGAAAAAGAAAATTTAACAGATAATCTCAAAAAGCTCGCATCCAACTTGGGCCGCGACACCGAGCCCCCCGACGACGTCGCGCAAGAACTCGCTGAAATATTTCAGGATCAGGCCACCGACATTTTTCAATTATCAGCTGAACACAACAAGGAAAATCCAGCCGGCCCAGACCCGCAGGCCTATGAGGATCTGCTGAACGCGCAGGACTTTTCAAATGTTTATGTAACTCTTGAGGATTACGGAGAGGGTATGTGGTGGGATGGCGGAGCACATTGGGAACTCCCAGAATTTAAATACGCCGTGGACGAGCTGGGCGGCGAACAGGGTTTCGGCCATTGGAAGGATGACATCCTAGAAATTTTCATATCAGTTGCCGATGATAATTATATATATCCAGATGAGTCCGAAGCCATTTCGAGTGAGGAGAGTATTCGATTTGTATTTCGTCCGGACCCTGGTGAAAACACCTCTCTAGAGGGGTTTGAATCCTTCTTGGAAAGCATGCAGACGGTTGAAGATGCATATGATACTATTTTGAAAGAGGCTCTGGAAGCGATGCGCGAAGCAGGCATAACAACATCCGAAGAACACGACAGGAAGGTGGAGCAATTCAGAAAGAAGTATCTCAACAAGTTTGAGAATTTTGGCGTGATATTCGAGAAAGGAAAATTAAAGTTTTACCAGAAAGAAGAATATGTGGTGCAAATGCCACTCTTCAGAACCCTCGGTGGCCCAGAACTCAGGCGAGTTGAACCCAGGTCCGGCGGCCAAATTCACACCCCTTCTCCAGAGAGGGACCAATATTTCAAAGACACCGTTGGATATCTCAACACGCTCAGCGTTAAGGGCCAAGCACTCAAATATGCCTTTGATAAAACTTGGCCACTAGCTTACGACCGATCCAAGGAAATGCAAAAACAATCTGAATTCTCGTTGACGGAGATTCATTTATACGGTGATTATAAAGATCAAGTCCAGCTGGAATTCACAGAATATCTTGTTGACCTAGAGAATGGCGGAGAACTCGGCGCCGCAGTTATATTTTCTAGGGTACCCATGGACGATGAGCGGGGCCTGGCATATACCGACTGGCTTGATGAAAATTTAGACACCTTCTACGACGCAGTTGCGGAGTTTATCTTAAAAACGGCCCACAAAACCCGCGTTCACCAAGGGCGCGCCAACCCCGGCAAATTTGAGGCAGGTCGAAAGTTGGGATTTGGAGCACAAGACTCAGAAGGGCAGGTTTCTGAAAATGCCTCTTATAGTAAACTTTGCGAAGGGTGGAAAAGGTGGGCAGGCAAATGAAACTCCTGATGGAAAACTGGCGAGAATATATCAAAGAGGTAGAAGCCTTTGACGATATTGCCACCACACCAGAACAAATCCAACAAAGCATTGACTGGTTTTATGCCAGTCCAAAGTTTGATAGAGGCGAAAAGAAGGGTGAAGAAAGCTGGGAAGGCCACACTATTATTACTTACGGACTCTCCAAGGGCGATGAGTTTCATTTTGTTGTCAATAAAGAAGGGATCCCAGTTGCCTATGTCGCCACCGCTCCATTCAGAGAGGGCTACGCTGTTGGTAATGTAAGAAAAAGTGTTAAAAAGCCTTATGCAAGCCAACTTTACCAATGGCTGATAGATAGATACGGTGTCCTGTATAGCGATAAAGCGCAGACTACAGATGGGGCAAAAACTTGGGAAAGATTTCCAAACAAAAAAAGAGTTGAAACAGAAGACGAAGACGGCAAAGGCCGTTGGAGACATCGCATAGGAAAAGAAATCAATGAAGGCTTCATAGATCTTTTCTATAAAAGAAGGGAAGACGCAGATGTTTCTGTGGAAAAAATCCAGAGAATGTATGCAGATTATAGGTTATCTCGTGATTTGAGGCTCGGCGGCAACGGCAAAACAGGCTTGAAGCACCTCAAAACAAAGAGAGCGAGACTGCGCCGAATGAAAGAAATAGAAGATCTCATTCCGGTACTTCAAGGCCACGTTATGGATATTGATAATATCGAGTCTGAATTGGCCAGCGGAAACTTTGTGTGGCCAAAGGAAATGAGAAAGGCGCCATATCGCGGTGTCGGAATGGGCAGGAACCTGAATAGTTGGTTCAGGGATCCCGACAAGGCTCTGCCGCATCTGCGGGACGTCTTGTTGCTCGGAGCGATTAAACACCTTAAAAAGTGGCATGCCCGATTCGCGGATTCGCTGGGAATTGAAAAATACGAAGACGACCCTCTCCAAGATGTTTCAGCAATAAAAGCCTTCATGGGTACAGCAAAAGAGAGATAGTTGAGTTATCACCTTGCAGGTATAGTTCCCGTAGCGGGACAGCCACTTGATTTTAAAATGGACTGGCACGATTCGCTTATGCCAATCGCGCCAGACTATCTCGCAGTTGAGCGAGCAGTCTTTGAGTGTGCTTGGGCTGGCTGCGAAACAATCTGGATTGTTTGTAACGACGATATGACTCCACTCATTCGACACAGATTGGGCGAGTGGGTCCAGGATCCAGTCTGGATCGGAAGAAGACACGACCCCTATCCGTCGCAGACAAGAAAGCAAATACCAATTTACTATGTTCCAGTTCACGCTAAGGACGTTGGCAAGCGCGACTGTCTGTCTTGGAGCGTAATTTGGGGAGCAACCACCGCTTTCAGAGTTTCAGTTAAGTTAAGTAAGTGGGTCGTCCCAAGAAAATATTATGTTGCCTTCCCCTACGGCGTTTATGATCCAGAGATCCTGCGACCACACAGAAAAGATATTTCAAGCGAAAGACCTTTTATGCTGAGCCACAAAGGAAAGACAGTTAAAGATAATGAATACCTCTCCTTCACCTTCGACCGTGATGATTTCGTCGCTTGCCGCAGAAAGATCCGCGAGGGCACCGGGCAATACAATTCCGAGGTCTTAGAAGACGGAATATTCCCCAGAGAGAAACTACCAAAAGAAAAAAGATACTCTGCACGACATTTTTTACTTGACAAAATCTTTGAACCTGTTATAATATATAAAGAGAATAAAGTTGAAGTCCCTTGGTATCACAACATAGATTCATGGGATGGCTATTGCAATTATTTAGGGTCAGAGGAGAGGAAGTTGGTTCAGAGACCTCACCCAATATTTATGAAATATCACGAATGGAATGAAATAGGAGTTGATGATGAAAAATAAGACTAAATCACAATTGAATAAAATGACAAAGAAGAATCTTTTGCTTCATATTGAAAATATGCAATTGTTGATTGAGAACGACCACCTTGAAACGCAAAAAACAAATAAAGAGATGCAAGATGTTCTTGCCAAATACAACGAGGGTTCGGCAGAAAATAAGCTATCAACAATCCGAGTATGCGCCGGAATCCTCCGGAGCAATATTTTTAAGATGAAGCTTAATCCAGAAGATAGAGCAAGGATCATAAAAGAGGTGGATCTATTCATGGACAAAATATAATGACAAGGGGCGATTACGTTTTGATATATGACACCGACTGCGACCGGACCAACCCCGGAGTTAGAATATGTGGCAGCGGCATTATTTTGGAAGATTACGATATCCCCAATACCTTTGGCAGAAGGATGTACATAATCTCTGTTAATGGACAAAATAGAACCTATGATGACGCCTTTTATTCCTTTGAGGTAACGAGTAGAGCAAATGAAGAGCTTAATAAATAATATTATTTGTGGCGATGCCATAGAAGAAATGAAAAAGATTCCAGATGCTTCGGTGGATATGATCCTATGTGATCTTCCCTATGGGACAACTAATTGTAGGTGGGACACCCCGCTCCCACTCGACGAGTTGTGGGAACAATATTTGAGAGTAACAAAGCCCAGCGCAGCCATTGTCCTAACAGCTTCGCAGCCATTTACGAGTGTCCTCATTTGCTCAAATTTGAAACACTACCGGTATAATTGGGTGTGGGAGAAGTCTAAGGCCACAGGATACCTGAATGCCAAGCGGATGCCCCTGAAAGCACACGAAGAAGTTTGCATCTTTTATAAGAAGCCACCTACTTATAATCCTCAGTTCTGGGAGAGCACCCCATACAATAAGGGAAAGGCTCACAGACCTACCGAGGTTTATGGAAAACAAAAATCTGTGTTAGTAAAAAGTGACGGACAGCGCTATCCTAGATCAGTTCAATATTTCAAGACTGCTGAGAGCGAAGGTAAAACGCGCCACTCCACACAGAAGCCTTTGGCTCTTTTTGAATATATGATTGAAACATACACAAATCCTGGAGAATTGGTGCTTGATAGTTGTATTGGGAGCGGCACAACCGCAGTGGCCGCGAAAAGATTAAAAAGAAACTATATTGGTATTGACAAAGACCCAGAATATGTTATAATAAGTAAAGAAAGGTTGGAGAACACACATGAATAAAATTCCGTTCGTCGGATTACACGCTCACTCGGTTGCTGGAAGCATTTTCGATGCTCTTGGATACCCACAAGAACATATGGACTTTGCCTTTGAGAATGGTATGGACGCCCTTGCCCTGACCGACCACGGAAATATGAATGGCTTGCCTCATCAGGTTATGCACGCCAAGAAAATGAGGGAGGAGGGGAAGAATTTCAAGCCCATCTTCGGTATTGAGGCATACTTCCTCCCCTCCCTCGATGACTGGCGCAATGACTACGAGGCAGCCAAAGAAGATAAGAAGAAGCGCAAGACATTAAGTAAAGATGTGACTGCAACCACCGTTGAAGACGAAGACGCGTCCAAGAAGCAGGTTCGCAATATCTTAAATCGCCGACGCCACCTCATTTTGCTGGCGCAAGACCAAGAGGGATTGAACAATCTCTTCGCGATGATCTCTGAATCCTTTGGTCCGAACAACTATTATCGCTATCCACGCGTTGATTATAAAACACTAAAAAAGTATTCTAAGGGCGTCATAGGCGCTTCCGCTTGTCTCGGTGGGGTCTACGCCGGTAATTACTGGGAAAACCGCGAGGAGGGTGAATCAGCGGTCCTCAACGCTATGCGTGAGACTACGAAACAGATGGTTGACATCTTCGGCGATCGCTGGTACGGAGAGCTTCAATGGAACAATATTCCCGAGCAGCATGAGCTTAATAAGTACATCATCAAAATGCACGAGGAGTTTGGTATTGAGCTTATTTCAACATCAGACTCACATTATCCCCACCCAGATGCTTGGAAGGACCGAGAACTCTATAAGAAGTTGGGGTGGCTGGGCAAGCCTCGCCCCGGATACGAAAGCGCTGAGCTTCCCGAGGGCGTAGAAGAGATTGGCTATGAACTATACCCTCGCAATGGGAATCAGATGTGGGAAGCATATAAGAAATACTCTGAATCATGTGGCGTCGAGTACGACGACGCCTTGGTTCTGGGATCCATCATAAGAACACATACGATCGCCCACAAAAGGATCGCTGACTTTCTACCGGATAATACTGTTCGACTCCCCGACTTTGTTATTCCCGCTGGAGAGACAGCAGACTCAGCGTTGGAGAAGTTTTGCATAGAAGGCTTACGGCGCCTTGGTTTACATACGAATGAGGAGTACACCGAGCGATTGCGAATGGAGCTTGGGGTTATTTCAGACCGAGGCTTCTCCAAATACTTCTTGACTATGAACCAGATTAGCCAGAAGGCCAATGAAGTAATGCTGGCAGGACCGGGCCGTGGTTCTGCTGCGGGTTCGCTCGTAGCCTATGCTTTGAATATTACGCAGGTTGATCCTCTTAAGTACGGCCTTCAGTTCTCCCGCTTCATGCGCGCCGACGCAACCGACTACCCAGACATTGACTATGATGTGTCGGATAGTATGGGCTTGAAGGAGATGCTTATCAAAGACTGGGGAGCAGATAAGGTTGCACCCATTTCAAATTGGAACACACTCCAACTTAAAAGTCTCATCAAGGATATTTCAAAGTTCTACGGTATTGAGTTTCGAGAGGTCAACGATGTTACTTCGGTGATGCTCTATGAAGCAATGGGTCCAGCCAAGCTTAAGCATGGTATTAAGTCGGGGATCTATGCTCCCACCTTCGATGAGGTAATGGAGTTCAGTGATACATTGAAGAGGTTCTTGGCTCGCTATCCGCACGTCAAGACTCATGTTGAGGCGCTGTATGGTCAGGTTCGCTCTTGCTCCCGCCATGCTGGCGGCGTCGTTGTCGGCGAAGATTTGAATAGCAGGATGCCCCTCATTAACTCTGGCGGCGTTCGCCAGACTCCGTGGTCCGAGGGACAGAATGTCCGCCACCTTGAGCCAATGGGATTTATTAAGTTTGACGTCCTTGGATTGTCTACTCTTAAAATGATCGAGGGCGCGATCTACCATATCCTTCGCCGTCATCACAACATCGAGAACCCAACCTTCGAGGATATCAAAGCTTTCTACGATAAGAATCTCCACCCAGACGTGATGGATTTCAGTGACCAGAAAGTTTATGAGAATATCTTTCACAAAGGTAAATGGGCTGGAGTCTTTCAGTTCACAGAGGCTGGCGCGCAGAACTTCTGCCGACTTGCAAAGCCGACAAACCTGATTGACCTCGCTGCTATCACTTCCATCTATCGACCCGGACCTCTGGGCGCCAACGTCCACAACGACTATGTTGATGCCAAACAGAATCCACAACGACTCACATTCATGAATGACGAGCACCGCTCAGTGACCGAGGAGACCTTCGGCTTCCTCATCTTCCAGGAGCAAATTGCTGAATTGGCTCACCGACTTGGCAAGGACATTTCTCTTGATGAGGGCAATGCGCTTCGCAAGGTCTTGACCAAGAAGGGAACAGGTAAGGAGGCGAAGGTGAAGAACACACTTCGCAAGAAGTTTATTGAAGGTTGCACCGAGAAGGGCTTGCAGCAACGCACCGGCGAAAGGCTGTGGGAGAAGTTCGAATACTTCTCTGGCTATGGTTTCAATAAGTCTCACGCAGTTTCATATTGCATCATCTCTTTCCAATGTGCTTGGCTACTGAATTACTATCAGGTCGAGTGGCTCGCGGCGTTCTTGGACAAGGAACCAGAGACTCGCAAAGAGAAGGCTATCAATGTGGCCAAGTCTTTCGGTATGGGAATCAAGAGCTTGGACGTCAACTCATCTGGTCGCGTCTGGGAGATTTCCGAGGATGGAACAACCTTGATCCAACCCTTGTCCTCAATCAAGGGACTGGGTGACGCAGCGATCGATCAGATCTTAGCCAACCGACCATTTAATAAGGTTGAGGACTTTCTATTCAATGAGAATATAACCTATTCGAAACTCAACAAGAAGAGTCTTGATGTTCTGTGTCGCTCTGGAACGTTGAATGGACTCATTGACGATCGCTTCACGGGTGGCAAACACTTCTGGTCTGCGATATGTGTTGATCGGCCGAGAAAAGAAAAGAATCTCTTAGAGAACATTGAAAGCTTTGCACCAGAAGGTGACTTCTCGGACGAAGAGAAGATTGGATATCTTGTTGAATTAACTGGGGTGTTCCCATTCAACCGAGTGATGAAACCGGAGATTTATGAGCAGCTAAACGCTGCATTTATTCCGCCCATTGCCAAATACGATCCGGAGGTTTGTGAAGTTGTTTGGTTCATTCCGCGCAAGGTTGTTCCCAAGAAGACGAAGAACGGTAAGACATATTGGGTTATTGAGGTTATCGATGATACCAACACTCTGACTCGCATCCGCGTTTGGGGTGTGAAGGACTATGATCGCATCCACGTTAACAAGCCATATATGGCAAAGCTAGAGCATAATGAGAAATGGGGCTTCTCAACTCGAAGCCTTCGAAGAAATTTTAGAATTTTAGCTTGACACGGAAAAGAAAAGCTGCTATACTAATAAAGTAAATAGGAGAAGAGATGTCTTTAACGGTTGATGTTGTTGTTGGCGTTCAACACGGTGATGAGGGGAAAGGGAAAGTAACTCACCACCTTTTAAAAAACGGAAAATATACACACTGTGTCAGATATAATGGTGGTTGCAATGCGGGGCACACCATATATCATAAGGGCGAAAAGTTTGTCACACACCACATACCGGCCGGCGTATTTTTCGGGATTAAAAGCATTATCGGCCCTGGATGTGTGGTGGATATTCATAAGTTCTTTGCAGAGATCAAAATGCTCAGGGAGGGTGGTATCGATGTTGCCGACAAAATCTTTATTGCAAAAAACGCCCATATGATTAAAGAAAAGCACACCGCAGCAGATAGCGGAGAAGAGCGTATTGGTACAACAAGGACGGGTAACGGCCCGTGTTATGGAGACAAGTATGCCAGAATAGGCACGCGCGCCGCAGACTTTCCAGTGTTGCATGATTACTTAATTGATATGTACGAGGAGTTTTATTTACGCTCTCCGGATGCCACTGTTCTTTGTGAGGGCGCACAGGGTTTTAATTTGGATATTGATTGGGGTGATTACCCTTATGTCACCAGCAGTCACTGTACTACTGCCGGCGCACTTCTTAATGGTTTCGCGCCAAAGTCCGTGAGGAATGTTTACGGGGTAGCAAAAGCATACGAAACATATGTGGGGTCAAAAGATTTCCAACCAGATGAGGATGTGTTTCATATTTTGCAGGAAGTGGGGCAGGAGTTCGGCGCAACGACTGGGCGCCCAAGACAATGCAACTGGTTGAGTCTTCCTGGTTTGCAAAAAGCAATTGATGTAAACGGGGTGACACATTTAATAATAAACAAGATTGATATTTTAGAAAAAGTGGAGGCATGGTCGTTGTATGTCGGAGGCAGAACAAACAACAATTTGTTTGCCTTTCAAAATAAGGAACAATTCTGCGCATATATAACGGATTATTTGGGGGCAATTGACGTAGTTTTCTCTTCAAGTCCAGAGACAATTTAATGAGCGATCCTCGTTGGCTAATACTCGACTTGCATGGGGAGAGTCACGAGGCCGCTGATTTTATAATAGAGAAATTTATAACAGATAATTTTCAAAGATTGCCGGTAAAAATAATAACAGGGTATTCGGAAACTTTCATAGAAAAAACAAAAGAGATCGCAGAAAAATATGAATTGGGATATTTTCCAGAAAATTACAATAATTTTGGTTGTTGGATAATAATAAAAAATAAAATAAATCCTTGACAGAAGTAAAATTATATGTTATATTAGTATTAGAAACAAAACAGGAGAACACCGATTATGATGAGTGGTTTAGAAATTTTTGAAAATGTAGTTGAAATTCACGCAGAAGTGGAGGATGAAAACGTTAGCACAAAAGAGCAAAAGATGATTGAATATGTTCGCAGCCTCAAGGCCCTTGAGGATTCTATGGAGCCATTCAAGGAGCAAAAGCGTGAACTCAAGAAAGACTTTAAAGAGCAGGGCTGGCTGACTGGAGATGAGATCTCTATGACTGTCAAGGCTTATCGAATGATGAGCACAAAAGACTTTGACTTCGATGAATTTACACAAGTTTATGAATCACTTGCAAAAGTGGCAGGAAAGGTGTAATGACACCAGAACAAAAATATCAAAACCTTTATGAAAATATAGCCCAACTTTGCGAAGAGCAAGGATGGGGTGATCCATTCAGCTATGCTCGCTCAAAGGAGATCAATGCTGCGATAGTTCTTGGTCACACTGTGGCTCAAACCTTTTCGGGTGCAGATGCATTTAACCAAAAGGGAGAGCCAGTAGAATACAAATCTACAACCAGCAAGAACCCCAAGGGAGCCTATACTGGTATTTCTGTTCAGCCAACCTGGAAAGAGCAGGAAGCATACCTGGAAAAAGAAAAAATCGCCAAGTACCCAGAGCATTACTACAATCGCTTCAACAAGGGAAAGCTTGTGGAGAGTTGGAAAATGAGCGGAAAGACAGTCTTTAAACTATTAAAACCGAAACTTCGTAAAAAGTTTGATACCGTTCTCCAGAAGAAGGATCCTCGTTTAAGTGCGAACATTACTTGGACAGAGATTAAAAAATATGGAACAAAGGTAATTTAAGATGAATTATGGGAAAGTTGTTAATTTGAAAAGCAGCGCGCAAAGAAGCTGTAATTTACAAAACTATAAAAATCAACGTATGGAGTGCCCAGTTGATGGAATAAAGACGTGCTATTTTGTTCCTCTAAGTGATATTGAGAGTTTCTCACACAATCCGGCGCGCTCCGGCGGCACACTGTCAACTAAGGTAACTCAAATTCTTGAATCTTTTATATCTGACCCGAAAGGACAAATAGAACCCATCTGTTTGGAGTGGAACCCAGCAACAGGTAAATTCGATATTGTGTTCGGATGCCATAGGGAGTGGGCCGCTAATGATGCTTACGCAAAAGGCCTAGCAATTGCTAACCACCCAATTACTGGAGAGCCGGGTATTTGGGCTTGGGTTTTCACGGGCAGTCCAGCCGAGCGCACAGCACTTAAGATGAGGGAAAATGGCGATAAGCTGCCTTCATCCCCGGCTACAAAAGACGAAATGGTCAACATGTTGAGGGAATATATATCTCAAGGGGGTCTCGATATTGGCTACCCAACCTCATTCCAGAGCCTGAGTGATAAAGATAAATACGATCGAGCTAGAGCATTTATGAAAAGCAATACGCCTTTTTGGGGCGGCCGTAAATTCAAAGGAGTTTGGAATAAGCTTATTCAAAATGGTAATCCCAATGTTGGATTGAGTTTTGCCAACTATAGTAAAGCAAAGATAGCAGAATATTTCTGCGCCCACAACCCCTATGGTATTAAAGAGTCGGATTTGGATTCAAAGCTTTCCGGTTCGGTGGTAAAAATAAACAATGTAGTATATGGAATATATTTTGCAAGCCAGAAGTCTGAAATGGGTGGCGCCCTTCCAACCAATGCATCTCTTTTGAGACACAATAAAAACATCGATCATATGATTGTTGTCGGAGTACTCAATGATTCGACAACGGCTACTGTGGCTGCTTCGCGAATAACCATCGAAAAGAAGGCCAAAAAGTGGAATAAAAATATTTTCAATGCTTTCGATGAGATTTTCTGGATGCCACAAACCCTCAAAGAGACTTCAGTTCATATCTTAAAAGGTACTTGGGTTTCGAGAAATACCCTATAATGAGTTCAGCCATACTACTCCACCAAGAAGGTCTACAATTTCTATCGGACATTCCCGATAATTCCATTGACCTCATCCTAACTGACCCACCCTACATCACGTCCAGAAAGACTGGAATGGATAAGTGGGTGGGTCATGTTGAGAAACAAGATGCGTCCGACTCCACGAATATTAAGACGGAAGAGGAGTGGGGAGCTTATAAAACAAAAGAACAATGGGATTTATGGTTTGAAAATTCTAAAATTAAGCCGGCGAGTCGAGAGAAGAAGCTAGCCAAGATGAAGGCCGACTTCTTAAAGTATGGCAGCATCTACGGAAAGAAATATGCCGTTACAACCAATTATGGCAAGTGGGATTCCGAATTTACACTGGAACAACTTGAGCTATTCATTAATCACTTTTACAGAATCCTCAAGCCTGGAGGCACTTGCATTATCTTTTTTGATTTGTGGAAGATTACAAACTTAAAAGAATTATTGGAGGGTGCAAAATTTAAACAGATTAGGTTTATTGAGTGGATTAAAACAAATCCGCAACCGATCAATAGTAAAGTAAATTATCTAACCAACTGTCGAGAGATAGCGTTGCTTGGTATCAAAAAGTCTAAGCCAACATTCAATAGCAAATACGATAATGGAATATACATTGATAATGGAATACATTTTCATCCTGTGCAGGGAGGCAAAGAAAGGTTCCATCCCACACAAAAAAGCCTCCCACTGTTCAAGGACTTAATTTTGAAGCATTCAAAAGAGGGGGATTTGGTTTTGGATCCATTTGCCGGCTCGGCCACAACGGCCATTGCGGCCATACATACCAGTAGAAAGTTTATTGGATGTGAATTAGATGAGGATTTTTTTAACAAAAGCAAGCAAAGAATTGAAAATCACTTAAACACTTTGGAGAAAGAAGAATGATTTTAGAGTATTATCGAACAAGGCCGGATGCAATTCCGCCAACAAGAGCAAACCCATCCGATGCAGGATTGGATGTTCATTTTAATCCAGACGACGGAGAAATAAAGGGAGTTTACCTTGAACCAGGAGAGAGCAAACTATTCTCGACAGGATTAAAGTTCGGAATCCCCCACGGTTATATGCTTGAAGTCAAGAACCGCAGCGGCAACGCCTCAAAACGCAGTTTACTCGTCGGAGCCTGTGTCGTTGACTCTGGTTATGACGGAGAGGTTTTTGTTAATTTACACAATGTCGGTATAGAAACACAATTTATTAAGCGAGGAATGAAGATCGCGCAAATTGTAATGGTTCCCGTTGTTCACTTTCGAGCACTGGAAACATCACAGGATAATCTCTACGAGTGGTATCCCATTACGCTGAGTGACAGGGGCGATGGCGCACTTGGATCAACAGACAAGGGGGGCATTCCTCAAGGCTCAATTGATCCTTATGAAATGCCGCTTGGCTGGGAGCTTGGGGACAAATTATGAAAATTAAACAATGCCTCTCATATGACGATGTCTTATTGGTGCCGCAATATTCAGATGTTGAAAGCAGGCTGCAAGTGAGAATCGGCAACTCACTGGACGACGAAAGAATTTTTACTGCTCCCATTATTTCTTCCCCGATGGACACCATTACGGAAGTAGAGATGGCAGTCAGAATGGACCGGTCTGGTGGTTTGGGGGTTATCCATAGATATAACTCCATCGAAGAACAAGCAAATATGGTTTGGCTGTGCCGAGAAAACGGAATAGAAAATGTTGCTGCTGCCACGGGAATTAGTGGGGATTATTTTCACCGGGCCGAGACTCTCGTAGAGAGGGGAGCCGCCATTCTTTGTTTGGATGTTGCCCATGGTCATCACTCGATGATGAGAGAGGCAATAGAAAATATTAAGAGAGAGTTCCCCCATATTCATATCATGGCTGGAAACGTCGCCACCAAGCGCGCCTTCGAGGATTTGGCATCGTGGGGTGCAAACTCTATTCGAGTGGGGATCGGCGGAGGATCAATTTGCTCTACGAGGATACAGACTGGCCATGGCGTGCCAACCTTCCAGTCAGTGTTGGATTGTGCATCTTCCGATACTTGGGGGGATGTAAGAATTATTGCTGACGGCGGGATCAGAAATAGTGGAGATATTGTTAAAGCGCTTGCTGCCGGCGCCGACTTTGTTATGTTGGGTTCTATATTAGCTGGAACAGAGCAAACTCCAGGTCCGACTTTCACCTCCTCGCAGGGAAAAAAATATAAGACTTATCGAGGAATGGCAAGCAAAGAGGCTCAACATGATTGGAGGGGGACACACAGTTCAAACGAGGGGATCTCCACAACAGTACCCTATCGTGGAAATGTTTTGGACATTCTTTTAGATTTGGATAATGGAATACGGAGTGGGTTTTCTTATTCTGGAGCTACCAGTATGGCCGAACTGCACGCAAAATCTCAATTTGTTTTCCAGACTACGGCCGGCCAGCTTGAAAGTAGTACGCATATTTTAGGAAGAAAATAGTGTCAGACTATGGCAAGAGGGATAAAAGAATTTCTTTTATGGATACGGATAAGAGAAATGCAGATTTAATGATCCGATTAAAGCATGATGGACTAACTAAGACTAAGTTCTTTAGGGCAGTCCTAACTGCATACTTGGAGGGGGATCCCAATTTCATGAACTTTATCTGGAAATACAAGGGCGAACAACACGCCCAAAGTAAGAGGCAGGCCAAAATTGTTAAGGATTCTATCACCGGCGCCGATAAAATTAAAAGAAAGTTCGGTCTCGAAGATAAGGAAATAGAAAATATTTTTGATATTTTAGAAAAAGAGCACCCAGATTTATAAAATATCAGGGTTTTTTAAAAATCAGAGAACTATTTATAAATGAAAAACTGTTATTCTTTGTGAGTTTTAGGAGAACAAATTATGAGCAAGAAGTATTTGAATGAAGTCCGACGTTTTATGAAATTGGCTAATCTAAATGAAAACGTGACTTCAAATTTTGTTGGAAACATTGACGAAGAGGAAATGTACCAGCGAGACGAGGAAGAAATTGATGTTGAGGCAGACGTGGAGGAAGAAATTCCTGGAATGGGCCCAGACGAAGAAGAGATGGAATTGGATATGGACGCCGAATTAGATATTGAAGATCCAATGGGTCCAGCCGGCGAAGAAGACGCCGAATCTTTGGTGTTGAGAATTGCTAGTGATTTGGAGGCCCTTGCCGCCATGGCTGGTGTCAATGTGCAGGTTTCTGATCAAGGCGCCGACGAAATTGAAATGGGCGACGAAATTGAAATGGGCGACGAAATTGATATGGAAGACCCCGTGGACATGGGCCCAGAAGAGGGCGGCGAAGAAGAAGTCGAATTTTCTGCGGAAGAAGAGGAAACTTTGGACGAAATTCTCAATAGCGTCTTATCCGAGGAGGGAGATGACGACAAAAAAGATGACGACAAAAAAGATGACGACGACGACGATTCTTCGTTGGGATCAAAAGCACGCGCTAGATCTAGGGGAAGAGAAAGGGCAATCCCGCGCTTGCGTCAAGAGGCCGATGATACTGCCACATCCAGAGATGAAGTTGTGCAAGAAATCACTAGAAGGGTCAAGCAGCGCTTGGCTAAAATGGCTTCCAAGAGTAGAAAATAGCAAAGATAATTATACAAATGCCACGGCCATTACTCACAATCTGTCGTGGCATTTGTGCATTTTGGCAATGATATGATAAATATAATAATTGGTTGTTTACTTGGAATTTTATTTCACAGAATTTTTAGCAGAGTCTATGGCTCTTCACAGGCGGTGCAAATACTAAAAATAGCAGAACTCTATTCTCTCCAATTATTGGTTTGGTCTTATGAAGATATGATATTCTTAAAAGAAGTAAAAAGAAAAACGATGAAAGATTTACAAGTACCGGAAAATCAAATAAAAGTATCAATCAATATTGATGAGGTTAATATTAAAAAGTGGAAGAGAAAAGCAATAAAGAAAATCCTTCTGAGATTTCCTCCCGATTACTCCGCACACATTGAGTATCGAGACTGGCAAGGCGCAATGAGATATTTGGAGAAAGTAATAAAAAGTTCTTGACATTCAATTGAAAAAGGTATATACTTAGTATAGTGGGAGGATTCTAGTGAAGGCAACTGCATGGAAGCACACAAAAAAAGATAATAATTTCACTTATATCATACAGGTTGATGGTATTAAGGGAGTTAGGAATAAGAACAAAATACTAAAAGAGTTGAAAGATTGGAAGGAATACGGAGAGGGATACGATCCGGCGACTAAGACAAAAACCTTGATGTATAAAAAGCAGTTTTCGAGCGAGATGAAATGGAAGAAATGGGCAAGGGGATTCCCCCACTATCTTATTGAGATAGGGGAGAAGTCCGGAAAGCCAAAGCCATATAAGCTCGGATTGGATTATATAGAATCAAAAAATAAGAGAAGGAGGACGCAAGATGGCAAACCCAAAGCGAGCCGATGATGGGCAGAGTGAAGAGCCTAGAGTAGTTGGGATTTTTCAGGATATTGATGAAAAGAAGGCGGAAGAGGTAATATATGCATTCAGACTCTACTTGTCGGATTCAGATAAGGATATCGAATTATATATTTCTACGGATGGTGGAAGAGCATCTGATATGTTTAGTATATATGACTTCATGAGGGAAGCAAAATCAAAAGTAGATATTGTGACGTTCGGGCTGGGGAAGGTCATGTCGGCGGGTGTTCTGCTGCTGGCAGCGGGTACAAAAGGGAAGAGAAAGGTCGGGCGCACTTGTAGAATTATGCTGCACTCTGTTGTGGCTGGCAATGCAGGTCCACTTCACGATTTAAAAAATGAAATGAAAGAGACACAAAAAATACAAGATTTATATATTAAGGCTCTCTGTGCACATACCAATTTTACTCCTACGGTCCTGAAAAAGTTATTTATGAAAAATGTTAATGTATATCTTTCAGCGGAGGAGGCAGTAGAGCGAGGCATAGCAGATATAATTGTATGAGGAGGCCACACAATGCCAGTTATAAAAGGGTTGCAGGCAAAAATAATCACCGAGCAGGTTAGGAAAATATTAAAAGAAAAGAAATATAAATATTTTGATGGAAATCTCTCTTGGAATATAAATATTATTGGTATACGTTCAGAAAACAGAAGAGCTAATAAGTTTGATGATTCAATTTTAGTTCTGTATAGGAACAAGCAAAAAGAGTTGGAAGTATTTAATGCAAGAATCACGACAGATCCGTCAACATACTATTTGATTGATCACCCTGTTAATTCAGCGGGAACTGCAATCCTGATCCCGGATCAATATCGTGGCACTTACAAAGTTGATACGCACGCAAAGCGAAATCCTCGTTTTGCCCACGAAGCGCTGTGTCAGCGAGGATCAAAGGTGAAAGTGTGGAGGGATAATAACAGAGATAATATCCTAGATCACGATCCGGACTCTTTAGAAGAGGGGTGGTTTGGAATAAATATCCATCGGGCGAAATCCGGAGAAACAAGCTATGTTGGGGCTTACTCTGCTGGGTGTCAAGTTTTTAAAAATGGAACAGAATACAAAAAATTTATGGAAATAGTAAATAGATCAAAAGAAACGTTTGGAAACAGCTTTACCTACACTCTATTGGAAGAAGCGGATTTTGGAGACTAATTAGTATTATGAGTAAACTAGATAATTTAATTAAAAAGCATTATGGGGAAAACAATTTTTCCTTTAAAAAGTTGCTGGAAGTCGTGGAAGAAACCATGCTGAACTTGCAGCCTCTCTTTGAAGAGGCCTCAGTTTCTACAACTTACGACGCGGCCCAGAAAGAGGTGCCAGAGTCTCTCCGTGGTGGTGTAAAATTACCAACCTTCAAGATCACAGAACTGTGGGGTAAGGTTGATAATAAAGACAGGACCATCATTGAGGAATTTACTAAAAACCTAAAAGGGGATAGTGTTGAGGGAAAGATTGCGAATCTTAATGAGGTTATTCAATACGATCCCGGCGCTGACATTCCGAAAATTATTTCTGCCATGGTCGTTTTGGAGACATTGAGGAGTATCTTGGTGGAATACACAGAGTCGGTTGGAGGCTTTTTATTCGAGGGATTTCTTGCTGGAATATTTGGCGGCCAAAGTATTCAAATTGTGGATGTTACTGGCGATGAGGCATCTGGGCAATCAGGAAAGCCCATTACTGATGTGGTTCTAAACGGGGTTCATTATAGTTTAAAATTATTATCTCCCGGCACATCGATTGATGGCTCTTACAAGAATCTTGTAGAACATTTTGCCACGGTAGAGCCGCCAGAAATAACTTATTTGGTGGTTCGTAAAGTGGGTAATGACGTTTTGGATTTTTATGAATTTACAATTACACAGCAAAATTTTACAGATTATATTGGGTGGGCTGAATATCACGAAGTCAAAGAAGAGTCGGAAGTCTCGGGCCTTTCCAGAGAAGAGTTGGCAGATTTCTTCAGAGAAACTGGGGTTTCAAAGAGAGTTACAGAGCCGGGAATTATTAAAATATATGATTCAGGGGGGAAGAATATCGCCAGATCCGCCAGGGCCTTTAAGGAAGTTGGCGCGCCCTTCTCCGTTACTTACAGAACGGATGAGGATGTCAAGAAAATAAAAAGATATTCCGCCAGCGTCAATCATCTTTACGGCGGCGCTGAGATGTATGAAAAAGTTAAACTTGCGCAGACCGGAAATTTTAGTGAATTTATCGCGCTCTTGAGGGAAACCCCAGGTTATCAAAATTCAGCACAATTTCACATTTCTCCTACATATGCCGCCTCGGTATCACAAAACGTGGGACAGCTAGATTTGTCGGAAGAAAACCTGCTGGGAATTACGGAAAAATATTTAGATAAATTGGCAAGTGATCTTATTCCCATCTATTCAGCACTTCACTCTTTTAGTGAAAATATAAACAGATATTTTCTCGGGGTCGATAAAAAAGATGTAACTAGAAAGAGGCGCGCACTAGCGGCTAGGGAAGACGCCTATTTGTTAAGAGATAAGGTCGACAATGTCGTTGATAAAGAAGAATAGAGAGGTGTTAATTGACTAAGCATTATGGTTCTGGTTCGGAGATGAGCCAAAAGATTTTAAAAGGAATCAATGTTTTAGCAGATAATGTAGCTTCGACCCTTGGACCGAGAGGAAGGAACGTTATTCTGCAAGAGAAGGGCAAGAGGCCCATCATTACGAAAGACGGGGTTACAGTAGCAGAGTTTGTGGACTTGGAAGATCCAATTGAGAATGCTGGTGCTCAGATTATTAAACAAGCAGCGATGCAAACAAACCTAGATGCCGGTGATGGAACCACGACGGCAACAGTGTTGTCGCGAGCGATTCTCACTAAGGCGCAGAAGTATATTTCTTCGGGTGTCCCCCCCATAGAACTCCAACGCGGAATTGAGAAGGCAGTTGAGGTCGTTGTTAGCAACTTAAAGGATGCAGCGCAGCCCATTAGTTGTGAGGAAGATATCTCGCATGTGGCCACCATTTCGGCCAATAACGACAAGGTGATTGGCACCCTGGTCGGCCGCGCTGTTAGTGCAGCCGGAAAGGACGGCGCCATTACGGTCGAGGAGGCACGTTCGCATCAAACCAGCCTAGACCTTGTGGAAGGCTTTAGGGTGGACTCTGGCTATGCTGCGACGGCCTTCATCACTGATGAGAGGCGAAGGGCCGCAACTTACGACAATCCACTCCTGCTAGTAACCGATGAAAAGATTGAACACGTTCAAGATATTATGGGAATCTTGGAGTTGTCTGCTAGGGAGGCCCGACCTTTAATTTTCATAGCCAGCGAAGTCGAGGGTCAAGCACTGGCGGCTTTAATTATGAATGTTTTGAAGGGAACTTTGAAGGTCGCAGCGGTCAAGGCTCCTCGTTATGGCGAAGAGAGACAAAACATTTTAAAAGACCTGGCAATTTCAACCGGCGCCAGTTTTATCAGTAGGTCACAGGGCCGAAAGCTCAATGACGTTAAACTAACTGATTTTGGAACAGCGAGCAGAATTGATATAACGCGCAATCAAACAACGATCGTGGGCGGCGAAGGGGATGCTGGTTTGATTGATCGCCAAGTCTGCGATCTAAAGGCTGATTTGGTAGAAGAAGCAAATTTGCATGAATGCGAAAAAATTCAGGATAGGATTGCTAGATTATCCAGTGGCATTGCCATCATTCGTATTGGCGCGGCCACCGAGATTGAGATGGTCGAGAAGAAGCACAGGGTCGAGGACGCACTTGAGGCAGTTAGATCCGCACAGTTGGAGGGCATAATCGTCGGCGGAGGCACGGCGTTGATCCGAGCGACTACAAACTTAGAGGTTGACGTAGATAATGACGATCAGCTTCTTGGCGTTGAAATAATAAAAGAGGCAGTTCAGGCGCCCCTTCGACAAATGGCATTGAATGCTGGCCTGTCACCTGATATAATTTGTAACACCGTACTAACTCATGAGGGAAACAAGGGTTATAACTTCCTAACTGACGAGGTGGGAGACTTAATCGAAGCAGGGGTTATTGACCCAGTTAAGGTAACGAGGACAGCGCTACAGAATGCAGCATCAGTCTCTGGTACTCTTTTAACTACAAATTGCGCGGTGATTGAAAAATAAGCATCTATTTAGAATACTATGGAAATTATTTCACTCAATAAATCGCAGGGCGGGGGAGGGCTACTTATGTCAGAGGATGATGTGAAGATGACAGATATTGTAGAGATGGATGGAAAGCTTGATAGGCTGGTCGATAATTTAGACGCTATGAGGCAATGCCAATTCAGAATGACAGAGGACATTTCTAAAATTAAAGAGGCTGTCTATAATCCGGACCAAGGACTCTATGCGCGCCTCCGCGCAATTGAACAATGGAAGGACCAAACTTCAAAAGTTGTTTGGGTCATAATGACTTCCGTTATTGGATTGGCTGTCGCAACTATCTGGCAAACTTTTTTTAGTTAAGCACTTGACTTTTCTCGTAAACTTTGTTATACTATTAGAAAGAGGTAAATTTGAGAGTAAATATAACTTATTCCGTTGATTTAGATGACGTACCGAGCGAGGTATCACGCATTCTAGAGGAATGTGAACAAAATTTTAGATCAATTCACGGGGAATTGAATCATACGATTGGGGGGGATCCTTTGACAATCGTTGAGAAACTAAGGGAAATAAGGATTAGTCTGGCAAAATTGGACCTAAAGCTGGTCGATTCAATGGATATTTTATCTGGATATGTCCGGGCCATCTCTGCGATACCAGAAACGGAGCAGGAGGACGCCGAGGAATGGGGGGAGAGTGAAGAGAAATCTTAAACAGGGTGATTACGTCCACGTCCCATCTGACGTTATGATGTTTTTATACGAGGAGCAAGTCCGCGAAGATCCATTCTATTGTTGGGGCGCGAACTTTAAAAAGACAGTGGTACTGGTGGCCCCACAAAAACTTATGTTTGTTAATAGTCCATATCCAGAATATTGCGAAGTGTTCTATGAGGGAAACCTCTGGACTGTTCAGTCATGTCATGTATACGAATCAGGAGAAGAGGTTGAATATTAAACTTGTAGAAATTTATGGGACGGACAATGAAACTGTGGTGAGGAATTATTCTTTAAGAACAATTTACATAAACCCAGACCATGTTGTTTGTATGAGGGAAGATGCGGTTACAAAGGGGTTATTGTCAGAGGGGCGCCTACCACAAAATTTAGATGCTAGACAAAACTTTACCCGCATTACCATAAACAAAGGGACATATGGCCAGGAAATTGTTGTCGTCGGCGCTGTTGACGAAGTTTATGATAAGTTAAAAAATCAAAAATTAAAATTGTTGAGGAGTTGATATGGAGATTGTTTGTAAATTTAATGAAGTTGGAAACTTGGAACCAGCCATCTTGCCGGGTCCAGACGATAAAAAAAAGCTGGGCAGGTATGTCGGGGGAGCTTTCAACACGCCGGGTTTCGGGACAAAAAAGTGGGCAATCGCTGCCTATATTACTCCAGAGAAACCCTTACAAGATTATTTAAAAGAAGGATTAGCGGCCAAAGAGATAGTCGATGGGTGTCTAACTCACCTAAATAAGCCTCCAACAAAGAGATCAAGGAAGCCGAAGTATGGCAACTTGGAAGTTAGATACTTTATTGTGATGGAAAACAAAATAAGTGTTTCATTATTTATAGATGAAAAAAATAGTAAATATTTCTGGGGTAGGGGAAGCAATAAGCATAGCTTAAATAAAAGTTATTCCAAGAGGGGCCGTCCTCGGGGGCGTTCTAAAAAGTGATACAAGAACAAATTAGTTACGTCGAGGCTTTTCTCATCGACGAGTACGATGTATATGTGGATTTTGATGGGGGTGGGATGGATGAATTTTGGTTTGACCCGGAAAATCCAGATGATGCGGGGGTTGTTTCCATAAATAGCTCCCACCCTCCTTTAACACAGTTAATCATTTTGTTGCATGAGGCCGGCCACATTATATTTCGCAGCAAGAATAATAAAATTCCAGAGTATGTTGATGCGCAGACTATAGACGGAAGAATGGAAGTTATGCGAGAAGAGATAATGGCTTGGTATGAGGGGCGTAATTTATCAGAGAAGCTCGGAATAGAAATAAAGAAAAATATGTGGGAAGAAAATTATTGCGATAGCCTTTTAAAATATATAAAGTGGGTTTTAAATGAAGCAGATTAAAATTGATAAGCCGTGGGGATACGAGATAATCTGGGCACAAACGGATGATTATGTTGGCAAGTTGCTACATATAACTTCGGGAAATAGATTGTCGCGACAATATCATAATCAGAAAGAAGAAACGATTTATGTTCTCAAGGGAACTTTATATAATTATGATAAAGATGAAAACGTAATTCGCCTCACACCGGGACAATCCTTTCATGTCAAGCCGGGGCAAATACATAGGTTCGCAGCGATGGAAAGCAATGTGGAGGTTATTGAGGTGAGTACCAATCATCTGGATGATGTTGTCCGACTCGAAGATGACTACCGGAGGGAGTAGTGACTCTCAAACTATATTTTGCATGTACACTTATTTTATGTGGCCACGTCGTCGCGTGGTATGCCACCTATTCTCAATTTATTTGGGAGTGGTGCGAGGAAAATATTATTTATATTCCCCTGATCTTTGCTCTCCCGACTAGCTACTTGTTTATATTTGGGATGAAATACGCAGTCGAAGAGATGGGCGAGGCGTGGGGTCCGAGGCTACTTGGCTTTGGGCTTTCCTATTTGGTATTTCCATTTTTGACTTACTGGTATTTTAATGAAAGTATCTTCGAACCAAAGACTTTAGTGTGTGTGCTTTTATCTTTTATTATCATAGCAATTCAGGTATTTTGGAAATAAAATAAACTATTTATTGTGAGGAATAAAATGCCCTTCACAGAATTAGATCAAATCATCGAAGAGAAATTAGAAAAGCTCCACGAAGAAAAATATAAATTAAGAACTTTCCAGGTAGAATTGCTTTTAAAAATACAGGCGGAATATGGAGTGGAGGAGACTCTGCAAGACATACGTTCCATCGGGGGGGTTACTGTTGTGACTGCCCTTGATTCATCATATCGGGAAGTATCAACATCCTATTCTAGTCGCGTGAAGATCAAATTTCATCCTCATTCTGATTCGGTCACACCCAAAACCTTTGTTAAAGATCATCTCCTCCCGATTATCCGGGGTTCGGAGATCCCAGGCTGTAAAGTGATTCGAGTCGTTCGACATCCATCACGAGTTCAGTAGTGTCCATAAATATAAAAATTTCATCATTTCGTAAATTAAGAGATACAAATAAAATAGTTAAGGTTATTGTTATGAATAAGCGCGGGGAAGTTTTGCTACTGCTGAGAAAGGAAGATCAAAGATACCCTAAAAAGTGGGACTTACCGGGTGGGCATTTGGTGGAAGGAGAGGAGTGGGAGGATGGTGCAGCGAGGGAAACAAAAGAGGAAACGAATTTGAATATTTTATCTCTAGAATTTTTATATGATGATGGCAAGAAAAGATATTTTAAAACGACCCATTGGGAGGGAGAACTTTTCGAAAAAGATGAACTGCCAGAGCACGATGACTATCGGTGGTCAAACTTTGAAGAAATAAAAAAATTAAATAATATTGGAGAAATTTATCTTGATGCTATTCGGAAGGCGATCGGATGAATAGGATAATGTTCCTTTTACTATTTCTTTGTAGTTGTCCAAAGAAGACGGAAACTGCCACTCCCAAGGCTAGGGAAGAGATTTTAACAGAAGAGGAAATAGAAGAACTACCAGAATACGGTAAAAAGCAAGATAATCCTTCGAAAAAATAGTTCCCCTTTTAATATTTTCACTGATACTTACTTATAGAGGCACGGCCTCATGAGGAACTAAATCAATGAATAAAATAAGGAAGGTGATTAACGGTTTAATTGTAGTATTATTTTTTGGAGTAATTTTAACAAATTTAAGTTGCTCCTCGCAAGAGGGATTTCTTTGGACAGCTGGAGGCGATTCACTCCCGCCCTCCCTCCAAGAAGTGAGGGACAATCAAGAATGTTGCTTTATGGAGTATGGAGTAAAGGACAGTATTGAGGGACACTCCCAGCGTGTTTCCCGCGAATCTGCTGTAAAAATACATGTTCAGGCTCCCGGCGGTAGATATCGGGGGACGGGCACTTATTTTAAATATAGGGGGCACCACATAGTTGTGACTGCGGCCCACTTATGGGCCGAAGGGCCACCGACTGTTTTAACGAGTGAGGCGCTGATAACCTCTCCTCTTGAAAAAGTAGTTGGAAAATTGGTCTACTGGGATCCATATGTGGATATAGCCATATTGGTAACTCCGGAATTGGGGAGTAGAACCCCGGCCAAGTTTGTCAGGGATCCAGAATATTCAGTCGGCGAAACGGTAGTTTACTCTGGTTTTCCGGGTAGAAACTCTCTTTTAACTTTTGAGGGCGAAATCGCCGGAGACGGATATGGCACTGATCTGGCTATGCACTCGCTCGCTTGGGGCGGCTCGTCTGGATCTGGAGTATTTGATACGAGGGGGAGGTTTGTTGGAGTTGTTAGTTCAATTATGGTTGGTAGGGGCTTCTTTGGACCCACCCTTGTTGGTTCGATTGTATACGTTGCGCCTGCGAATTTAATTGATATGCAGTATGTTCGGCAAAACATACGAACTCTGGAGAAAAGAAAAAATGATGGATTTTAAAAAATATATAATTTTATTCTTTTGTTTCCTCGCGGCTTGCGATAATAATTTTGATTATGTAATTCACACAGATGGAACACCCCCAGAGAAGGAAACAATCTATGTAACAGTTGAGCCAGACGTTGATGTGTGGGTTGATTCTTTTATTCAGGTAGGTGCATATGAAGATATAGATATTTTGTGGGTGATCGATGGATCGTGTTCTATGGTCGCTCATGAACCAGCTTTGATGGATGGTATTGATCATATGATAAATAATTTGCCCCCAGATGTTAATTGGAGGTTGAAGATGATAACCGCTGGTGATGGTAGTAGAATAGCTCAATCAACTACTTTCCCTCTCACGCGAGGGGATACTGTTTCCGACGCAATCGATATGTATAATCAACTCCCATATGACGGTTCGGAGGCTGGCTTCTCGGCTGTGCAAAATTATATGATGTTTGATACCTATGCTAAAACCTGGATGCGTCCGACAGCAGCACTCTTGGTTGTTTTTGTCACAGATGAAAAAGAGCAAAGCACCTTGACAAGTACAGAATTTATAAATTGGTACGGCCTACAACGCCCGTCTGTATATCTGGCATTTATCGGACATGTTTATCCCTCGGACTCTATTTGTTCTTACATTCCAAACTCTACGATGGTGGGGGTAAAATATATGGATGCAGTAAACTTTTTCGCAGGAAACATAATTGATATTTGTGAAGAAGATTGGTCATCCGGCGTGGACGAGGCAACCCAAAATATTAAACCCTATGAGGAATATGAGTTACAACATATACCTTATGAGGATACGATAGTTGTATTTGAGGACGGTCTGCCGATGGAAAAAAGTTTGTGGAGCTATGATTCGACAACAAATATAATATATTTTAATGTTATTCCACTTGAAGGTGCCTTAGTTGAGATGGCATATTCTATAAAATATTATAGAATAACCCCTTGACATATTAGTTTTATTAAGTTATAATATAAAAGAAACTAATTATAGTTGAGGTGAAAAATGTTAAGAAAAGTGTTAAATTTTGTTTTTGGAATTTTTTATTATGTTCCATCGAGCGCTGTCACAGAATTAAAAAATAAAAATGAAGATTTGCTGCGCGCCGTTAAACTGCTGGAAGAAGAGGTTCTCGCACTGAAAGATGAAAATTCTTCTGTTTGGGAAATGATTGATGAAATGAACGGCTCTTCAAAAATAAAGGGAGAAAATGTTCGGGAGCTACTGGATGACTTGAAAGATGCCCTGACTGACGAAATGTTGAAAGACTTTAAGGCAGTCGGCGAAGCATAGCATAAAGGAAAATCAATGGAAGAACAACCACAGGATAGCGAGGCTAACGATTTAAAGCCAAAGCCACCAGCGAAATTGGCGCCCAGAGGTATAAGGACTTTTACCGTATGCCGCCAGCACGACGAAACTGGTGTCTCTGGTGAGGGAGTAATTATCGAGGGGGTTGTTTTGGGCACCGGCCAATGTATTGTGCATTGGTTGTACCCAACCCCACGAGGAGGCATAGCTATTTTTGATTCTATGTCGGATTTTATAAAGGTTCACATTGAGCCGCACCCGGCAAACAAGACGATCATCACCTACCAGGATGGAGAGCAAGAACACTATGGAGATGGAAAATGATGTTAGAAGAATGGGAAGAATACCGGAGTATTTTAAAAGAAATGAAAACTACGCAACAAGTCCAGAGTGCGTATAAAAAGCAGGGCGATCAAGCATTAGCCCAGCTTGATAAGGGTGGCAATAAAAACACTGCTCCATATATACGCCCACGTCCACCGAGGGGCAAGTCAGGTCTTGGGCCGATGGAAGAAGAAGTCGGTCTTGTCCCCGATATTAAAGAGGATTTAAACAGAGATATCTGGGATAAAGATAATAAAATTAAACCAAAGATTGCTGTTAAACTTTCTAGAATCGCCAAAGATTTTTATAAAAAATTAGAATTACCGGCGAAAATCTTAAATATTACTTTGACGGGATCTATGGCAAACTATAATTGGACCGACAAATCAGATTTAGATTTACATATTGTGATAGATTATTCTGCGGTCGATGAAAGTGTGGAGCTTGTGGAAAAGTATTTATCCGAAGCAAAAACAAATTGGAACCGCAATCATGAGATAATGATTGAAGGACACGAGGTGGAAATCTATGTCCAGAACATTAACGAGCCTCACCACTCAACTGGGGTATATTCTATTATGAATAACAACTGGCTAATTATTCCCGAGCCAGCTGAGTTCGAGGTGAGCGAAGATGCCGTTGAACAAAAATATAAATCAATCCAGCGAACAATAGAGATGATTGAGAAGTTGCAAAAAGACAAAAAGTATGAAGAAGTCTATGGAGATTCGGATAGGTTGAGGACAAAAATTGGAAATTATAGACAATCAGGTTTAGAAACTGGCGGTGAATTTTCAGTTGAGAATCTAGTTTTCAAGGCGTTGAGAAACGGCGGAGAGCTTGAGAAATTGTCTGACCTTAAACGTGAGTCGTATGATAATATGATGTCGATCCGGGAGCATATGGGGGATTAGGGTGCTGTGAAGTCGCAAACTTACAATGTTGGGGATATTGTGAGGTGGAAATCAGCTAGTGAAAAAGTTGACTATTGTTATGGCATTGTCATAGAATCAGAAAAATTGATAGAGGGCGGAGAATATATTTTTTCTCAGGAGGTGATAGAGGATCCCTATGATAACTTAAAACTCTATACTCCCGTTATATCAATAAAAATATATTCCTTCTGGCACCGTCGAGCTATAGAGCTTTATAAGAACCCAGAGGATATACCCTTATTTTTGGAAAAAGTATAATTTTTTTAAAAAAAGACTGGACAAACTGCTTCATTTGTGTTATATTATTAACATAGAATTTATCTTTTGGAGTTTTTATGTCAGAGTATTCAGAGTTAGAAATCGAGCACACCCTCAATGAGTTGTTGCCGCAGATCCAGGCGAAGGTCAATATAAATTATAGTCAACACGCCAGCCCACAGATTGTCATGGGTAAAACATTCCTTTCGGAATCCAACCCGCCCGTCCTGACGGTCCAAAAAGGTCGTGTGTATTATAAATTGATCCTCGAAAATCAAAATGATTTCGGTGGAAACTCGGCTTCCGTATACGGCTTCATCCGTCGAAAGGATGGCGCAATTTTCCGTGCAGCAACGTGGAAGCAGCCCGAGACACGAACCAAGTCAGCCATTCGTGGCCACATAACTGACGAATATTGCATTGACTACTTCACGGCATACGGTGTAACCTATGCGATATGAAACACAACAACTGATTCTCCAGCTTCTACGGGAAGAGCGAAGGAGGGCCGACCGCCCCGTCACTGCTTTCTACAGGAAGGAAATCGAGGATGCTCTTGAAGATTTTATAGCATTTGTCAATAAACACCCTGAAATCTTAACAAAAAGTTCTTGACATTCTCTTGACAATTTAGTTCTTGACGAGCACCGCGCCAGCGTGTATAATGTAGGTACAGAAAGCGGAGAACCCACATTGTTTAATCGGATAATTCAGAAAGGTGATAACGTAATCATTGACCAATGGTGTTCCTGCTGTGGTGAAGTAGACGAGGAATGTAGCCCTCGCTTCTTCGTTATCGATGACCCGATTATGTCCAACCACCCACCACGCGGCGACCTTTACATCCGCTGCGCTTGCTATGCTTCCGGCGATTCAGATTATGTAGCGGGCGACACTTACTTAAAAAGAACCATCGATCTAAGGAGAATATAATGCTGTACGTTGAAACTGAACCACTGAAATTGCCAGAGAATTTTATAACATTCAACCCCTACGAGGTCAGAGTCGGAGACATTATCGGCTCATTGTATAGGGCGAATGGCTATTACCCGGAGGATAGGGTTGCGAGAAAGTATCTAGTGCTGAAAATCGTTGGCCAAAACGCCTTTTGTGTCGCCATTTATGCTCACCGCCTACCCGAACCCGGCTTTGCTCGATGGATTCCGCTAGACGAATTGCCAGTTGATATGTATATTATCGAGAAAAACAATGAAACTTGAAGTAGGACAAATAATCTCGCATTGTTGCAGGTTCCCACCAGAGGAAGAAGAAGAGTTAGACCGTCACTTAATTTTATCTGTGGATGATGAGTGGTTGGAAACTTATGTTTTGTTTACTTACTATGCCGACGTCGCTCACTGTGTGGGTGGAGTCAGCGATATACTTGTTTCAACTATCGACTCCGAAGAAGATACGCCGAACAATTTTTATTGGAAAATAATCTCTTGACATTTTCTTTACAACTTTTTAGTAGACAAGCAGCGCGCCAGCGTGTATAATATAGGTACACAAAGGGAGAAACCCATGAAAACCACCAGCACTCACACAACCGACTATTGGACCCTTACGCTAACCTCTGATATAAACGGAGGAATCGACAATATATATACTGGCCGACTCAAGGGCGATGTTCTAAAAACGCACTTGAAACCCAGGAATGGCAATTTCGTGTGGCTCACAGGCAACCACAACGAAACTTCGGGTGTCCCGGTAGAAGGTCACATTTTAGAGAGACACACTAAAACCGTGACAACGACTCGCGAGTCTTGACATTCTCTTGACAACTTTTTAGTAGACAAACCATTTCGCAACGTGTATAATATATACATAACTTAAACATAGGACTATCACACATGGGAATCAGGTCAGACGTTATATTTTGTATCAAAAATGAGGCTTACAAGTCTCTTTCTGACGAAAGTAAAGAAACAATCAAACTATGGATGGGAGACTATCACGAGAGGGATGAGGAGGGGATGCTCTTTTACACGGAGAGCGTCAAGTGGTATCACGATTGCAACAATGAATTGAGAGATTTATATCAGGATTTATTCAAACTTGTTGACTGCGAGGACTATCTTATTTTATGCGCGTGCTCGGAGTACCCAAACGACAATGAGGCCGACATTGGCGATTGGCACGAGAACCCGTGGGGAGCTTACAAATCGACGACCGTTATCTGCGATTGGCACAGATAAATGTTTAAGGTTGGCGATTTAGTAAAGCATAAAGATACCGGCTGGCTCGGTCACATTCTGAAAATTACCGATAGTGATATTCACATCCGAATTATGTATGAACCAAGAGGAACAGTCTTTCCGGTAATCTTATTGTTCCCTTCGCAACTGGAATTTCTGGAGAAAGTATTATGAAAGACATTCAGGCAGGAGATTATATTGTAAATAAAGACATGCAAATGGAGGGTATTGTAGTTTCATTGAGGAAGAACGCCAACCCCCACAAACCAAGCACCGCGACCCTATTTTGTACTAGGGATGAAATTTATTCATTAAACGTAGGGCAAACCATAGACTTCAAACTCCACGAATCGTGGAAAATCGATAATGATAGAGAATTTAGATAAAGGAAAAGTATGCTTAAAACTTGCAAACATTGTGGAATCGAGTTCAACTTATACTCACGCCAGAAAAAGCTGGTTGGAGGCTATATAAATGAGTGTCCAGACTGCGTTGAGGAACTGGGCGGCGACCAATCAGAGCCAAAACATTTTGGTGTGACAGGCTCTTGTGGTTCTGTCGCCGTTCGACGCTTTGAAAGCGAAGAAGATAGAAATCAATTTCAGAAAGATTATATGTCAACCCAAACAATTAAGGATTTTCTATAATGAAAAACACAGAAGAAAGCAGACTTAAACTAGCCCGCGAAGTGGTCGCCAGTTGGTCAATGGACGAATTGGTGACGTTCGCCGAGCATTATCTCATGGAGCATTACAAGGCTTCACCCGATGATTTCGAGGAGGAATGGCCTGAATTTATAGAAGATGAATAATCTCTTGACATTCTCTTGACAACTTTTCTCTTGACCTGAATCAAAATAACGTGTATAATGTATATGAACGGTGGGGGGAGCAGGTTGAATTCCTGTCGGGAGCCAATGATCTAGCCCCGAAGTGACTGTTGCAGAGCACGCCCACTATTCATCATCTTTCAACAAAGGAGCAGAAATGCCAACTCTCAAAGACCCAACCCTAGACGACCTTGCAACCATCTCATCCGAGGAATACTATGGAGAAATGTATGATTTTGGAGGTTCATACGACCCTATGCCCCTCGACATGGACGAGGAGTGTCCCGACTGGATTCAGGAAGAACTAGATGAAGACATTCCCCTCTAGTCAGTATGAAGTTTAAACCGGGCAATTTGTTATGTCACACTCCGTCAGGCTCTACTTGGATAATTGTTTCAAGTAAGCCTTACGGGGGCGAGTATAAACAGAACTGGACGCGCTGTGTAAATGCTTGGTGCGTCTATGCGGGAAAGGACAGGGGAGAAGGCAATAATTACTGGGAACCGGGTATGATGGATACTTGGCTCCTCTCACCAAAAGATACGCACCCTATGGATAAGTTGTGGAAAGTTGAAAATGAAGTTTAAACCTGGAAATTTATTGAAGAACAAAACAAGCAACGGTTTGTGGCTTGTGACGGAGGTTCTTCGGATAAGTGAGAAAGGCATCAAGCGCCGGGATAATACCTACGTTGAATTCAAAATGCAATTGAAGGCCGTCTGTATCCAGCCCGGTAAATCAAATTTACATTTTCCCGGTACTTCCGATATGTGGCTCTTTCAAGAGTCAGATGGAAGCGACAAGAGCGATGGGTGGACGGTGATAAATGAAGTTTGAAATAGGACAAATCGTCAAGTATGAACTGGAAAAGGAGGCTTGGATGTTTATTGTTGTGGGTATTCATCCCCCCGTGTCGTCGTCGGCGCGCCCCTATTATTCGCTTTATTGCATCAAATCCCCCAATAATGAAATTCAGAGCAGCGATTTACACAAATTACTCAATATGTCAGAGGTACTTCTAAGTGCAGTTTGAAATAGGACAAATCATCGAGGACACCCAGGGTGGAAGAAGTATAATCATTAAGAAAAACCAGTTTGGAATTACTTATTTTATGATTCATTCGCCGAAAGACCCTGAATATTTACATCGACGATTTAGCGAACCAGAGTCACAAATGTCACACTACAAATTATACAATTTCGAGGCCACAAATGGGACTTAGGAGGGGCGATTTAATCCGGTTCAAGATGAACAAGATAGAGGGTATCATTGTCGGCTTTAAAACCAGCGAATTCAACGGTTACTATCACAAGATCGTGGTACACTGCACCTATTCGCCCTATAATAGCCGACTAAACGGAACAATCGTCGAAGTCAATAATCATTCAGCAGATTTTGAAGTTATCACCAGAGGAAAGATAAATGTTTGAATCAATTTATATTAACCGAGATCAGGCTTTCGAGTTCCACAATGGCCAAGACCTCTATTTTGGCCCGGTTGGAACTTGGTTTTCAGTCCGAGCCGATGTTCTCTTGAGAAGCCGAGGCCCAGGCGGATACGACAAACAGCACGTTGAAACCCTGGAATCGTATGGTCAGGAGAATATCCTGCTTGTTCGTACAGAATCGTGCGGCCCAGGCTGGTATCAGGTTCATCCGAGGGAAAGGTAAGTTATAAACTATTTATAAAGTTGTTGACATTCTCTTGACAACTTTTCTCTTGACCTTTCACACGCCCGTGTGTATAATACATGTATCTTTTATAGGAGTCACACCTTGAAACATTTTGTAGTCCAGCGAGAAAACCACACCGTCGCCCAGCGCGATATAGAGCTTGTATTCGGCCCTCTGGAGGCCCATGAAGAGGTTTTGGTCATAGACCACGACGACCTCGCTGAAATGGCTGTAGAGGCCGGTCTGTTCCCTTCTAGGGGCCAATCTAGGCGCAACGGGCTGGCAGGTCCAGCACCTCACGGTCTGCACCAGATAGGGACGAAGAAACGCCGGTTTTGGGTGTGGAACCCCGTTGCGGGCGACGAAAAGGTAATATTAAACCCGTCTTTCAATCGGACACGGGGATGGTTCGGAGGAAAGTAAATCTCTTGACATTCTCTTGACAACTTTTCTCTTGACCTAACCCAAAATAACGTGTATAATGTATGTATCTTTTATAGGAGTTCCCCTTGTCTCAACCAGACCGAATCAGAAAACTACTTGAAAACCCCAACTTGAACCCTTCTTCTCGCTCGTTCGCCGAAAGTCTGCTTGGCAACTGCAAAAAGTGGGGAAGCCTCACCGCGAAGCAGTGGTCGGCATTTGAGAGGATGGAAGCCCGTTTTGACCCAAAGGTCATTGCAGCGCGAAAAGATTGGTATGACGCATGGGATGAAGACATGGCGGCGAAACTCCAAATTGCCGCGAAATACTACCTTAAAAACCCTCCATACTTTGGAGAGGTCGCCGCGAAGATTGTCGAGGATGTAACTTACATTCCATCCGAGAAACTTTATAATAAAATGGTTGAGAATAAATACGTCCAAAAGGTAATTGCAACCTATAATATGCCCCCAGCCTTCGATGCTGGTTCGCTTGTTCAGGTTCGCAAGTCCCAGAACTGCCCACATCACAGGTTGAAAGGGACTATTGCCCTTGTCGTAACCAACGAGGGCGATGTATCATCAGCAGCAAAGGGAGCTAGACCCTACACTATCCTCCCCTTTGGGTCCGACAAAACCTACCGAGTCGAGGAACGTTGGCTTAAACGCCATAAGGGATAAGCTATGTCTTAACTTGAATATGGCCAAGTGGGGCCACATAGAACAAAACCCAGCCCGTTGCTGTATAGGGCTGGCTCTCGATTCTAAGGGTTGAAGGTTGCTTATCGCCGATGCGGTACATAAAGGGCTTTCTATCTCCATTATCGAGGGGGCGACTAAAGCGTCAACAATACATTTATGCAGATAGGAAGTCGGCTATCCGAGAAAAACGACAACGGTCCCGCTTGGTCATCATCTATTTACCAGTTTGAAACTTTATAAAAACCGAGATAAAAATGAAAGAAATATATTTAGTAACTTATGAACACCGACATGGAACTGACCATACCGTAGTTGCAACCGAGGCTTTGGCCAACACTGCGATGCTCGAATGGGTGCGTGAGTGGAGAGGTGAGTTCGAAATTCCAGAGGATATAACTGATAAACGGGCATTGGAGAATTGGTATGACCTCACGGGATGCACGGAGAGTATCACTTATGAAATTATGCCAGTTTTGACCGAAATTAAAACCTCTTGACATTTTCTTTACAATTTAGTTGTTGACTTGAACCGAAATAACGTGTATAATGTATACATAACTTGAACCACTCACCCCAAACTCTTGGAGTCTATCACATGGCCTACTCTTATAAACACGCGAAAAGAACAGTTAGGTGCTCGTATTGTCACGAACGGGGGCATAATAAATCATCTTGTCCCGAATACGCGGGCCGAATGGAGCGAATCCGCAAAGAGAACGGCGATGGCCATCATCTGGTCGCCGCTTATGATAGGAAGAAAGCCAAGAGAAGCGCGAAGGCTAAAGACCGCAAGTGCTCATATTGCGATGGCAAAGGCCACAATCGCGCAACCTGTCCTGAGCTTCGCGCCCACATCCTCGAAAGTCAGGCTAAGAACGCTATTTTCCGGAAGGCGATCCTCGAAAGAATGAAAGCTCTGGGAGTCGGCGTTGGAACTATCTTATCGACAGATAGGTTTATGGGTCGCACCGACGAGGATGATTATGAGTCTGCGCGCTATCGTATTCCTCACGTTATTACACTTATAAGCTGGGATAATATCAACCACTTTAATAGAGAATATTCCTATTTCGATAATAACGCGCCATGGCTTTCCAGACCTTTATGCGACATAACAGCGCGTTGGAATAGTGAACCCGGTTGGGTTTGGGATCCCGAAACCGCCAAGCTGCTCATGGATGAATGTGTTGCCAAACAGTGGATTGAAGGCTCACATTGGCGCTCTGATAGTAAGATGCAATATTTTTGTGACGTGGAAAGTCCCGTCAAAACTCCGATTCCGCCCGATAAGTGGTCGCTCGGAGGCGATTTAAAATTCTGGAAGCGTGTATATAAGAAACAAAAATCCTATCATGGGGCTTTATAGGCCCTTTTGGAGTCTTGACATTCTCTTGACAACTTTTTTGTTGACTTGACCCAAAAAAACGTGTATAATGTATACATAACTTGAACCTCTCCCCTACTTAACCTTGGAGCCTTAAAATGTCCGTAGCTATCACATTCTCAAACCTTTTTTCAATGATTCCGACCCTTCTTTCGGGCGACGAAAGCAACCTTTATTCCGTCCTTATCCGTGGCCGCCACGGTATCGGTAAATCGTGGATTGCCTACCAAACCGCTAACGGTTTGACGTGGGATAAAAAGACCAAAACCACGCGCCCGATTAAGAAGGGTGAAACCCCTCTTCCAGTTATTGAGCAACGCGCCTCACAGATGACTGAGGGCGACTTGTTGGGCCTCCCATCCCCCGAGATGGTCAAGGTCAATGGTCAGGCGGCGGCGGCTTTACGACCCTTCTCGTGGCTTGTGCGGGCCTGTACTGAGCCTGTCGTGCTCTTTCTCGATGAAATTGACCGAGCCACGACTGAGGTTCGACAGGGATTTTTCCAGCTTGGCGATAGTCGCCAAATCAACGGTTGGAAACTCCATCCTGGGACGGTCATTTTCGGCGCGGTGAATGGCGGCGTTCATGCTGCACAATACCAAGTTGCTGATATGGACCCGGCTGAACTTGACCGTTGGGTTTGCTTTGACGTTGAGCCTAGCGTCGAAGATTGGCTTGATTGGGGCAAAACCGAGGTTCACCCTATCATTTGGGACTTCATCAACCAGAACCAAGACCACTTGGAGCACAAAGGCGAGTTTGAACCGGGCATTGTTCACCCTTCGCGCCGTTCATGGCACCGCCTGAGCAATACGCTTGCAAAGGTCAATATGCTTGACGACGAAAAGGCAGATTTGGGCTTGCTTTTCAATCTGTCCAACGGATTCGTAGGTTTTGAGGCCGCCGTTGCGTTGCGTGATTTTGTTGAGAATTACGAGCGACAGGTAACCGTTGACGATATTTTGGTCCACGGTAAGGTAGATAAAACCTCCGATTTCGGCTTGGTTGACCACGTCTCCTTGATTGAGAAAATGGATGCAAGTGAGGTTTTCAACTCCAAAATGGAAGAATCCAAAATGTCCAATTTGGTCCGGTACTTTGATACCCTCCCGGCAGAAGCGAGGATGAAACTGTTTACTACGCTAACCAAGGCGAATAACCAGATTTCCGCCGACAATGGCTCGAACTTCCATCGGGAGCTTGCAAAGCAGGGAAAGGTCGAGGCGTTCATTAAGCTGCTTGGAGGCAAATAATTTACGAGTGTGATAGCTCCGGTTGCAAGGGGGAGTTGGTTATCCTCCCTTGCAACCACCCTTTTCACCCTTGACATTTTCTTTACAACTTTTCTCTTTACTTATACGCGAAAAACGTGTATAATGTATATATAACTTGGAGTTCTTCTTATGACTATCACCTCACCCGAAAAGCAATTACCAGCTTTCGACCTCAACAATCACATCGTTGACCTTCTCCGCGATGAACCTTTCTTCTCCGCGCTTTCGCGAAAGATGGAAAAGCGACCTTCTAAGTCCATTCCTACCGCTGGCGTCCGCTTCAATGAGGAAAAATGCCGGTTTGAACTGATGTATAATCCAGACTTCATGGCGAAGATGCTCGACCAAGATATAAAGTACGTTAAAGGCGTACTATTGCACGAGTTCTACCATATTATGCTTTTGCACGTCACTTCTCGCCTACCCGATGGAAAGATGACGAAGAAATGGAATATTGCCACGGACCTCGCGATAAACAGCGAACTAACTGTATTTACACGCCATGCCGATACTCCGACTGGCTGTGCCGTCGAAAGTTCCCTTTTGCCGGTAGATATGGCCTGTATTCCAACGGTCGGCCCGTTTGTGGACCTTCCCCCTCATCTTTCGGCTGAGGAATATATGACTTTGCTCCCCGACAATCCCGAGGATGAAGGCGGCGAAGGTGAAGGCGAAGGCCAGGGTGAGGAAGGCGATAATGAAGGTTCTTCCTCCGCTTCCGGCGATGATGAGGGTGAAGGCGACGGCTCTGGAGAGGGCGGCGAAAAGCCCGGTCCTTCCAGTGGAAACGGCTTTGATGACCATTCCGATTGGGGCGACTCCGATGGTACAGATGAAAAGCGCAAAATCGCCGAGGAGCGATTAAAAGAGAGTATCAAAGAGGCTTTTGTCGAGGCCCAATCCAAAGGGTTCGGCTCTGTCTCTGCTGGTATGCGCCGGACGATAAAGGAGGTTATAACTCCAAAAGTCAACTGGAGAGCCGTCCTGCGTTCATTCGTCAAGGCTTCCCAACGCGCCGATAGGACTTCGACAATCAAGAGGTTGAACCGGCGTTATGCTTATGTCCATCCCGGTCGCAAAGCAAAGCGTCAGGCGAAAATCGCCATTTCAATTGACCAATCGGGCAGTGTCTCCGATAGTATGCTTACAGCCTTCTATTCCGAGCTTGAGAAGTTGGCACAAATCGCCGACTTTACGATTGTCCCCTTTGATACCCAGGTTTCAGAGGCACATGTGCACGTCTGGAAGAAGGGCGAGCGACATGAGAAAATCCGTTATATGTACGGTGGAACCTGCTTTAACGCCCCAACTAAGTGGGTAAATGAGAATAAATTTGATGGTCACATCGTACTAACCGATATGGAGGCTCCTAAGCCGGTTTCCAGCAACTGCCAGCGCATGTGGATGACTACCAAGGCTTGCGCAGAACGCCCTTACTTCCAAACGAATGAGCGAGTGATTGCAATCGATGACTAGAATTCAGTTTAAAACCGAAGAATTGAAGGCTGGCGATATAATCAGCCTTCAAGCCCGCGATTCGCGCCTTGGTCTTTGTGAGTATTCAAGGCTTTATATCTTCGAAGTCACGAAAAGGCTGTTTAGAACTGTGGTATTGCTCGACGCTAGCGATGGTTGGCAACCGGGCGACATTTATAATTTTCAAATAATCGACCTAGATACTGATAAATGGAGGAAACTTGTCAGCACCACAGCTTAACATCGGTGATTTCTTAGTTTGTTACAGCCCTTTGGAGGAGTGCGACCTCTTTCGTTGTATCGTAATCGAAGAAAAGCCAGATAAGTACGAGACAATCGTGCTATTGCATGATGAAGATAATGGTTTCCCACCCGGTGCCAAGTTTAGCTTGCCAAAACCATGTTACCAAGACCTTTTTCGCGCACCGTGCGATATTGACCGTACTCACTGGCGAATCGAGGAAGTGAAAGGTGCGGCTTAGACAATTGGGTTTCAAAGAATCCCAATGGGAACTAAAATAATGAAGTTTCCAGCGCGGTTCTCGGCGGCCCCCAGGATTGTGTGCTTGATACGCCGATTTTTTTATTTCGCCAAATTTTTTATAACAGAGGCTTAAAATGCACTTCAAAAGTAAGATAAACGCCCACACCTTGAAAGTCGGGGATATAATTAGCCAATGGGCGAGACTAACCTCACGCGAAACCCTTGGAGCGGGCACCGACTATATGGAGCTTCAAAGGCACATAATCATCCAGAGGCTCGATAACGGAGTTAAAACCTCGATTTTGTTTTCCGGTGGCCACCGCGATGGCAAGCCAGACAAGCCCGGACAGCTAGCCTTCTTCTCATATAGCACCTTGGAGGCCGGTTATTGGAGGAAAGAGTGGCAAAGCTAAACCCACAACCCGGCGATATATTGGTTAGATACTCCCGAATCCCGGCAACGAACGAATACGATGAGATAGGAAGATACCTAGTCCTCGATAAGATAGGTTCAACGCGACAAGTCGGGGAGTGGATGTTCAGCCAAGTGGGCGACAAGTGGAAAATCCTCGTTGAAAGCGGATTATCGTGGGAAGGAGAATTAAAATGATGATAAGCGCCGAACTTGCTCTTGTCTTATTGCTCTTGTGTGCCTTTAGCGCATCTTTCTTAACCTTGATTGTCGTGCTTTGTGGCCGACAATAACGTCTTGACATTCTCTTGACAAGATAGGGGTATACATTTCTCCAGTTTCGCGGTATAATATGTATATGAAATCGAGCAGTTCACAACTTTTTACCCTTCCTTCGCGCTTCTCGCTCGCGTGCGCGATATTGGAGTTTCTTCTATGTATAATCTCACCCTTCCAGATGGTCACGTTATTCCCGGCTTTTCAGCCTTCGAGGTCCGTACCGCCGCGTGCGCCGTCCACAACGGTATCGTTTCCGAGAATTACCGAATCCGGCCCGACCAAATCGATGATGTCGATTTGGTGCATGCAATCAACCTTTTGCAGCAGTACGGTTACGACGTTCAGCCCGCTCGATAATCACCTTTCACCCCTAGCTTTGGAGGATTCACCGTCGATGACGTTTACATAAGCGCGTTATGCTTGGAAGTCGCGCCCCCAATCGGCAAAAGCCACCTTTAACCTTACTTTTCACCCAACCCTCAATCAACTATCACTCACTCATTCATAAGGTACTTTCAACCATGAAAATCACTAACATCGCATCCAATCAAACACTCATCGAAACCCCAGTTTTCAGGGCGCTTTTGAGCTACGGCGTCCCGCAGGTCGTCGTCCTTCATAAGGAAGGTTTGACCTTGGTTAATTCGAAGAAGTATTCAAATACTACTAACAAGCACCGTAATGCGGCAGTTCGCAATTATCACCCTTCTAACTTCACAACCGTCCCCGCCAGTCCTTCCGAGATTCAGGAAGTTACCGGCTTAGAAACCCGATAATCCGAGGCCACAAATGATAACATTACTTCTTCTTATTATAGTTTTGCCGGTGATAATCAGCGCCGCCCTTCTCGTCGGCTATGCCCTCGAAGATGACGCCGACGACCCAATTAAGAAATGCCTTAACCGGCTCAAAACCCGCCGCGAAACTCAACAATAATCGACACCCTTCAATAAACCAATTTAAAACTTACTTTTCAGGAGCCTATCACATGACCCTTTCAACCGACCAAATCAGCAATATTCACGCCGCCCTATTATCCGCTATCCACGCCGCCATTGAGGAAACGCTCGAAAACGAGCTTTATACCTTGGATAAAACCATCGAAGCATCCGATGTTTCCTATGACGCATTATCCGCCTTTGAAGGCGACATCGAGGAACTGGCCGATAATATGCTTGAAACCGTAACAGATGCGTTCGACGCCGAGCTTGCGAAGAAAACCCAGTTAGCAATACGGGAATTCGAGGAGGTCGAATTACCCCATATCAAAGCCCAATATGAGCAAGATGGAATCGTTGACGGCCCCGCTCGCCGAGAAGCATGGTGCAATTGGATTGACTCAAAGAACAAAAACGGAGTTTTATCCGACGTTATGGCCGCCAACATCGATGCAGACGTTGAGGGGCTATAATATGTCAGACGATAATCTAGGAAAAACCTTGACTTTCAACGACACCGAGTCGTTTCATCACTGGCTCAAAAGGCAGAAAAAAACTACCTTTTCGGTGCCCGTCCTCTTGAACAACACCCGCTTGCCTTGTAACTATATCCAAGTTACAAAGCGGGCTTTGGAGCGTTTGACAATCCACGATAAAGAAGTTATCAAGGTGGATATTTCGGTGGGCAAATATACAGGTAGAAACTACGCTTACGTCGAACCCGAAAGAGTTCGAGGGAAGAACAAATAAATGAGTTGGAACCTTGAAAATGCGAAGCCCGGTGATATGATAGTTTGTATCGCCAATCGCGCCGACCATCCCAAAAACGGCGAAGTAATTGGTAAATACCTCGTTCTCGCAAAACAAAGTTCCGAGGCCAATAATGAATATATAAATGATTATACAGATTTAACCTTACATATCGTTTATAGAGATTTTACCCAGAGTTCTGACCTCAATAATCCAGGTTCAACCTTCACTATCCCCCTAGAGTATATAGACCATGAAGTATACAGGTGGGAACTTGCTTATCGCCCAGAAGGGAAAGAAGTGGTTCAAAGTGGAGTATCGTGGGAGGAACCAGAACCCAATGAAAACGTACTATTAAATACAACTATCAGAGATTGTTAATAATCAAGGGGGAAACTGTGAAATCACGCTGTGTACGTCGCCCATTCTAACTAGATAATCAAGCGATAAATTGTCAACTTTTAACCTGCATTTAATTATATACGTTCATAATTACAATTGTGCCCTTCTTACCTACCATATAAGGAATTCTTAATCATGCCCATGCAAACTGACAAACTGACTCCTCTCGAACTCGCTCAAATCAGAGCTTTAACCTTCACAACCAACCTCTTGTTTAATACAGCTTTAACCGAAACAATGCGCATCATGGAAGAAGTGCGCTTAGAAGGCCGAGAATTGCTCAAAGGCTTTAAAGAGTCTGAGGGTTCAAAGAAAGAAGAGTTTAAAACTCTTATATCAGCGAACATCAAAGACCGCAAATTTATGTTAGAAACTATCTTTATGAACCCCGTCGAAAAGGACGTTTAAAAGTGTCTATTCCAGCAGTCATCATCATTGTCTACCTTTCAATTACCTTTTGCGCGGGCGTGCTTTTGCACGGTCAAAAGCTCGAAATCAGCATGTGGAAGAATACCGCCTTAATCCTTCTCTTAGCGACAGTCCTCTATTGTGGAGGTTTCTTCTCCTGAATCAGCCATAACAAAATAACATATATGCCCTCGATAAGCCAGCATCAAGCTGGCTTTTTCTTTGTCAAGTTTTTATTTAATTGTTTACATTCTCTTGACAAAATAATGCTTGACAAATGAAAAGGCAGGAACAAACTGCTTTATGACTAATCGTTCATAATCACACACACCTCGTGAGAAAGCAGTTTGTTCCTGCCTTTTTGTTTGTCAAGCATTATTATAACGAATTGACATAGACTTGACAACTTAGTTCTTGACACGCAATTGCCCAGGGTCTAACTAGACTATAACGAATTGACAAGTAATTGACATAAAGGTATTGACAAAAATAAACAAGTTACAAACTGATTTTTCACAGACAGCAAACGATTTGTCAGGTTTAAAGGGCATTACCGGGGGGACCCCCCTCCCCCTCCCACTCGCCGGAAAGTGGCTTCCTAACTGGGTTATCGGCCCGCGCCGGCCTGATACACCCGCGAGACGGGCCTAAAAATTTCCCAGAATAAAAATTGACAGAATTTGGCTTTTGTGGTATAATAAAATATGAAACAATGTTTTGAATGCGAAAAAACCGAAGATCAGATTGAAATCCACGATCATCATATTGTCCCTAAAAGCAGGGGTGGAACAAAGACGATCTCTCTTTGTTGTGTGTGCCATGGCCTGGTCCATGGAAAAAGAGATATGAATATAGGGGAATTAACAAAAGGGGCCATGCAAACCCTCATCAAGAAAAATAAAACTACAGGCAAAGTTCCCTATGGATTCAAGGCAGATGAAGAGGGGAATTTAGAAAAGAATTTGGCTGAACTTTTGGTCCTACACAAGATTGAATCGTTTCGAAACAAGGGACTTTCATATCGTGCTGTTTGCGACAAACTGAACGAGCAAAAGACCCTGAATCGCCAAGGAAGGCCTTGGAACGATAAGTTATTGCGAGTCATTTGGAAGGGCTGGAAGCTGAACGGGAGGGAGCGCTATGAGCGACTCAACGCAGCGATCCAAAATTTCCCAGAATAAAAAACGAGATCTTCCGTTTCAATAAGACTATTTATAAGAGAAAAGAGGATCCCCATCATGAAACTTACAAAAAACCAATTACGAAAAATCATTCAGGAAGAGCTTCAAAAGATGTCTGAATCAGATGACGTTGATATGGGACAATTTAATGTGGGACATATAATGAGTAAGGGCCAGAGGCGCCCATCGCGAGATGATATGGATTACGAAGAGTTTATTGAACCGCAGCCAGGAGACGAGGCGCGCTTTGCCATGATTGGCCTAGAAATGATGCCTCGTGATATTGTCCCAGCGGCAAATAAGATCTTTAATTCGCTCAAAGATATTGATTTCCAGAGTGAACGAGATCAAACAATCGCTATTGTTAGTTCTCTTAAAGACGAGGTTGGCCTTGAAAGATTGAATAAAAATGACCTTGCCCTGGAATCTGCTATGGTTAGTATTGCACAGTCGCTTAATGCTTGGAATAAAAAATAATGGCAATCAAAATTAAAATCATCAAGGAGGAGAGGAACGCGCTTCTTGAATTTGCTCCCGAGGAAGTTGGCGACGGGGATGGTTATCTATCTTGGGACACTATAGCAGATATGTATATCCACAATTCTAAAAATATGAGCGAGAAGCAATGGTTGCAACCCGACAATTCGGAATGGTATTCTGGACACTATTTCGAGCAAAAATATCAAATTGGCCGAGACCGTGCATGCTTTGCCGCGCTTGGACCGGGCCATAATTACCTTTTTAAAGATAGACTTAGGAATCATATGATATCAAAGGGGGTTCTCCCAAAAGATGCTCCAAAGCCGCCCGTTTCGTTCTTCGAAAAGATCTTGAAACACTTTGATAAAAAATTTGGCCTTGTTGATAATGCAGCCGGATTCCATAATTGTGGCAATTATTATGGTGTTGAAACCAGTGCCGAAGACACCACAAAGCGAGATAAAGAGAGGGCTGCACAGACGCGCGCTCGGCACAACGTGGTGACCGGAAAAGTAGATAAAATGGTCGCCGATTTAGATTTAAAGGAAATAAAAATGTCAAAAAAATATTCAAGTAACGAGAAAATTCAATTGTTGGCGGAAAATTTTAAAAATTTTGTACAACAAGAGGGCAGATGGGTATCCCAAGCTAGCGGAGAGAGTGAAGGATATGGGCCAGGAACTATACCCAAAAGAAGGCTTCCCCCACATGATGTTCCTGAACACGAGATCGAAGACCTGGAAGCAGATTACTGGGAAGATGAAGAGGAAGAAGACCCATTTGGGGATCTTGGTGTTGAAGAAGAGAGTGAATGGTTGAAGGATATTCTTGGCGACGAAGAAGGGACACTTGAAGAAATGATTGACAAAATGGTTCAAAAATTTCAAAATCCAATAAACAATAAAAAATAGTGGATTTAATTGCATTTATTTTATTTGTATTATTTCTCATTATATTTTTGACATTTTTTTTAACAATGCTTCATTATTTGATTTTTTTCTTATCTTGGATCGCGGATTGTATTTTAGATCCAATTTTTTATCCAAATAAAAATAAAGAAAAGAGTTGACATAGCCCCTATTATATGTTATATTTATAATAGAGGAAAAAATGAAAAGCATTAATTTAATTTTATTTATTGTGGCGCTCCTGTTTTCGTTTGCTGGGTGTTCAACATCCGAGTGCCATGAGACATTGATTCTTAATTCTGATATCGACCCAAGCGAACGACCAACCATTGAGGCCATAAGGGTTTCTTGTAATTATAATTTCACACATGAAGACTTTGTGTGGTATTTTAATGCCTGGGTTCACTATCCACATCACGAATTTGAAGATATATATGAGGTCCGCGCTGAGGTTTTTAATATTGATGGCGATGAGCCGATTGATATTTATCCTCTCTTTAATGACGATGGTAAATATTGGGAGTCATCGTGGTTGGAAGAAACCCAAACAAAGATGTGGTGTGGAATTGATTACAAAATAAGATTTGTTGCCCTTGATGAAGAGGGCAATGGAGATTATCACGAAACCGAAGTTTATTATAAATAAGGAAGCTAAAATGGCAAATAATTCTCAATTAGCGTTTATCATATCTCAAGCTATGTTTATAGGCGAAGTATATGGCTTAAATAAAAATAAAGAAGACTTTAATGAGAAAGTTTGGATGGATTATGCAAGGGGAATGATTAATATTGCTTTGCGAGAACTTTATCTAAATGAAGAGTCTATAGCGGAGAAGGCTCTTATTGACTTTTTGAGTACAAACACAAGAGATTATTAATAGGCTACCAAGCTAATAAAAATTTTGCGAAAAAAAATCTCGGGTTTTCGGGCTGCGGAGGGACTATTTATTGGTACCGGAGGCGCGCGCTATGAAAATCACAAAACAGTGGCTCAAAAAAATTATTATTGAAGAAATGAGTCACCTCGAAGAAGTAAAGAATGATGCTGTGCAACTTGCAACCATGCAAGATCAGATGGACAGCATCAATGGAAGTGATGATGACAAGCTTATAATGAGTATTGGGGCAACTTGTGATCAAATGATTGATCCAATTAATAGATTGAGTGACGCATCAATGCAGGGGGCGCTTTTGCAATCCCTAGAGGGATTAAAAATAATTGTTGGAGAAATTGCCCAAGATATAAAGAGTCGCGGACGACAGCCCTCCCAGATGCCACAGCAACATATGGGCGGCATCCAGCAGGAAGAAGGAGGAGAGGGAAATGTCTAGATGGGGAAAGCCAAGAAAAAATAAAAAAAGAATTGACCCGCGCTATTTTCTGAATGAAATGAGGCTCGGGGGAGGTTCCGGCGCCGAACCAAAGTATCCAGAAGAGGATGACATCGAGCGCCAGAAAAGAGAAAGGAAATTTTCAATAGATGATCTTCCTCCAGAAACAGAAGAAGATAAGATTTTAAATAAATTTAAAAGAAATTTTCCAAGTGATGAAGAGGAGAAGAAGTCGCCCTGGAATCTTCCAAAGGATCATCCAGATCACCCTTATAATGATCCGGATTCATCGTGGAATGATGATAGAAGAAAAGGGTTGCACAATGAGGCTTGCGGAGAGGGTAACGGGGGGAAAATTTATTTTGTTGATATTTCTCCGTGGGGAAAATTATCAACGATTAATCTAGAAAATGCAATTCAATTCGCCGAAACTTCAAGGAAGAATGGTTTCGAATTGCAGATTGGTCAATCGGGTGAAGAGAAAACTAGTCAAGAAGTTTTAGATGCTCTCGGAATTGGTACCAGAGGGGATGACGAACCTCCCCTCGAAGAGTGAATGAATAAACGCGACGATCAGGATGATCGCGAGGAATATTAAAGATGCCGAAGAAAAAAATATTAATTAAAATCCTTAAAGAAAATGATAGGGACCGTCGAATACAGCCTCATGCTCCTAGTTATGATCCGCTGGAGCAACGCAGGTGGGAAGACGAGCAGGAAAGAAAAAAGAAAGAGAAGAAAGATAAGGATGTTCCAAGAGGATCCTCCGATATCGATTATTCATTTGAAGAGGGGCTCAATGAAGTTGGCTTGCCAGGACTTGAGCATATAGGACCACAAGAGGTAACAGATCTTTTGCAGGCTGCGGCGAAATTTACATCCATTTGGGTACCGCTAGTCGGCGCTGGTGGTATTGCAGTTATAATGCATAACGCTTTTGAATATTTGAAAAACAACACTAACTCTTCCAAAGAAGAAGCAGTTAAAGCGGCGGCTCATCAGATAAGGCAAGCCAAAGAGGCGGAGGCAGGTGATGACTCGGGATCAGAGCTTGAAGAGATCAGTCAAGCAACCCAGTGGGTTGATATCGAGCGTGGGAAAGCGCAACCTCCTGGCGCTTATGATGCTGGAGCCAAAAGACTAGCAACGCTGGTGGATAAAAAAATGGTTAATGCTCTGAAAACTGTTCGACAGCACTGGCCAAATCTCGGAGATGTCAAGAGACTAGAAGCATATGCCAAAAGCGAATTTGCAGATGAAGAGGCCAAAAATGCAATTGCTATTCTCTCTTCACTGGGGAAGCATGTAAACGAGTGGTGTCCAGAGTGTGTACACAAGAGAGCAACCTCCGAGTTGCCCAGCGATGCCCAAGACGCACCAATGCCTGGAAATTTAGAAGAAAGAAAACGCCGACGATTAAAAAAGAAAAGGTCTAAATGATTATATGCTTGATGGCCTCTCATTACCTATCCTTTTATTAATTGCCCTTGGACTTCTTGGCTCTCTGCTCTTTTGTTTATGGTATGATGGAGGTATAAATTTATGACATTAAGACTTGTAAGAGATGATGAGGTACCAGAAGAAGAACCAACAAAATTAAAAATTCCTTTAAAAGATTACTTGACATTTGCATCGGGAGTTGCTATAATAGTATTAGGATTTGGCGCATTGCTTATTTTAATAGCAATGGTGGCCACCAGATAACATTTAACGGGGGTGCTCAGGTTTCGACGTGGTAAAATAAACGAATAGTGCAGGTGGTCGACTTCAATGAATGACCTTAAACTTATTGAAATTTTGATAATTGCCAATAACAATAATCATTTCCAAGCCGTCGCTTTAGCGGCATAGCTTGCTGGGTCTTCGCTGACCTCGTTACCAAATAGCGAATAACTGGTAGATTCCAGCGAAAATAAAAAATCAAAATGGTATCCCCGATCGGTGTCGGGTGGAACTCCGTGGCGATGAGGGGTAGGTGGGGCATCGCATATTTTTTCTTGTTTCGGAAATAAACAAGACAAACCTGTGGATGACTTGAACTGGACATTATTGCGGACGCGGGTTCGATTCCCGCCACCTCCACCATTTTATTTTTTTGGTCTTGACATGATATTAACAGACTATTTATAGACAAGGGAGGTTTATTTATATGGGCGGAACAAAAATTCACGGAGGCCAGATTAGGGATGGTACCGTAACTGACTCTGATATTGCCGAGAACGCCATTGGTGCTAGTGAAATAGCGAGCGACTCAATTTGCGGACAGGACGAAGTTGTTAGTGTAAGTGGTGATGATTGTATTTTAGTAAGTAAGACGGATGATTCCGGGAATTTAAAGCAAGTAAAGATAATGAATATATCGGATGCTGTTTGTACAACGCAGACTTTTCTGCAATCAACAGAGCACGGTTATCATAAATCTGGAAATGCTTTAATTTATATTCCTTGGTATCAGACCACTGAAAAAACTTCTCCAAACTATTTGGATCAACATGTTGCACCGTTTAACGGAAAATTAAAAACAGTACACATCAGAAGCGATTCAAGTATGGGATCAACAATTGTTGGAATACACATTGGTTCTAACGGTAATGCCGAGATCTCCACTACAGCATTGGAGACTGCTAGCGTGACTGCCAGTGAGAATACGACTGCTACTTTTTCTTTTTCAAGCAGTAGCCACTTCTCTGTTGGTGATCTAGTTGGTATAAGCATCGATCCAAGTGGAAATCACGGATATGTCAATGTTACCTGTGTTTGGGAATATTCTCCTTAGTTGTTGAAAAAAAATAATAAATAATACTTGACATCTAAATCATATGCGGTTATAATATAAGAGTACTATAATTATAGGATAAAATGAAACCATTAATAATAACACCAAAAGAAATTGATATTGTAGTTGCCTCCTTGGGTCATTCGCTAATAATTTGGGAAGAAAGAGTCGATCGAGGAGATCTTCCGAGCGAATTTGACTCCGATGTAACAAATAATTTAATAAAAGATATTTTGATGACTTATGATAAATTTCTGGATTTACAGCTCGAAATGAAGCTAGATCTCGAAGAGAGGGAATCTCTTGAAAAGGATGTCCTAATTCCAGACAATATTCTAAAGTTTCCAGGATAAAAAGTGGAAAAATATAAAGTATTTGTATATGGTTCCCTAATGAGAGGGGAATTTAATCATTATATTCTTGAAAGGTCAACATACCTCGGAAGATCTACCACTCTTAAAAAATATACCCTATATGATTTAGGTGCATTCCCAGCTGTAGTAGAAGGTGGAAATACCGGTATTGTTGGTGAGGTTTTTGAAGTAGACGGTTTAACCTTAATGAATCTTGACGCTTTAGAATCGCACCCTCAATTTTATCGGCGTAAATTAATTGAACTCTCGGATGGGCAGGTTGTTTTTATGTATATATTGGATCCAGGCTTCTTGAGAAATGAGTTAACCATCGGTAGTGGTAATTGGAAAAAACGCTAATTATTATCATCTATATACTATTTATAGTACTTAAAAAGTGAATTGTCTATATAATGCCTACAAAAAAAACAATTAAATTGTCTCACGACAATCTTAAAAAAATAATTGAAAAACAAGCCAACGAAGCAAGGGAACAAGCTTTGGAGGAAAAGAGAAGGGCTCTAAAAAAAGATCCCAAAAAGGCCCAACAACAGTATAGAAAGCCGCTGATCGTTTTGAAAAAGACGTATGAAGTGGAAAAACAAATAACTAAAGACAAAAGAAGAAAAGGAGTTACAATGCTTAACATTATTAAAGAAGTTTATGAACTTACAAAGGAGTTCGCAACACTTAAATCACCAGTAGAAGTTTATATTTTTGTGGGAATGATTTGGGCTTCCGGGGTTTGTGTTGGTCTGTTATTGTAAATAATGATAAATTTTCAAAAATTTGTTGATTTATTTCCACACATGACTCCCCAAGAATATAAATTGTCTGGTGCTCAAATTCCCTCACAAATACCTGGCGCGCCTATGCATTCTTCGCGTATAGGAATGGATAGCACCAATTGTGTAAAATTTACATTTTGGATGGTAGCGAAAGCTTTTAATTTGACATTTACTCCCGATTTATTGAAAGCTTGGATGGTTGGGAAAACAATGAGTGAGGTACCTGGCTATGGGCCTTATGCCGCAAAGCAATTGGGGATTGCAACAGACGCCCCAGGAAGAGGTGTGCATCTAGTTCAATTTTTTCGTAATACAAAAACTATGAATGGACATTCAATTTTTGTAGTTGATCGATGCCCAGAAACGGATAAGATTTTGACCCTTGAGGCAGTTGGTGGATCGCAAAACGGCGCAGGGTGGTATCAAATAGGGGCCCTTAGGGATGTTTTAAATCCTGGGCCTGACTGGGTCGACAAAGTTACACAGACTTGGAATGGGCGCCTTTCAACTCAGGAAGCACTTCACGTTGTAAAATTAGACGTTGATCCGGAGAGTATACAGAGTTTTTTGCGAGGATATTGCAAAAAGAGATAGTTATTTAAAAAAATAAAGGAGACTATTAATATGTTACAGAGAATAAGAGATTTTAAAGATCTTTGCAAGGAGTTTATTATGCTTCGCGCGCCAGCAGAAGTATATTGGTTTACTGTCCTAGTATGGATTTCGGGCGCTATGTTTGGGCGCTGGTTTCTATAAAATATGATTGTTCCTTTTGATTTTTATTATGGTGATCCAGATGATGTCAAAAGAGGACTAGAAAAAGTATATCACAATGCCCAAGAAAAGATTTGGGATGGTAGGGAAATCCTAGACAATCTTTTTAAAAAATATGATAATATAGAAATACACCCAGAACATATTTCTTCATTGGAAAATATTTTAAGTATTATTCTATGGGGGGAGTATGTTGCTTGGAACGTTTCATCGGAAATGTCCGCCTGTTTTGTAGATTACGGCGCAAAGATGGCGGCTGTATCTCAGGCTCACGATGAGGCACGACACTTTTATGTGATGAGGGATTATTTAAAGAAAAGATTGGGCTATGAGCCGGCCGCTATTTTTAAGCCCGCTTTGCTAGTTTTAGAAGAAGTTTCTAGCGCTAAAAATCTAGCACGGAAGATTTTGGGTTTGAATTTAATGGTGGAGCCGATTGCAATTACTATTTTTAGATTTTTGAGAAAATCTAAAGTAGACCCGATATTAGTTGATCTATTGGACCTTTTTGAAAAAGATGAGGCAAGACATATAGCATTGGGAGTAAAATATCTCCCCAAATTAATAAAAGAGATGGGGCCATGGCAAAAATTAACTTTTATTTGGTGGCAAATGAGATTAATAACCCTAGAAATACGCGGCCTAAAAACAATTGAAAATGATCTTAAAAATTTAGGAATAGATCCGCAAGAAGTTTTTGAATTTGCTGAAAACAAACAAGTGTCCTGCTTAAAACTTTTATCGCGGGAGATGAGAATAAGCGACGATATGTGGAAGCCTGTTTTAAAAATTATTCGTTTTAGGAGAAGGATGACATTTTATCCGGATCCGGGCCACGGAATTGTAAAAAAAATATTTAATTCTTTATTCCATAAATAATAACTAATTATATTATTGACATATGGGGATTTTGCAATGAATTTGTGGGATAACAAAAAGTGGCTGACATTTCTAGAAAAAAAACATCTCCAGATCATCCAGGAGATAAACTGGAGAAAAGATAAATCAGAACTTCTCAAAGATGATAATAAATTTTCCATTTCATTTGAAATAGAACTTGAAAGTAATGGTATAAAAACTGGAAAAATTATTCCCGAGGATCCAGACGCATTTGTTCGGGCTAACGGCGAAGAAATATTTAAAAGAGCAGAGCAGTGGAAAAAGGATAAATATTCTGAAGATATGACGTGGGAAGATGCTCTGACTGATTATTATATGAGCAAGAAAATTTCTTCTTGGCCGGAAGTTCACTTTGCTCGTGATCGGATATATAACATCCCGAAGGATGGAGCAGGGCTTATTGATCTTTTTATATACGGTCACAGCCGGTGGGTCGACGGGCTAAAACGGTCAGGCCGAATCAGGAGACTTATAGATGGTGATGTATCGCTAATTAAAGTTGTTATTGCATTGATTAGAAGCCCAGAGTTAGTAAAGGCTGTTGATGGCGTTGTTGAATCTATTCTCAGCGATAAATCAAAAAGATTGCAATTTATGAAAGATATGGGATGGGAAGATGATAGTTACCACAACTCTTCCGCTATTCGCAACCAATATATTGAAAGAATCATACCATTAAAAAAGCTCAAAGAAAAAAATTATAAAGGAACTTTGTACGATTTAATGGGCCATGGCAAACCAAAGATGGACCCTTTTGAGTTTTTGGAAAAATTCGGATCAAAAGATATTGTTGATGAAATTAGGCGTACCTCATATAGAATAATGACCTATGAGCTTGATCAGATTTACGACCTATCTCCTGCGGAATTCAAAGAAAAACTCCTTTCTTCTTCTCCAGATAGGGGAGATGGGTGGGTTGTAAATATGATAGAACATATAATGATTTTTTATCTTAACTATTTGGAGGGCGTTATCGCTCAACATGCGCAATCGCGGGCAAGGAGAGATCTTCCCCGTATACATGGTGATGTGCGTTTTGAAAACGTCGAATATATCTTCAGAAATATATTTAAAATTCCAATAAAAGAATTTTTTCCAGAGCATGAAGAGTGGAAAAAGAAATTTCTAGAAAATCAAAAAACAACTCCAGAAATAGATTGTTCACTCAAAGTAATGAAAGTTGCTCTTCAGGATCTTTTTCCAAAATTTATGAAAAAATATAAACCAACTCTCAAGTTTGAAAAAGATATGAGTTTAAAATGTGGCATCGAGTTTGCGTCTTATGAACCTCGTTATATGGTGGGATTAAGTAAGGCAGAGGAATATTTAGAAGATTTCTTTGAAGAATTTAATAAACAATCTATATTTTATTTTAACGACAGAACTGGTCTTCATGTCAATATTGGTTATTTAAATGAGCATGGGGATCCTATAGAAAATTATAATCTAATTAAGGCATTGATGTTTTTGAATCACACATATGCAACATCTGGCATTGGCTTTCCGTCAAGAGAGGAGACGAAATGGACGAAAGATATAAGAAAACCCGCCTTTAAAAAAATTATGAAGCGTATCTTAACGAATGATAAATATGCTCAATGGCTTAAGGATAGAAAATTTAAGCATATAGAGGCCAATCTAAATAAAAATATCTCTCATATTGCAGATATCACTGGCCCAAAATACATCGGTTTTAATGTTGTTTATACAAAGACGCGGAGATATATAGAATTTAGATTTCCTGGTCATCAAGTAAGCCTCGAATCAATGAGGGATGCCCTATTTTATTATGCATTCATTATTAAAGCTGCAGCGGATCCAGAATTTAAAAGACAAGAATATCTTGGAGATTTAGCATTTCTTGTTAGTGATCCAGAGGGATTTTATAAAACGTTTGAAAAGGCAAGAAGGGCGGAAAAAAAGAAATGAAAAAATGGAAACAATTTCTATCAGAAGAAAATAAAAAAGAAATCCTCCAAGAATTTAATAAAAAAGATGAAAAAGAAATTATGAAAGATGGAGGAAGGTTTACAGTTTCTTTTGAGATTGAATTAGAAGCAGAAGAAGATGAGGAAGAAAGTATTGAGAGGTGGGCGCAAGCGAGGCGTGAAGCCGCATTGGGGGCTCTAGGTCATGACCCCCGAGAGTATTTTCTTAATGACCTGGGGGGAGTAGAGCCGGATAGTATTGGTATTGAGATGCCAACTGATGGGGAGGAAATGTTAGAATGGTATTGGCAATATACGTCAGGTCTTTCACTTAACGAGTGGGATATAGTTAAATTAGCTTTGGGTAGTGATGTTGTTATAAGATCTTTCATAGGAGATATTGCAAGTATACTTAAATCTCCAGAGATATTTTTAAGAGATCTTTTTCGCAAATGGGAGAGAAGGTCTGAACTTCAAGATTTGCTTGGGTGGTCGGAAAAACAATTAACTTTTTATTTTGAAGTGGAGGGGGGAAAGGCTTACCCTTTAGCAATAGAAAGAATCGCCAAAAATAATAAGTCAGTTGCTAAAATTATTAATTATTATGTAATTAATATACCATCCTTAATTGAAGAAAATACAGATAATTTATTTCCCAAATCTAAGCATCCATATTATTTGGAAGATTTAATTAAAAAATTTGGAACCGGGCATACCCTCAATTATGCCGAAGATGCCGTCGACTCTATGGATAGCGCTGTCGATGATTTAACAGATAGCTGGGGCGATATGTTAATAGATAATATCTTAACAGAAATTTCGCAATATGGTGATATTAATTGGAAGAGAAAAATTTTATTAAAATATCGCGGTTATGTAGAGCGCGCGCTTGAGGAAGTCATCGATGAAAGAATAGAAAATTTTGAGTCGGATCCGGTTTCTTGGCTAGAAGAAATGGGCTATGAAGAAGATCAATGGTTCTCTGATGGTGAGTACTATTCAGAGGCAAGTCGGCGGGATTGTAATAAAGAAGATTTAAAGCATAAGCTTTTCCAGAAACTACCCAATTTCATGGCTAAATATGAAGATACTTTAAAATTTGAAAAAGACGGTTCCCTACAGTGTGGAATAGAATTTTCTCACGGCAGGGACTTTAATAGAACTTATGATGAAGGTAATGAACCAAAACTCTATATGGTTGGTCTAGAAAGCGCTATAAAATATCTTGAAGATTTCTTTAGAGATTATAATAATCAAGATGTTTTTACCTTCACTGAAGGTACGGGATTGCATACAAATATAGGATATATGAAAGAAGATGGAAGTCAAGAAGAGGAATATAATTTATTTAAAGCACTTATATTTTTAAATCACACATATGCAACGAAGGGTGTTGGATTCCCCCGGAGAGAACATTCGCATTGGGCAACAGATCTTAAGAAGCCGGCCCTAAATAATATTATTAAATTTCTTGAGAAATTACCAAAAGATTCTGATTTGAGAGACACTCTAACAAAAAAGAAATTTATGAAATTATATTTATCTCATAATTTCGAAGAATTATCAGATACTCTTACGGCCAAAGTGCGAGAAACAGCAAGGAATATAGGATCCAAAAGTATTGGATTTAATATAAATTATCTACAAAATCAAAAATATATTGAATTTAGATATCCTGGAAATATGAATGTGACCTTAGAAACAATGATTAAAGCTCTTAAATATTATGCCTTCATTGTTAAAGCTGCAGCAGATCCAGAATTTAAGAAAAGAGAATATATTAAGGATCTTGTTGGATTTATTAATAATTTAAAAAATGAACAAGTTAGTATCACAAATTTAGATTTTTTCAAAAAATTAAAAAAGAACGACATTATGATAACAACAGATCAAGGTACGAGTTTATATAGCATTTTTGTTAGAAATATGGAAAAATCACTCTATATATCTGAAAAAGATATAGAGGAAGGGGGGCAGTATATGGGGAATGCGATTTCTTCTTATTCATATCGCATGGTATATGATGCTATGACAAAGATAAATCCTCAATTGATAACTTTTTGTAGAGAAAAAAATATAGCTTTTTATTCAGGATATTCAGTTTCAGATAAAGAAGTTAAGATAAAGTTTCTTAGGTTCAAAGAAGATTCCCCAGTTTTTGCTAATGTCGTCTCAGATTTTATTTCCCCAAAGTCTTTTCAAAGAGATATAGATTTTAATAATTTTATTATTGCGGGGGATGATCCGGCGACGGCTCTCTATTTTCCGGCCGATCGTGGGCCAATATTTGAATCCTTTAGGAAACTAGCATTAATTATTTTAGAAAGTAAAAGTTCTTTAGAAGTTAGTAAGAAATTAATTAAGTTAGCCAATGAAGGCTGGCATAATAAGGTTAATCTCGGAGCTGGATATATTGACGAGGAAGAATTTCCAGCGGCACAATGGCTTAAGCCTGGTAAAGATAGTCCGCTTAATGATAAAGAGCTTTCTTCTGCGAGAGAGAAAATTGAAGATAAAGAATTGTTAACTCGCCTAGTGGATGATATTATGAGCCTTCGTGAAGGTTTTAAAAAATTTATAATTTAACAAGGGCACTCACAATCACAGGCTTTTTGTTCTTTAACATCATCTAATATTTTATCAATTGTTGTTTTTGTTGTTATTTGAACATAAATAAACAAGGTGACTGCCATCAAAATCCCCATGATTGCCATTAATAATTTTCCTTTTATTATTGAAGTATACATAAATTTATTATAGCAAATATTTCATCTCTTGTCAAGAAAAATAAAAATATATTTTTATTTTTCGAACCATAGTTACAAGTACAGGAGATTTATTATGAAATATATAAGTTTTATTTTAGTTTTATTTGGTTTTTTATTATCATCGTGTAAAATTCCCGAATTTGATTCAGAGAATCCACCATGGGGCACAGAATGTTCACAAAGTATCGGCTCAAATCCGTGCGATTTCACCTTTAAGGATCAAAATAATAATGATGTCAGTTTATATGATTACTACGGAAAAATAATTATTTTAGATATTAGTGCTATGTGGTGTGGCCCTTGCCAGTCAGCAGCAAAAGAAGTTGAAGAGATACATCAGAAATATGGCAAAGATGTGGTGTATCTTACAGTTTTAATAGATGATATGCAATTTGAGGCCCCAACAGTTGTAGACGCCAAAACGTGGGCCGACGCATTTGGAATAGTTGGCGCGCCAGTATTGGCGGGCAATCGAGATATTACAAGTCACAGCTATGATCTTGGGTGGGTTATGTCATCATTTCCAACATTTTTTATTATTAATAGGGACATGGAATTTGTTTTAGAAGAGGTTGGATTTCGTAGAGGAAGGATCGAAGAAATTATTTTAGATATGCTGGCTCAAGAAAGTGACTCTGGCGCGCCTTAAATGCCCCCTAGTGATGTTTTCGGGCGTTTCTTGCATAGTTCCATTTTCTTTTTAAAAAAATGGTTGTTGATCGTTTCAGGGGGAATTTTTATGAATGATAAAAATATGATTACTTTTTGGGGTTTTTTATCTATAGTTAATGTTTTTACCCTTTTTGTTGGCATACAGACGGGGGATTTTTGTATTTCTATAGTAGGGGCAAGTATGTTGTTGTATAGTATGTTGGGTATATATATCAATTAAAAAATTGGAAGAATAGTGAAGGGAAAATTAATCAAATATACTCCGAATATGGGTGATATAGTTAGTGAACACGTCGGAATTATTATAAGTTATAGATCTGGATATAGTGTGAGGAAAAGTTGGGAAGAAAAGATTTCAACCAAAATAGAATTTCCAATGATAAGGGTTTACTGGTTTAATTCCCCCTCTTCTTTCCCGAAAAATGTAAAAAAATATATTTGTGATTTTTGGACACTTAATGAAAATTTAGATATTTTTGAAGCAAATGTGGTTATTGATGAGTGGAAAGATCTTAATGAAGAGTGGTTTTCATTAAAAGATTTCGAGATTATAGAATAAGTTGCTATTTATATCAAATGTATAAATATTCTGCTAAATTAATAAGAGTTATTGATGGAGACACCATTGATGCAATGATAGATCTTGGATTTAGCATGTGGGCTAAAAAACGGGTAAGGTTGAATGGGATTGATACGCCTGAGACCAGAACCAGAGATCTAAATGAAAAAGCCAGAGGTATCAAGGCAAAAGAGAGATTAATTGAGATATTGAATAATTCTGGAAATGAATTCATTATTGTCTCTCAAGGTGTTGATAAGTATGGGAGATGCCTCGGAGAGATTTTTATCAACGATAAGAGTGTCAATAAAATTTTATTGGACGAAGGGTTGGCGGTGCCATATAATGGTGGTAAAAAAAATAAATGATATAATATTCAATACTATTTATATATGATGAAACTCCTAATTGAAAATTGGAAAAGATATTTGAAGGAAGAAAGGCAGACAAGTTTTGACTTTGGGCGCCCGAAGCAACAGCAGACCCCAAACAAAAGAAAAGATTTATATGACAATTATTATATAATTTATGAGTTTGACGGAACCCACTCTGATAAGATAGAAATTCCTGTTTGCGACGATGAAATTATCGGAGGAACTCGCAAAAATGTCGGTGGTATTTATTTATTCAATCAATCTGGTAAAAAAGTGATGAGATTTTCGATTCACAAATATAGCGGATGGCTGGGCGATTTAATATCAGCTGCGAAATACTGCTCAGGATATTCTAGGTATGATTGTGACGATTGCATTGATGATCTTAAATATGAAGATCTTATCACTGACGAGTTTTTGGATGAAGATTTATATAGCGGTCACTGGGAGGTGTATGATTTCAACGTTGAAGAAAAAATAAGTCGAATACAACTTGCCAAACTTGGGATATCCCTTAGAGAAGCTGCTTTATTTCTTCTTCAAAAAGAGATGGGCGCTAAATATTATGTATTTACTGATGCCACTCATCAAGGTCGTTCAAATGAGGCAGCTCAAAAAGTTGTAAAGATTTTAGTCAAAAGAGGTGCCCTCGATAAACCCATCGATTTATCGCCATCCGATGTCGACGAAGATATGGTTAATGAATATTTAATTTTTCCGATCTCTAGTCCAAAAAATGTTTTTAAAGTACAGGGGTCAAAAAAATGAAGCTTCTTATGGAAAATTGGCGGCAATATCTAAATGAAAGAAAAACCGATGAGCTTTATTCTCGCTTGGTGGATTTCTTTGTCGATGTTTATTCCGATCATCGAAATTTTAAATATGAATCCGAAGAAGAAGAGAGGAAATATGAAGGTAATCCGCTGGACCGGGAGCGCGCCATGGCGAGGCTTGATAAGTTTTTCAACACGGAAGATGAGGACGGCGAAACATTTATTGATAGAAACCCCCACATATTTCAAAAAATAGACCCGAATAAGCCAAAGAATTACTCGCTTTATTTCATCGAGCCCCGGCGCCATGAGGTCGTTGAAAAAATAAAAGAAATAGACCCAAGAGGAGAATTGATCTCACAGAATATTGATTGGGAGGGCTTTTGGCTGCCATCAATCGAGATTAAGTTTGATAAAGAATCTGGCGCAATGGGAACCTGGAATGTAGGGGATAAAGAGTTAACTCTATATTTTAATAGTTTTATGGACGAAGAGACATATAAACAAATTTCAGGCGCTGATGATATCAGAGAAATTATGAAAGTATCAAATTATAAATCCCTTCTTCGGCGGGTTTTGGATCACGAACTAACTCACTTTATTAATTCAGTTCGCGCCGATGGGGAAGGTGATGGCACTCCAATGAGTAGGGATTATTGGAAAACCAAAAGAGGGAAAGAAATCTTTCAATACCTTAAAGATAATTATCCTAGCATTGAGTACGGCGTGTACAGGTTCGGTACCGCAGCCCTCGAAAAGCGAATAAGATATATTAATAGTACCGAAGAAATCCAGGCGAGATTGATTCCCATCTTTAAGTTGGTTCAAAATTTCGCCCACTCTTCTGAGGAGGTGGATATAGATACAGACACTGATGATTTAAACCTTATAAGAGCGGAATTAGAGAAGGGGAGCCCAAATATTAGAAATATTATCAAGCACATAAAAAATATCTATGATTTTCAACATATGGATTATTGGGAATTAACAATAAAACCTCTTCAAAAAAAGATAATTCAGCGGATTTATCAATTTACTCTACAATTAATTGAGGATACAAAATGAAGCTTCTTATGGAAAACTGGAAAAGATTCCTAAATGAATCTATGTCTGATCGCGAACGAGGGCGCCAACTTACGTCACCTTATGAGGTAATGAAAGGTCAAAAATACGTTGTTGATTTGCTGGATTTATCGGTGATACCAACCCAGCATACGAGAGACAGACAGAAAAGGCATATCAAAAAGCCTGATGAATATGGCAATAGATATGGAATCTCTAGAGATAATATCATCAACGGAGTTGATAGGGCGGCGCCTGACTTTCTTCGCGATTTCGCAAATGGAGAAATTGAAAATAATGAAAGATTCCTCATTATAGTTAGCGGCGGAAAACAAAGCAAGCTTCCAAAACTAAATATTGTGTGCTCTCTGAGAATGCAACCGGGGCCCGATATTTTGGTTGTCCATACCGTGATGAGAAAAGATAATTTTGAAACCGACAGGTTCGGCTTTAAGGGCCGGCCACAAAAAGAATATGAAGTGAGTGTATAAAATGAAAGACCTAACAAAAAAAGATATAAAAAACATAGTTAAAAATTCAAATGAAGAAATTTTAAAAGAATTTTTTTTAAATGACCAGGGGGAAGCAAATCAAGTTACCGCTGCAAGAAAAAGCAATCTTTTTAGATATGAATCATTTATTTCTGGTGCTAAGAATTTTTTCGATCAAATGATGGAAAAAGCAAAAATGGATTATCAAGAAGGAATAATTCAAAAAGCAGATTTGGATTATCTCATTGATGATCAATGTGAGAGGGCCACACAGTCAATTGAATTTTTGAAAAGTTCACTTATGGCGCTCAGAGATCAGGGAATTAAGCCAACAGAAACTGGCCCCATTTTTCCAACTAGTAGATACGAGCAATAAAATGTGGAATTCTGGTTCTGGAAAAGAGGTAGAATTTGAGAATATATTAGAAGAGGTTAGGAAACATTCAAATGATAATGGAAATGTTTTTATTGGATGTGATAGCCAAATTATTAAAGACAGGTGTGTTTTCTCCACCGTCATTTGTTTGCATGGCGCAGACAATCAAAAGGGTGGATATTATTTTTTTAAAAGAGAAAAAAGAGAAAAAAATTCATTCCCAACAATGTTGATGAGACTAACTAAGGAAGTGGAAAAGTCAATAGAAATGGGATGCAAAATCCTCGAAATAAATCCAGACGTAAATATTGAAATACATATTGACGCCAGCCCCAAAAAAGAAGAAAAAACCAGTAAATTTGCAGACATGCTTATGGGATATGCAAAGGGTGCAGGATTTAGTTGTAAAATAAAGCCCGATGCTTGGGCTTCAAATTCAATAGCGGACAAACACTCAAAATAATGAAAGAAAATATCCCAATTATTGGTGTAGAATTGCTAAATGAATATAACTCTGGTGATTTAGTTAAGTGGTGTTCTTTAAATTCTCCAACTCTTAAGATTGGGATCATATTAGAAATCTTCACGGAAAAGCTTTCGGAAAGAAAATTTCCGCTTGCAAAGATATATGTTTTCGGTGAAGATGAAATTATTGACACCTTACTTTCAAATTTGATAAAAATTTCAGATACCAAAGACTAATTATAGATTGAAAAAGGAATTTGTTTATATGAAATCAGAAGATTTTAAAAATATCCTCAGAGAATCCATTGAGAGTGGGGGAGAGTCCCTTATGGGTTGGGATGACACGACCATAACCTCTGATTCTTCTCCGGGGGAGGTCTACAATTTTGCGATGAGGGCTGGCTATCAAATGTTTTCGGAGTGGTATGACGCTATAAATAACACGCCAATTACGTCTAATAGTGATCTGTCCGCTAGCATGCGGAGGCTTTTGGCGCAATCTCTCCCTCTTTATCATCCCGCCAAATCAGGGTGGCGGCGAGGTAAAAGACTTCCTGGAAAAATAGACAAGAGAGCGGTTCAGGCAACTCACGATATTGTAAAAAGCAAATTACAAGAGCGCGAAATTATCCCGAAACATATGAGAGGGAAAAATAATAAAGAAATTGAATATTATAAGGCTCTAAATTCTATGTTTAAAGAGGCTGGGGCTGAAGTTCTTGGTCCCGGAAAACATGGGTTGGGGTTTCCAAAATTTGAAACATTTTTAAAAATAGCTGCTGATTGGGATGAGAAAGGGGTGTATACACCCAAAGATTTGGTTAAGGTGCTAAGTATTTATAGCGATATGTTTCCTAGAATGGTAAATCCAACCAAGCGAACGAGGGATCCAAAATATATGAAGGGGGATGCACCTGACGATTGGAAGCGCGCTGGCCTTCGTGGTTATCGACAATTGGTTGACGATGCTTTTAAGTCTGCCAAAGAAGGAAATAGACTCAAGGATGAGGAGTTTAAACAGATGGCTCAGGCTGGTCTTGACTTGATGGTAAAAGATAAAGAAGATTTTTTTAAATTATTGTACGTCGGGGCCAAAGGGGAGAGGACTAGACAAGAAGATTTTGTGTCCTTGGGCGCCATTGGAAATAGACTCAAGGATGAGGAGTTTAAACAGTTGGCTCAACGCGGGATTGATATGGCTACGAAAGATGCTGAAAATTATTATAAATTATTGTTCCTGGGTACCTTGGGTAATTTACAGAGACAAGTAGATACTCAAAAAGCTATGAGAGATGGATGGAAAGAATATGAGGGCAAGAAGCGGGCTCGGGCCCGGAGGATTTTGGCAATATGGGATAGGTTGAGGAGAAACGCCAAAAAGCGAAAGGCGCGGCTTCATCGCGGAAAGAAACACAATGTTGACCCAAGCCTCACTGGCGGTCTAGAAGAGGCGTCCGACAAAGACCACGACTATGTCAAGCAGGCTAATGACCTTTTCTGGAACATTGCTGACGGTGGCGATGGCGTGGGGTGGATTTTTATTAAATACATCCAAAAACTTGTGACAGACAAAATTTCAAAATATCTTGGCTATGAGTCAAAAGAAGACGAAGATGAATTTAGGAAAAAAGGCATTGGAAAAGATATCGAGCCTAAACTAACCGATGTCATAAACAAAATCAAAGTATTATTAAATAAGGACCACAATATCGATACATTTGAGGCACTCCTTGCATATGGGGCACTTGGTAAGTGGTTTAGACAACCAAAATATATGGAAGGAATTATATTAAGTCCAGATTCTTATGGTCTGTGGGTTGAGAAACTTTTTGCCGGCCTAGAAGAAAAAAATAAAATGATGTCAACAAAGCAGATTGTAGACGAAGTTAAGGGGTGGATAAATAAATCAAAGTTGTATCAATTAAAGCCACCCGTCCTTCTAAAGAAAATGCTTGAAAAAGACGAATTGCAAAATCTAAATAATTTAAATAATGCTCTTGATATTATTCCCAAATTAAAAATTCCCAGTGGTTTTATGGGAAATCATCTTAGAAAAAAGATAGAGGCCCTAATGAGTACAGAGGCCGGAAAACGACAAGAATTGAATGAAAGTTTGGATCACCAGCACCTCAAGGTGCACCTAGATTCATTTATGCCATTCATTAAAAAGAGATTAAATTATGATAAGGATCCAGAAATTAATTTTATTTCCGATCCAGAAAATGGAAAAAAGATGTTGGGAAAAACAGCACAATATGACCCCTCATCTATGGCTGTCACTGTGTTTATTGATGGGCGACACCCAAAAGATATTATGAGATCTCTTTCTCACGAATTAGTTCATCATGCTCAAAATTGTGACGGACAATTCGACAATCTCAGAGCAATGGGTGAAGGGTACGCCCAATCTGATGAGCACCTAAGGAAAATGGAAGAAGACGCTTATCTTCGTGGAAATATGATTTTTCGCGACTGGGAAGACGGATATAAACAAACAAATCGCGCTTTCGGAAATTCACTAACCGAAAGAAGAGAGAGGAAATATTATGAACTTAAAAGGAGGTTTCTATAATGGCTTATAAGTGGAGTTGGGCGTTTGGCCCTGAAACATCAACAGAATTAAATGATCTGGCCGGATGGGAGATTGTTAATACAGCCCAATTTCAACCATCGCAGGCCATCGTTCACACTTATGTAGGTGATGCGGCCGACAGGTGGGCTATGCAGGCGGATTATGTCTCCAATGGGATGTTGGCGCCATTAAGTGTGGGAGGTGGCAAAGGGTGGATTGGATTTTATTTTTATTTTAATGATCCTGCTAACGATTTTGAAGCAAGAAATATTCTTGAAATTGAGGGTCCCGTATCTGGGCCCAGAGACATATGGATTCAGGGCGCGGCCGGAAATGGTTTTACCATTTGGATTGATTCCAACCAAGTCGCGACCGCCGCCGGACTCGGTCTCCAGAAAGATACTTGGCATCACCTCGCCGTAAAGTATGATATGACAACGGGTGTGTCATCCCACTGGGGCGCCGAACTTTTTATAAATGGGGCCTCTGTGGCTTCCGGGAGTCGAACAAGTGGTAATCTACAGGAAGAGTCTGTTGCTAATTTCCGCTTCAACGGCCTGGAAGACGCTGGATTTTATACGATGCTTTCGGATATTGTTGTTTACGACGAACTTACTGATCCAAACCCCTATGGGCAGCTTGTGACGAGAACGGGGCCCACACAGGACCTTAGTGACAGTGGGTCTTGGACGCCAGCTTCGGATGGGGTGACCGATGCCCAGTCGGCGAATTTGACTGGCCAGATTGCGACGACGCCGGTAGTTGCCGAAGCAGACCCTCTGACTGGCGAATATGTGAGAGTCAATACAGATATTCTTGGGACCACTCTGGGGCTGGATTCTTTTAATACTTATGGAGTAACCGCTCACCTTTATGCCAGCGGGTCATCGGCGACAAATATAATTGCTGGAATTGGGAATAATCCTGCTGGACCCTTCACAACCGGTAGCGCTGTTGTTGATGGAATAAACGCCTATGCCTGGACGAGTAGCGGATCGGTTGGTTTAGTCTCTGGGAGTTCTTTCGTTCTCAACGCGGAGATAAGCGGTAGCTAATGACGACCAACCTCCGAAATATTTTCGGAACAGTCGTCCACGATGTTCCAGAGGGCACCACACCCATAGAGCTTAGGAAAACCTTCGGAACCGTAGTTCATGATGTTCCAGAGGGCACGACGCCTATTGAGCTTAGAAAAACTTTCGGAACCGTAGTTCATGATGTTCCAGAGGGAACGACGCCCATAGAACTTCGCAAAACTTTCGCCACGGCCGTTCACGATGCAGATGTTCCATTTCTTGTTCCAAATATAAGTGGTACAGTCGGCATAAGTGCCTCATTTGACGCCTCTTCTCAATCTTTGGACCCCGCATCATCAACATTTCATTGGTCTTGGAATTCCGTACCTGCTGGTAGTTCTTTCGGAAATTCCAGTTATCCTTTGCCAGATAATGGTGTAAATACATATTTTGATATGACAAATAATCAAGGATTGTGGCACTTTGAAGGAAACGCAGATGATTCTTCTGGAAATAGTAAAAATGGAACCACCAGCAATGTGATTCTGGCGCCTGGAAAAATCGGTGCCGAAGGATATCAAATTATAGGTTCTGGGCTCACAGCAGATACTAGCTATATTGATTTTGGATTGGCTAGTGGTTTCCTTTCGCCGGCCTCCAGTTTTTCTATGGCTATTTGGATGAAGGGTGATGGGGGGTGGACCCCAGCATTATATGATGGGGTGCTTGGATTTTCAAATTCTTTCTCTTGGACTCAAGGTGTTGGTATTTTTTGGCTAAATGCAACAACTATTCGGTCATTTGTGGGCGCCTGGAATGCTCCCGATACCGTTGAAGGAAATATCGCAGTTGTCGATGATTGGAGTCAAATAGTTATAACTTATGATGGCTCTGATTTATCCCTCTATATTAATGGGTCATTAGCCGACACCAGTACTGTGGGCGCGGCCCTTACTGGCTTATCGAACAATTTGCAAGTTGGGAGACTTGGTAACCACGGCCGCCTTGAAGCGACCTTGGATGAATTTTCAATATGGGATAGGCAACTTTCACCAGTGGAGGTTGGTAATTTATTCTTTTTACAATCAGGATCGGTAGCTTCTGATTTGTCTGGAAATGTTGGTTTGGGGGAAACATTCACATTTGTTCCAGACGCGTCTGGAACATATGAAACAAATTTAAATATGACCGAGGGCGCCTCAATTTCCGCGCCATCTTTAAGTGGGAGTGTTTACGCTTATATTTCTTCTGCAACTCCTCCCGGTCCAGGTCCGGACCCAATTATAACGGCTTCAAATCCTCAAGAAAAATTAGTAACTGCGGTTGTTGGCGAAGGATATGCTCTGAATACATATAAAATATTGTCTGTACAGAGGGCACGCAAAGTTGATCAAATTCCATTTACTTTGGGGACGAAAGGAATAAGTAGCTTGAGATTGAGAACAAATCAAGATTTTTCTGGATCAGCATAAGATTTTGAACTATTTATATTATATTACTTATTTAAAGGAGTTTTATTATGGGAAAACAAAGAAGAAGGGCTTGTAGAAGAGCTGCTCGACAAAAAAGAGAAGAATTGGCTAAAAAGGCTTTGGCGGAAAAACAAGCGCTTGCTGCAGCCAATTTGGCTGCCGAGCAGGCAGCCATTGCGAAAAAAGATAAAGAGCGACGTGCGAAACAAAGGAAGGCCGCCGAAGAGATTAGGAGGCAAGAAAAGATAAGTAAATCCTCCCCGGCTTCGCGATCTGTGGATAGAAAAACGGACTCAAAAGATGAGAAATCAACCGAGAATAAGGGAAGATTCAGAAGCAAGAAAAAAGAGGAATAATTATTATGGATTTTGGAAAAATCACAAGGAAATTTCTCCTCGGAGAATGGAAAAAAAAGGCATCCGGCCTTTCTAGGGCCAGAGCGGTAAAAGAGGCTTTAGAGAGTCTCAAGCCCAGGACCATCAAAGAGAGACAGAGAATAGAGTTGGCATTGGAAAATTTAACTCATTTGAGGAGGGGCTATAGGAAACTGGAAGAACAAAATAGGGTCCTATCGGAAGAAAATAGTCAACTTCAAGAAAAATTACAAATTCTTGAAGAAAATCGAGGGGATGAATAATGTTTTTAACTGAGGGCGGCGCAGCTGGCCATGCAGCACATCCATATGAACTCGAAGAGGTAAAAACGGGAAATGAATTAAGGAATTTATTTTTAAGGATTCCTGAATGGCTTTCGATAGAAGTTGATAAAGAATTAAAGAAAAAAATTGAAACTGGTGTTTCATTAAGTAAAAAATTAGCCACGCGCAGCTCTTTAAAATGGGACGGCTCAAATAACAGTATTAAAATTATTGACCGAAGGGGAAAATATGAGTTTGCTTTAGATCGCGGCTCAACTGGAGGGCGATTTCCCATTGATCCATTGGGGGTTACTACTGATGATTTTGATGAAAGAAGACTTAATGTGGGGCTAAGAAGCTCTACCGAGATTTTGCTCGATCAAATTATGAATCCGGCACTCGAAGCATATAAGCCAGATATGATAAAAGATTTAAAAGACTTGGGACTCATCAAAAAAAATGGAGAAGCTGATACTACAAAATTTCTAAATACTGAATATATTCAAATCGATCCCAAAACCAGAAGAGCAAATTTAATTGAATATCCCCATAGTGCTATTGTTTTTCACGGAATTAATGAATTTTATGAAAAAAAGGATAAAAGAACGGGAGAAATCACGAGGCCTGGGGCTAAACCTAGAAAAATAAAAAATTCTCACACAAATGAAATTACATTGGGAAAAGAAACTAGCAGACCAATCTCATATAATAGGACAGCATTGGATAGGTTGGTTAAAAAAATTATTCCCTTTGCAAGAAAGCAGGCATTTGAAGTATACGCTCCGGTGGCTACATATGTAGCCGGCGAGGTGAAAGAAGATTTAACGAGCGCACTCCAAAATGCTCTTGAAGAATATATCGAGGTTAATGTTTCTGATTCAGTTGTTATTAGTAAAAATATCAACGATTGGTTCGAAATAATAACCGTTGTTCCCAATTATCATTCTGAGGTTAGAATGAAAGACGGAAAAAAGAGAAGTATATATCACAGAGATCTTTATGATGATGTTATAAAAAAACAACTTCCAGTGTTGGATTTGATAGCAGCCGAACGATCTAACTGCGATTTAGATTCAAAAGAAATAACAGATTGTAAGTTGGCAATTTTTGGACCTGTTATAGTAGAAATTACAAGAATTTTGGGGGTTGTTCTCTTAAAACACCTTAAGGCAGATATTAAAAGACTGGAAAGAAATAAGAAGGGTGAATGGGAGGGGGTTGATATATCAGATGTTTTTGGAAATCTTACTAAGCAGGAAGGCATTATTGTTAATGGAATGTATAGTTCTCCATTTAAAATTACTGGTGATTTTATTCTTCAATCAAAATTTGGAGCTTTTGCGGGCCTAGAAGAAACCTTTACTGTTGCTTTTAGTGAAAAAGATAAGATTACCAAACCAATTAATGTGTGGCTATCCGAACTTGAAGATCCTCGGAATAAAATTGTTGAGATTAATGGAAAAAGCATCGCGGCGGATAGTGAATTTATATATAATTTAATTTTAAAAGAAACTCCACTACCATCTTTTATAGAAAATGTTAGTGATGTTAGACTTGCTATAGCGGGTGCCATTTGTCGTCATTTGTCCGAACAGACCAAGAAAAAATGCGAAATAAAAGAAAATCTTATAGATGAGGTTGTGCGGACTTTATTTGAAGAAAAGGAAAAGAAAAGAAAAGTAATTTTATATCCTGGCCGCTTTCAGCCAATGGGGAGACACCACTTAGAGGTGTTTCATCAATTAGAGAATAAGTGGGGAAAAGGAAATGTTTATATTATTACCTCTGATAAAGTTGTTATTCCGAAATCTCCTTTAAATTTCGAAGATAAAAAAGCAATTATGATAAAGCATGGTATACCAGAAAATCAAATATTGTTTGCAGACAGCCCATATAGATCAAAAGAATTAGATAATTATTTTGATCCCTCAAAAACAACGGCCATTTATGCTGTTGGTAAAAAAGATATGAATGAAGATCCTCGTTTTGCAAATATGGGTGGAGTAACTAAATCTGGCTCCCCTGCCTGGTTCAAAGATTACGAAGCAAATAAAAATAATTTAGAAACCTATAATAAACATGGATATATTATGGTTGCACCTCACGTTTCCATGGAAATAAGTGGCTTTGGAGAGATGTGCGGAACATCTATTCGGGCATGCCTAAAAAATATGACCCCTGAAGTCTTTGAGGGGCTTATGGGGTGGTTTGACGAGGATATCTATGAGATGGTGAGGGCAAGAATTTCAAATCCAAACAACGCGCTCTCAGAAGCAATTTTTTCATTAATTAGGGAAGTTATTGAGGAAAAGTTTGATAGTGAGGTGCAGCAGGGATATTTGTATGCCAATAATCCGGAAGCCGCAAAGAAGCTGGGATCCAAAATGACAAAAAAAGATTATGAAAATTTGCCAGAAAAAGTCAAAGAATCCGAAGAAGAACTTGAAGAATATCGCGCCATTGGCGGAGATGGCGGATCATTTAGTGGGAAACCTGGGCCACCAATTGCGAATTGTAAACAATGTTGTCAACAATGCAAATGTCCTCCCAAAAAGGATCCCACGAAAGCGTTTAGGTCAAGAAGAAAAAAGGCCGATGATGATCCTTTTGATCCAATCGAGGAAATTTCGGCAGTTGCTGGAGGTGCTGTGGCAGGAAATGCCTCAAGTCCTAGAGATAAAATTAAAGGAATAAAAATTTATACTTCCTCAGACAGAAAAAATAACTAATTATAGTATAATTTGGAGATTTTTTAAATATGATTGATAGAGATGATTTTATTAAAGAGCAGCTATTGCGAGAAAATATTCGCAAAGCTATAAATATTGTAAAGAAAAAAAATTTAAAAGAGGATAAATATATCCGAACCATAGTAAGATCTTTTTTAAAAGAAGCTCTGGATGCGCCTAGATATGAATATAATTCCCTAAATCAGTTGGGTCATCTTATGACTAGAGTTTTTGGATCTCAAAGTCCAAAAAAACAAAAGGGCAAATTTGCCTTTAAAGAGGCATTTATTGATTTAGTCTCAAGTGAGGAAGATAGAGAAATCTTCGTAGAATTTATTTTAGACTTCTCTGAAGAGACCATGGACAACATTGACGCCGGAGAAGATCTGGAAAATGTCAAGAAAGGAAGATCCAGTATCGAGAATGATGCTGAAGAAGATATAGATCTGGAAGATTCAGAAGAAGATGAAGTAGTGACAATTAAGGTTAGTGATATCCCAGGAGGGGATATGGGTGCGGATTCTGGAGAAACGGAAGAAGAAGATTTTACTCTCGGAGAAGACTCTCAAGAGCTTACCCAAGATGAAGAAAATGCAGAATTAAAAAAATATACTGAAAAAGCATATGAAAGTGGCGGCATCGCCACTGCATTGATAGAATTTTATACAAATTTTCCAGATAATATTATCAAAGATGAGGTAGTCTTAGATACAAGAGAAAATATATTTTTACCAGAATCGGAGAAACAATATAAGGTATTTCCGGCAAATTCTTTAACGGAGAGGGATTTATTTAAAATTTTTTATAAAGTAAATGTCCTATCATGGGCTGGAAGATATAATAATGATTATTTTAATGACAACCCAATTACACAAGTTTCAGTAGCCTCTCCTGGGGATATTGATATAGATTCTGATATTGAGGGAGAATTTCCAGATGAAGAACTTGGTTTATAAAAAAATTACAATTTTTTCCTTGACAAGATTCTAAAATACTGTTATATTAATAATACTAAACACTCTAAACACTCTAAACACTCTAAACACTCTAAACACTCTAAACACTCTAA